GGCCGAACTTTACGCGGCTGACGCTGAGCTGTTCCAGCGCGATTTCGATTGGGACGGCCTCGCTCCGTGGGAGCGGTACGCCTGACGGGTTCTCTGGTCACCGGTCGGCGGATTCCGTCGCCCGGTGGCTGGGGTATCCGGCAGTACTGTGTCCGCTGTGAGGAGAAAGATTGATCATGAGTCACGGCATCACCTGGGACCAGGTTCGGGCTGTCAAGGCCGCGGATCTGGTGGTTGGCGACACGATCGTTACTCCCGGAATGGGCACCATGTACCACGTCAGCCCTGATGGGACGGTGCGGCCCTTCGGACTGTCCTTTGAATTGGACGGCATCGCCTGGGTCATCACCAGAATCGAAAACGGCAAGATCACCACGATAAGCCACACTGGCAAGGAAGCTACCGAGCCCCTGCCGTCCAATCCCAGCAAGCGTGTTCTCATCAAAGCCCGGGACTGACGGATTCTCTAGTCGCCGAGTGATTCCGACCGCTCGGCGGCCGGGGAATCCGCCAGAATCCGATCTACTGAGGGAGGTATCCATGAAGGTAATCCTGCTCGACGCCACCAGCTACGACGGCACCGAGCGCATCCGGGAGCGTCACATCGTCCACCCGTACCACTCTCTCATGGACGGCAAGCTCTACGTCGACGGTCGCAAGGTCAATTCCTGGCAGCTGTGCGGCGGCGGCGAAACCGACGTCAAGCGCCGTCTCTGGAACTACACGAACGACCTCGAGGCCGACGGCTACACCGTCAGCGTCCGCACCGTCTACAGCTCACCGCGATAATTCTGATCGCGGATCTAGCGGTTACCGTTCCGGAATTCCGATTGGCGATCGCCGGATCAATCCGATTCCATCATCGTAGGACTATGGCGGCCGACCCGGTCGCCGCTTTTCTATGTCCAGACGTTGTGTGCCAACTTGATTCCCGATTAAATACCTGGCATAATCCAATCACCCACCACACGGCGAAGGCTGGAGCACGACATGGCTGACGATGTACAGATTCTGATTCGGAAGCTGAAGGAGCAGGGATTCACGGTCGCTCAGGCCAAGAACTCCCATTACAAAGTCTACAAGGACGGCCGACTCGTGGGGACGCTACCGGCGACACCGGGAGACTGGAGATCACTCCGTAATTCGATAGCGGTCCTGAGGCGTAACGGTTTCGTTTACAAGGGTCGGTAACCAATCCCCTCCCCGGCCTCGGGGAGGGTTATTTGCATGACAGCACGGCATCCGGTAGCGCACAATGGGCAGAGGGAGGGCATATGGACTGGGCAGTGTGTATCGATTGGGATGGGCCGCTGACGGACGATATCGCCGATCGGCTGGTTGCTGCTCTGCATAGGCAGAGCGCGGCGGTCGGCACGACGCCGGACGGTCTGGCCACGGTACAGATGACTCTCGCCGCCGAGGATGCCGCCATGGCGGCCATTGAGGGGCGCCGTACTCTGTGGGAGGCTCTGCAGGCCGCGCCGTGGATTCACCGTATCGCGGTGATGCCGTTCACCGAGTTTGAGCGCGCTGGGATGATCGGACCTGGGATGACGACATGATCCGCGGTGTACATGGGGGCCCTTCAATAGGGCCCTTTTTCTTTACCCTCTTGTTGTGCGCAGTCTTGCATCGGCACACAATGCGTGCTAATCTAAGGGCACCACCAAGACCAAGGGAGGCCCTAAATGAGCGAGTTCGCTCACGATTCGTACCCGGTCCGCCTTCAGGCGGCACTTGACATCATCACCACCAGCGAGGAGACCCTGAAAGGGCTCCAGGAGCAGCAGGCACAGACCAGCGACCCGATTCAGCGCGAAGTGCTGACTTACCGCATTCTCGCCCTGATCCATCACATCGAGTCCTGGCGCCGGTATGTCGACGACGGTTGCCCGCTCGAGCCTCGCGCCCAGATCTCCGTCTCTCACTACCCCAGCTGATCAAGCGGCCAAAGGAGGATCACATGGAGACCACGACGCTGGTGATGAACTGCAAGCTCTGCGACGAGTGCATCATCCGGGAATGGACGGACACGCTCCGGGATGGCGGATACACGGAGGAGGAGCTTAACCGGCTCGCCAAGGCCCTTTTTGAGGCCACGCAGAAGGAGTTCCGCAAGATCCTTCCTGAGGGCTGCTGGTGGCATCCGCGGGCGTCTGAGATCCTCGGTCCGAAGGACTTGCGCAAGAAGTTGCAGGACAGTTGGGAGGACCTGCTTACCGAGGCGCTCGACGCGGTGACGGCCCAGATGGCACAGATCGAGGACGAGGTCCTGACCGGGTCCGAGTGATCTTGGCCGGGCGCGGGCCCCGGAAATCCGGTCCGCACCCGGTCATGGCCACTCGGCCAAATCCACCACACCGACGAATGAAGTCTGGAGGTGAACGTTGACCTTCCGCGAGATCACGCTCGCCGCCGCACTGGGCGTCTATGCGCTCGGGGTCGTCATCGTCGCCCCGGTGTTCCGGGTGTCCCAGGAGGAGGCTGAATCGGCGGCCCGCCGGGCGTCCATCGTCATGCCGCTTTGGGCTGAGCCGCTATTGCCTGCCCTCGCCGAGATGGCACGGATCGCCTACCCGCTGGTCCACGGTCTGCTGTGGCCGGTGCTGCTCGTGCGGGACGCCGTGCACTGGCTGGCCTCCCGGATCAGAAGGGGCTCGTGAGCGCCGCCTGCCGGATCGCCGGAGCACTGACCCGAAATCTTGGCCGCAAGCCCCGGTCTTTTGAATGACCCAGCATACAGAAGGCCCCCCGCCGGACGAGCGGGGGGCCTTCCTGTATGCATTGCATACACCACCACACACCGACGAAGGAGTGGAGCACTCTGTGTCGTCGATGTACCAACTACGCTACCAGAGCTGGGAAGCCAGAGCCAGCGTTAGGATGTGCCGTCGTCGATCACCTCGGCCTCGACCGGTTCGCCTAGGCCAAGCTCAGAGATGAGCTGGTCGGAAGGTACCGGCTGCGGTAGAGCGCGAGCCTGCTCGCTGGCATCGCGGCCGAACAGCCGGGCGATGAGACCGGCCCCGCCTTCGGCCCGGGCGCTCGCCTTAACACTCAGGCTGAACGTCTGGCTGTCATGATCTCGTCGACGCTCCAGCATGCGATGCAAAAGATCAATTTCCTTGCTCAGATTGGGATCGGCATATCCTCCCTCTGCCTCTTCCACAAGGCGCATGAATGCAACTCTCTGGAACTGCATGCTGATGAGCGCATCCTCGGCCGCGGTGTATTGGTCCCGCGTCTTAAGCATGATCGGGATGTCGTAGGCGCAAGAATGTCCAGGACGATATGCTCGGCACTTTGAAGCCAAATAGCAAGTATCGCATTGACGGGTCGAACGCTCCGAAATACCGACCAAAGGCTCCTGCTTTTCAACCTTCTCGCCGTCTTTGCCCAGCTCAGAGCGGGTGACCATGGACAGCGTTAGTCCGGGGAGGAGCATTCTCTCGCCGTCGTCTTCGTCGGCCGGAGTTGGGATGTTTTTCCGCGCCTCCTCGCGCTGCATCTCAACTTCCATGTTGGTGTTTTCCGCGTTTCCGCCGGGTGCCTGATCTGGTATCATAGTAACTGCGTGCTTTGTAGGTCGATTATTGAGGTGATCAACAAACCGCTGCCACGACCAGACAGCCACCTTGAGTGATTCGGTAACGTCACCGTATTCGTAGGCCTCGACATCGAATCCCTGGCTAGCCAGGTAGGTACGGTGGCGTTTGCGCCCCTGCTCCCTGTAGTTCTTTGGGTAGCGCTTCAGCTCATGGCCGGTCCAGATCTGGCTGTCGCCGTACTGGGCGACGCTCAGCCAGCTCGTGGAGGCGACGCTGTCCCATGCGATCGACTCCATCAGGCTGATCTTGGTCATGGCGACGCCGTGGAGCTTCACACCATGCCGGGCGAGGCGGTTGAGCATTCCGGCGATGTCCCGGCCGCCCGCGGAGGTCTGGGGGACGCCGACGCGGCCGTAGCGTTCCGCCAGGCGTTCCAGTTCGGCCAGGCCCTGCTCCACGTGCCAAATCGGAAGGAACTTCTCGCCCGGCAGCGAATCGTAGAAATCCGATCGCTGCCGGGCGATCCAATCCGATCCCATAGCCAGGGCGTCCAGCTCGGTCACCAGCTCGACCGCATCGAGGTTGGTCTCGACGAAATTCCGATAGCGAATAGCCAGGTCCTCAATGTCGGCCGCGCTGTACTTATCCGGCTTGGTGTTGAGGGTGTATCCGCCGGAATCCAGCAGCACGTGCTGCCAGGGCGGGAACTTCTCGCTGATCCGCCAGGGCCTCTTGAGCTTGGTCCGGCGGAGGAGACCGACGAACGAAATCCCCAGGTGGGTCACCTGCAGATCTGCCAGCAGGGTTCGCCACCCGGGGATTTCCGCGCCGCCGAAGTACAGCTTGAGCATCACGGAGATCCCGGTTCTTTGTTCGACTTGGCCCCGTAGGTGAAGTTCGACCACCGGCCGGTGTTGGCGTGCAGCCGGGCCGGGCTGACCACGGGGTTGCCCTTGATGAGCGCCTGGGGGTGCGCGATCGGCGGGGTGTTGCCGTAGGCGGGGTGAGGGGTGAAGGGGTTGGCGGGCTGGGCGGCCGCCTTGCCTGCCGCCGTGGCGATAGGGTTTGCCGGGCCCTGCCCGCCGGGCGGCTGGGCGGCGACCTTGATGCTGTTGGCCAGAAACTGCTGCGGGTTGAGGCGGGGTGGGAGCACTCCCTGCTTGACGGAGAACGGCGAGCCCGCCTGCGGGGCGCCGTAGTAGGTGCCCGGCTTTGCCTCCAGCCGGACGTTCGGCGAGAGCCCGGCCAGCGGCGCGGCGAGCGGCGGCTGGCCGCCGTAGGCGGGGTGCGGCTTGAAGGGGTTGGCGGGCTGGGCGGCCGCCTTGCCTGCCGCCGTGGCGATAGGGTTTGCCGGGCCCTGCCCGCCGGGCGGCTGGGCCGCGGCCTGCTGCCGGGCGATGGGGTTTGCCGGGCCCTGCCCGCCGGGCGGCTGGGCCGCGGCCTGCTGCCGGGCGATGGGGTTTGCCGGGCCCTGCCCGCCGGACGGCTGGGCGGCGTTGGGCGCCCCTCCCCCGCCGCCGGGCTGAGGCTGGGCCGCGGCCTGCTGCCGGGCGGGCGGGTAGACCTGCGCCCACTGGCGGCCGAGCGGGATGTTCGGCATGGCGATCACGCCCCACTTAGCCGCGGCCGGGTTGTTGGCCTGGCCCGGGGGCGGCTTCTGCGTCAGGATGAACGGCCGGGGCTGCGCGGTCGGTGCGTTGGGGTTGGGCGGCCGGAAGACCGGCGCCGGGCCCTGACCCTGCGGACCCTGGCCCTGGGGGCCCTGCTGAGCCTTGGCAGCTCTGAGGTCACGGTTGGCCTTCTCGTGCCACCGGCGGATGATCGGCTGGTTCTTGAGCAGCCCGGCCGCCTCCTCGGCTCGCTCACGGCGGTTCTTCAGCATTTCGCTGAAGTACGACCAGTTGATCAAATCTCCTCCTGTATACGGCGGTCGGCCGCCCGGAGGGCACGCACGCGGTCCAGCTCGCGCACCATCTCATCCCACGGGGTAACGGGGGCCTCATAGTCCGGTGCGTACTCGGGGCGGGCATAGGCTGGTTGGACAAAGTGCAGGACTGGCACACCGATCCGGAAAAGCGTGGCGGCGACGCCGGGGTCGGGATCGACCACCAGACGGAGGTTCTCGCGGAAGCCGCGGATGCGCTCGACCTGACGCAGGCGGCAAATCGCAGGGTCGACCGGATCCTCTGGTCGGCGAGTGACGGTGTACTGGTGTGCGGCAAAGCCGTGCAGTTCGAGCCAGGTCTCATCCCCGGGTTGCTCGACGATCACGGCGAGCCGGTAGACGTAGCTGAGCGCGTTGTACAGATCAACGCCGTCGAGGATGGGGTTGGAGGTTGACGGGTCGCGCAGCACCCCATCCACGGTGATGAGTGCGAGTCCTCTCATTGGATCCCCCGGTTGGCCCAAAGCAGGGCTCTAATCCGCGCCTGCTCCACTGATGCGATTCGCTGGCCATACAAGGCGGCCTCGGTGGCCTCCTGGCCCGACCGGGCGACCTTGGCGATCTCGGCGAGCGCGAGGCCAAGGCCGTTGTCCTTGAAGGCTTGCCAGCGGAAGTTGTTCCAGTCGCCGTATCCGGCGCCGCCGGGGCCGAAGGCGGCCTTGCGTCCGGTGTGGATGTCATCCCACAGGGCCAGGGCCTGGGCGGCGGCAAGACGCATCTGGGTCAGGGCGTTGATCTGCCGAGGCCCGGTCAGGGTGGCGGCCTCATGCCGGGCGGCGTTGTAGCGATCGATGATCTGCCGGGCAAGCTGGGCTTCAGCGTCGATTCGCTGCCACCACTCGGCCGGGTAGAGGGTGCGGGGATTGGCCGGGAGTTTAGGCGGCCGGACGACCCAGCTGTTGTCGATGATGTCGTAGGCGGCGTACGGGTTGATGGCGCGCACGTCACCCGGGTCGGCGCCGACGCCGGGATTCCAAAAGTAGGTGACCTCGTAAACCTTGCGGCCGATGGTCGTGGCCGCGGTGGCGGGCCAAAGGTGTTGCCGAAGATCGGCGTTGATATAGTCGGCTAGTTCTACATCCGACAGCCCAGCCATCGTGGGGTTAGTGCGGCGAAAGTCGACAGGGTCGATGCCGACCATGACATCCAAGTCGCCGTTGCCGCGGTCGGCCGCCCACTGGTAGCTGATGCCGGACCCGGCGAGCCAAAGACGGCTCCAGGACCGGGCCTCCCGGTACCTGGAGTCCATGTAGTTGTAGAAAAGGTCGCGGATTAGCTGGCCAACTTCCGGCTTGAGCACGTCCCCATTGAAAAGGTTGGGGTCCAGGCCCGAATCCGGCGTGGAGAAATACCCGCTATGCCCGGGGCCGATGTGGATTTCTGGGGCGGCCTGGGCTGCGCGGTTGAGAAAGCTGAGCACGGATTCGTAGGCCATATTTCAATTTTACGTTCATAGGCTTTTCTGCTTAGAATGACAGATCCCCCGGGAAGCGTTCCCGGGGGATCACGGCGCGGGTTGGGGTTACTTGATTCCGCCGTCCTGCTTGAGCTTGTTCAAAATGGCGGCGTTGGTGGCCTGGGCCTGCATCTGGCGGGCCATGGCGATCTGCTTGTGCAGTGTCGCGGCACTGGCTTTCTCGGCGATGACGTCCACGATCACCGAAAAGCACCCGGCGACGAACTCATCCGGGTGGGCGACCTTATCGACCTGGATCCCATTGAGGCGCCTAGGGTCGTTGTCGGCGACCCACTGGCCGTCGTAGTCCTGGTAGATGACGATGGCAGTGCGAACCGGAATCTCAGGGAGCGCGTCGTCGTCGTTCTTGTCCCCGTTTTCGGGGGTGTTCTGGCCGACAATGGGGACCGCGCCGGAGGTGTTCACTTGGCGTTCTCCTTGCTGGGCTCCGTGGGGTTGTGGTCAAGGTCGGGAAGCGGCTTGGCCAGCTCGCGGGCGGCGGCCACCAGCTCCTTTGCCTTGGCAGTGACAGGAGGGAGGGTGTGGACCAGCAGGTAGCGCCCCAGGTTCTGAAGAGCGGCGGCGTAGCCGCGCTGGTAGGCGGCCTCCGTGTCGGCCTTGGCCGAGGGCGTCAGCCGCGCCTGCTCCAGGGACAGGCGCAACTGGTCACGCTCCTGCGCCAGCTCGCGGACCTTGGCCATCGCCGCGTCAAGGCCTTCCTCCAGCTTCCGCTTCTCGTTGAGAACCAGCCCATGCACATGGTCGAACTGAGCCTCAAGACGCTTGTACTTGGCCAGAGACACAAAGCGGATGCGGTCCGAAAGCGTCGGGCGGTACCCGAACTCCGGAGCGTTCTCCTTCTGGTTCTCTTCGTCGGTAGTGTGGTGGTCAGACATGATTCTCCTAATAGTTGATCAATCGACGTAGTGATAATCTCCGCGCTTTGCCCGCATTCTCTGCATGGCGATCGAGAAGTACGGGCAAAACTCGCACAGATACCGGTTCGAGGTGGGCTTGGGCAGGCCGAGTTCCTTACGCTCGGCGTGGGTATTGGGGACCAGGCGCATCTTGTCGGACTTGAAGTCCTCACAATTCCTGGTCCTATTGCGCCGCTTCCAGCACGCGAAGGCGTCTTCCTTGAAGGTGGCCTTGATAGTGTAGAACTCATCCCCAAGGCCCATGCCGACGCGCTCCTTGATCTTCTCGACGATCTTTTCGCGCTTGTGCGTGTCCCGCCAGTGCCGCTCTTCGACATCGAAGAGCTTCAGCCCCTCATGCGGGAAACCCTCGGCGTACTCGTGCCGGGAGGCGACGATGTCGAGGAGCGTGTCGTCCTTCAGCGGGCCCTGAAAGTCGGGGATCTCCTCAATGCTCTTGCACGTCCGGCAGACGACGAGGCGGATCTTGGTCTCGTTGCTCATGCTCCGATTACTTGGTTGGAACGGTCCAAAGCAGGGGCCAGGTGATCGGGCCGACGGCGCCGTCCGCGGTGACCTTCGCCTTGGTCTGGAAGGACTTGACGGCGGCGGTGGTCTTCGGGCCGTAGATGCCGTCGACGGCGATCTTGTAGCCGTGCTTGACCAGCTGGGCCTGGATCTGCTTGACCGCGGGGTGACGGCTGTTGCGGGTGGAGGAGAACCAGTCGCCCGCGGCCAGCGGGTAGGCAGGCGAGCCGGTCGAGGTGGTCTTCGTGGTGGTGGTCTTCGTGGCCGGGGCCTCCCACAGCCTGGCCCAGGTGACCGGCCCCACGGCACCGTCGACGGCGACCTTGGCCTTTGCCTGGAAGGCCTTGACCGCCTCGGTGGTCTTCGGGCCGTAGATACCATCCACGGTGATCTTGTGACCATGCTTGACCAGCCGGTCCTGGATCTGCCGGACCGCAGGATGGGTAGCGTTACGGGTCTGGGAGAACCAGTCGCCCGCGGCCAGCGGGTAGGCAGGCGAGCCGGTCGAGGTGGTGGGCTGCTTGACGCTCACCGTGGAGTAGGCCGGGTAGCCGTAACCGACCACGCAGTCGCGGTAGCGGTAGCGCTTGGCGACCTGGTCGGATGTGTTGCCCTCGATGGTGACGATGCGGCCGAGGCTATCGGTGCCGATGACCACGCCGACGTGGTCAATCTTGTTGATGTCCTTCGAGCCACCCCAGTCGAAGAACACGAGCGCACCCTTAGTGGGCGTGTTGCCCCACCGGCCGTTGCGGGCGAACCAGCGCGCATGGTCGGGCGTGTAAGCATATTCGCCGACGATCTTCAGACCTTCCTCGCCCCCGGCCTGATAGGCGCACCAGCCGAGGAACATATCGCACCAGGCCGCGATCGCATAGATGCCACTAAGACCGCGCCGCTTGTCCCACCACTCGCCATACTTGGTCCACGGCTTGGTGTAATTCGTAGACTTGGGGGACTGCTCCTTATAGCCGATCTCCCCCATGACCACATCAAGAAATGCGTCAACGGTGAGGCTCATCAGTAGGCCTCCCCGTTGTCAAACTCGGGCAGCTCGAAAACCTCGCCCTCCTGCGGCCCGTCCTCGGGGCGGACCGGAGCGCAGCCGGAAACGTTCTCGGGGATGAAGTCGCTCATCGGATCATCACCTGGATACACGCATCGGGGGAAACGTGGCCGGGATAGACGTTGGAGGGGGAGGTGACGAAACCACCGCGGTTGGGGGTGGGCTTTCTGATCGCCCCATCCGTCATCCCCTCACGAAGTTCGGCGTTCACGCTCCGGGGGGTCGGGTAGGCCATGCTTACTTGCCCTTCTTCCTACCGTTCTTGGAGGTCTTGACCTTGGGGACGCGCATAAGCGGCGGTGCGGCGCCATCGTTAACAGAAACGGTGACCTTGACGTTGTCACCCATTCCGGAGCGTCGGCGGTCGGTGACCTTTAACGGCTTATTCTTCCCCACGGTGGCTCCTCGTGGCGAATCTCTTCAATACATTCCAGCTTAATCACCAGGCGCTGAAACCTGGTACCGTCGTAGCTGTGAAGCCGGGTCGCGCACTTAGTGCATCGGCTTTAGGTCCGGGATAAACCTCATCCACCTTCAGCACTTCATAAATCGTCAGCTCCCGGCGTGCGTAACCGAACCGGGGCGCCACCCTCCCGATGTTCGGGATGGGCGGGCGGATCGCGCTGATCTGCTCGGCGGTGGCGTTCATCAGCGCGCCGATTCGATCGGTGACGATGTTCTCCGGGAGAGATGCCCACGGCCCAGCGGGCATGGTGTTTCCTCCTTAAGGCGGTCCGCCGTATTGCGGTATCACATCCACGTGGGCAGGTAGCGGCGCATGCGGGCGGGGAATGATGGGTCGGTTTCACGCCGCAGTTCTGGGTCGACCACGCCGTATTGGGAGGCGATCCGGCCTAGTTCCTCGGGGGTGGCGATGGCGTACTTGCCGCCGTGGGCGAGGCGTTCGACCGGGGAGCCTTTGGCGGTCCAGCGCTTGCCGCGGGCCTGGTGCTCAAGCCCGGTCATCGGGCCAAACTCCTTGGGCCAGACGTAGTCACCCGCTGGCAGTTTCGTGAATTTGTGAACGCCGCGCTGGTAGGAACGGTCCGAAAGCTTCTCCTGGATGGCGGCCAGTACTCGGTCCTCACGCCGGGTGTTGATGGTACCGAGGTAACCATCCGGGTACTGGGCCGAGGGGACCTGATCAATGACGGGGAGGTAGCCGGATCGCTTTGCGTCGAGCAGGTCGCGGTATCCGGTCCCTACGCCTCCCCCGCCGCCGCTTTGCACCGGTGCACCGGGCTGGGAGACCGGGGGAACGTAGCTCCAGCTCAGGTACTGCTGAGCCACCGCTTACCTACCTCAGCTGGCCCGGGTAGCGAGGGTCGTCAACCGGGTAGGGCTGGGCAGGCTGGACAGCCTGGGCAGGCAGGTGGCTACGGGCACCCGCCTGGAAATTGGCCAGCCTGCCCACGACCCCGACCGCGTGGGCGGCGACGGCGGCACGGGCGAGTGTGGAGATGATGGCCGGGATGGGCATCACTGCATCACCTGGCCATACTTGCGCTTGTCCCAGAAGTCACGCAGCCCGGTCCTGGGCGGCAGCAGGCGCACATTGCGACCGGTCTTACTCGCCTCAGGAACGTTGGGGTAGACGATCCGGGCCTGGATCGCTCCCTTGTGGCCGAGTCGCTCCGGAATCGGCTTGCGGTAGCTGGCGAATGCGGCCTCGACCATGGAGGCGCCGCTGTGGCGGGTGATCTCCTCGCCTCGCAGAGGGTTACCGGAGATGTTGCGCCAGTCCCGCGCAACCGAGGTCCCCATGATCGGGTGGGTGGTGATGGTCTTGTCAGCCATCGATGGCTCCTCACAGTGTGGACAACCAGGTGCGGCGGCGGTAGGTCTCCTCACTCGACCCGTTCTGGCTGGGGAGGATCTGACCGGATGGCAGCAGTCGCTGGGCGTCCGACTGGGAGAAGCCAAGTGTGCTGCTGACGACGGGTTCCAGAACCGACACCGGGCGATACCCGGCTCGGCCAGCACCCTGCTGCCGGGTATAGAAGGCCAAAGTGTACCGGAGCGCGGAGTCGGCGAATTCGGTCTGCCGACCGTCCATCATTCCGCTCTCCTCCTCATCGCAAGGTTTAGCATGATATGTTTGCCGCCCGTGCCGGTGCTGGTGTCTTCGTCAGTCCGTTAGGACCTTGAAGACGATTGCGGTGACCTCACCCTCGGGCATTTCCACCGTGGTGAATCCGGCACGGAAGGAAAGGCTGATCGCGCGGGACGCGACAAAACTCTGGGCGATTGCCAGGGCCTTGACGGCCTGGTTCACCGCTCCCGCCCCAATCGCCCGCAGGCTCACATCCTTCTTGTCATAGATCGCGTGAGAGATGGCCGCAGCCAGCGCGGATGCACTGGAGGAGGCCTTCACGCGCAGGGTGACCGAGTTGCCGGTGGCGTGCGACGCCGAGTTTTCGCTCATATGTTGGCTCCACTGGGAAAAACAAGTTAAGGTACTGAGATTTACTCATTTCAAGCGTAGGAGCATCGGCGTCTTTTCTAGTAATATGAAAGACCTGCCCTAGTTCGGCGGCAGGCCTTCTAGTTGGGATTTCTATTCGTCTTTTCTGAGAACCGCGTCCTTGACGAGTTCGCGCCAGTCGGCCAGCCGCATCAGCACCGGCCAGTAAAGGGTGCGGAATTTCTCCTGGCCGTTGGGCATGACGACCAGCATGGGGTAGTTGGGGCCAGTGTGCTTGGCGGCCTTCTTGACCCAGGCGCGCAGGTCCATCCGGTTGCGGGTGGTGACCTCTACCGGGCAACGGCCATCGTCGTGGTGGGGACAGATCACCTTGTCGTCGTGGTAGGCCTGGCGCTGGATGGTGGTACCCAGGCATTCGATCAAGTACTTGCCAACGAGGAAGGCAAGGCCGAACACGCGGTACAGGTGGATGGCGTACATCGCCACCAGCCAGTCATCAATACTGGCCTCACCCTGTCCATTGATGCGGAAGACCACGTAGGGGATCTCATCCTCTCCCGCGTTTACCGCGGCCTGCCGCAGCCAGGCGCCGAGATTGACGCGGGACTGGGCCTTGACCTCGCCCGCGAATCCTGGGGTGTTGAGGATGTCCTGCCCGGAGCGCCCGGCGCCTGCGGTGTCGGCGAAGGGCCAGATCTCCCGCAAGTACTCGGCCACCAGCTTCTGGGTGCGCATGCCGCGCCGCTTACGGGAGATGCTCACCGGCGGCGCTCCTCCCACTCCTTGTAGCGGAGCATGAGCATGTCGGCGCAAGCGCGCAACCAGGTGATGTCCTTATCGTTGCGGATCTCCCAGGAGATCAGCCCGGCGGGGAGGATGGTCTCCCCGGGCGCGGGGGTGATGCCGGGGCGGATGATATGGACGATCTGGCCGCCGAGCTTCTCGCGGATGGCGCGGGCCTCGGCCAGGCTGCGCACGTCGGAGAAGACGACGTTGGCGTCGTCGGGCACCTTGGCCAGGGCGGCCAGGATCCACGCCCTAGGGTGCAGGTGGCGGCGGATGGCCTCCCCCAGGACGATCATCAGCTGCCGCAGCTCGGGGTAGCGGTCCTTGGCCTGCTCCCAGCCGATCTCGCCGATCACCTCGGCGAGGTAGACCGGGCCGTCGGCGGTGACGCGCAGCGGGGGGTTGAAGTCGAGCAGGACATCGCGTAAGGCGTCGGCGAAGGCGATCTTGACGAACCCGTAGTTCTCCACGAGCGCGTCGGCGAACGTGTCCTTCCCGGCGCGGGCGTAGCCGTGGAGTCCGAGGACGATCACCGAAGGTCCTCCGGCTCGGCGATGTCCTGGAAGGTCGCGGGGGCAAAGCGCTTCAGCTCCCGCAGGAACAGCGCGGCCAGCTTGCGGATCTCCTGGTTGGCCGCCGGGTCCAGGCGGCGCTTGAGCACGTACCGCCAGTTGGCGAGGTTGGAGGAGATGACCAGGTCCGTGGCGGTGGCCATCGGGAGGAACTGGGCGGCGGCCTCGCGGGCGGCCTTGCGCGGCAAGCCGCGCTTGGTCAGGCGCTCGTAGGCCTGGGTGTACTTCTCCAGCGCGATCGCCCACAGCTCATCGAGCGACTCGACCAGGTCGGCATCCCCTGCCAGGGTGGGGTGGACGGCGTAGTGGCGGGGCGGGCAGTAGCGCAGGCTCTCCACGCTGAAGCTGCCGTGCCGGTGGCGGGTCAGCTCGCCCAGCAGGTGCCGGGAGACCCCCTCGACGAGGAAGGTCGCGCTGGCGTGCTCCAAGACCGAGAAATGCTGCTGGCGGATGATGTTGGCCAGGTAGTCGGTGGTGAGCCGGGTGGCGGGGTTGGGCTTGTGGAACGAGCGGTAGCAGATCCGCCCGGCGTACTCGGCGAGCAGGTCGGCGTCGGTGACGGTGAGGTCCTCCGGCTCGAGCGCCCGGAGGACGTGACTGTCTACCGCGGTGTAGCCGATGAGGGTGACCTTCACAGGTTCTCCTTCGTCTGGTGTGGTGGTGTGGTGGGTTACGCGGTCCAGCGGTAGCTGCGGTCGACACGGTCGGCCGCCTCGGAGCGCCGGGTCAGCTCCCGGCTGCAGAAGGCCGCAAGGCGTTCAGTGCTGGCTTGGCTGGTCTCGGCGCGGATCCGGTTCGCTTTGGCGTTAACCAGCTCCTGCTTGGCGGCCTTGACGTCCGGGTTGCTGTCGGCAAGCGCCTTCGCTTCGGTCACGGACTTGGTGACCCGCTCGGCAAGCGCGTCCGCGCGAAGCAGCTCATACTTCGCCTCGGCGAACAGCTCGTCAACCTTCGCGCGGGCGAGCTGCCCGGCGAAGTACACGCTCCACTCCGTCAGCTCCCGGAAGAGCATCATCAGCTGCCGGTCGTCCAGCTCCGTGATGTCCTCCGGCAGCCGGGGCGGCCGGTCGCCGGGGCGTTCCGGCACGAACAACTCGGCGAGTTCGCGGTCGCGCTTCTCCTCCAGCCGCTGCAAGGCGGCGGCGGTGGCCGGGTTCCGTACGATCCTCCGCATCGTCCTTCCAGCACTCACTGGCCCACATGCAGGTAGCGCACGGGCGGGTGGTCGGGTTGGTGTGGGCACGCTCAGGGATGGGCCCGCCGTGATCAAGCGCGTCGCGGATTTCGGCTGCCTTCTTCAGCAGAGGCCGCAGGACGCGATCGGACAGGCGGACCTCAAAGGATCGGGTTCTCTGGTTGAGCTTGAATTCGTACAGGTAGGTGACGGTGTCGACGTGAAGCCCTCGCTGGCGGGCGAGCCAGTGATAGATGCAGCCCTGCTTGACGTGGGATTTCAGCGGGCGGCTCAGGCTGGCCCACAGCCCGTCAAGGTCGACGAGGGTCTTACCCGCGGTTTTGTAGGTGTGCTGGCGCAGCAGGTCGGGGTCGTCCAGGCGGACGGTGCCCTTGCCGATCGTCTTGATCTCAACCAGCGTGCGACGCCCGGGCAAGTATCCATCGGCCGAGCCGCTGATGGGCAGGTCATCGGCCCACAGCGGGACCTCTGCGTACTTGATGGCGCGTGAGCCACAGCGGGCGCACGCCTCGGGGCGGGGGGTGATGGCCTTGTGCAGGTGGTCGCAGTGCAGACACCGCCACCTGCCCCACAGCTCCCCCATCTCATCCAGCCAGCGCTGCCACTTGGTGTGGGCGTGGTCGCCCTCCTTGAAGATCAGCAGAGTGTCAACGCTGTGCTGCTCGGCGGGGATGATCAGCCCGGCGCGGGCGTCGCGGATGCGGTAGAAGGTCTGGCGGGGGCACCAGTCATTCTTGGCCATCTCACTGGGGTGGATGACATCCTGGCGCCGGTCGCTGGGTTCACCCGCTTTGCGCAGTACGTGGGTGTGGATGTCGGCCAGCAGCCCGCCGTCCTTGCGTGCCTTGATCAAACTGGCCAGCTGGCCTGATGGCTTTACCACTCGTCGTCCTCGTAGTCTTCTTCGTCGTAGTCGCCGAAGAACGCTACCTGTACCTGGTCCAGCTCCTCTTCGTCGTATTCCTCTTCGTCGGCCAACAGGAGCAGGTCATCCGAGCCGTCGTCGGGGTTGACGGGAGTGGGTGGATGCCAGGCGATTTCCAGATAGGGGTTCTGCCGACGGGCAATACGTATGGCCTTTCGGTCGTGCGGGAGCATTCCACCCCAGACCCCCCAGGCCTCGTTGTTGATGATCGAGAACTCCAGGCACTGCTGGCGCATCGGGCAGACGCGGCCGTCGTAGTCGCCGTTGCAGATGGCCAGGCAGTCCTCGAACTGGTCCTCGTCGAACCAGGGGTCGTTCTCCCTTGTGGGGCGGAAACGCAGACACTTCGCCGCCTTGGCCGGGTTACCTCCTGCTGTCCAGTCGGGGGCGGGGATTCGCGGCTTGAGAACCACTACCCCGCCGCCTCCTCAGCTGCTGCTTTCAGTTCCAGGTAGTCCTCTTCACGCATCAGCACGTAGTCCTGGCCGCCGAGCCGGATGCCAAAGCGCATGGACCTTCCACCGTCCAGCAGGGCGTTACGGTGGGCCCGTTCCAGCTCGTCAGCCTTGAGGGTGTAGGTGCGGTTGGCGGTCTTCATCTCCCAGGACTCGGTCGGGGTTCTGACGTCGTTTTTGCGCCAGTCCCCGGCGCCGCTCGCGGCGTTACGGGTGCCTCCGTAGACGCGGGCGGCGCGTTCTTCCTGTCGGCGAGATGCCTTGTGCTGCCAGGCCATCAGCCATCCTTTCCCCGCAGCCAGTCGCCGATCCTCAAGATCACATCGCCAAGCAGCAGGCAGAAAAGAATGGCTCCGATGATCAGCCCGGCGATTTCCTGTTCACTCATCACGAGGCGCTCCTCATCCGCTGCCGGTACGGGGTAGCGGCGGCCTTTAGGATCTTCTCCCGCAATTCCTCCTGAAGATCGACCTCGGCCCGCAGATCGGCAAGAAGTTCCTCCTTACCGGGCCCCCAGCGCCGCTCTCCAATGCTGTAGTAGGCGCCGCGGCGCTCGATGATTCCAAAAAGCGTGCCGTAGCTGAGAAGCTCCTTTGCGGTGTCGTAGTCACCAGAGCGGAATCCGAGCGTTGGCGCGTCGTCGAAGTAGTAGTCGATGTCGGCGACCTGACGCGGGGGCGCCGACTTGTTCTTGATGGTGCGGACCTTGATCGTCTGGCCAACGACGACCTTTCCCTCGCCGGGCCGGTTCTCCACGATGTCGGAATCCCGCTTCACCTCGACCCGGGCGTAGTAGAAGTAGTTTTTCGCCTTTCCGCCGGGGGTGGTCTGCGGGATTCCGTGCGGGGAGAACTGGCCGACGGCATCGCGGAACTGGTTGATCACGACACCGAGGAACGGACGCTCAGATCCATCCAATGCGCGGCGGGTGGCCGCCCCAGCCTTGCGGAAGAAGCGCGCGGTCAGCCGTGCTCCCAGTGCCACGACACTCTCATCAAATCCCTTGGCGGCCTCCTCATCAGGCACCAGCGCGGGGTAGGAGTCGAGCACGGCCATATCGACCGCCTTCTGGCGGGCAAACTCCAGCAGGACCTCATAAGCGGTTTCCATTTCCTGGGTGGGGTAGACGATGACCCGGTTGTTATCGACTCCGCAGGCCGCGGCGTGCTTGGTGTTGTAGGTTTCCGCCGCGATCCACAACACGGTGAAATCCGGGTCGCGCGCCTGGTTGGCGGCCACGGTCTTATAGACAATGGAGGTCTTCCCAGACGATTCCTTTCCGATGACCTCCACCCACTGGGATACCGGCCAGCCGCCTCCCAGAATCACATCCAGGCCGATGGATCCGGATGGATAGCGCCCGCCGAGGGAGATATCCGAGCCGAGGACGATGGCGCCTTCTCCGTGCCTTTTGTTAATCTGCGCAACCAGTGCGGCAGCTTCAGGTCTGATTCCCACTACCCGAATATCCCAACTCAGACAAAAGTGACCGTGTGAGAGAAACGTTATAGCTCCTCTCACACGGTCACAAGTTGGGGCGAAACTTGAATTTTTGGGAAAATTTACGCGGCGCGCTTTCCGGTGTAGGGATTGGCAAGCCCGGCCGCCACCAGCTCGTCATTGAGCACGCGGCCCGCAGACTCGAACCGGCCAAGCCAGCGCCCGTACTTTTCCGGGTGCTTGCGCGTATACAAGACGATTCCGTCGACCTGGTGACGGGCAAACCAATCTTCGATGAACGCCTTCGCCGCCTTGTCCTCGGACGTGTTCATCTCGGGGGCGTTGATGCCATCCAGGCGGATCTTCACCTGATGAGTGATGCGGACGCGGAAACCGCAGTCGAGCACCACCTCAACCCACACGGTGTCGCCGTCGACGACGCGGACCAGCTCAACGCAGGGAAAGCTCCACCAGTCGGCGCTCACGCGGCCTCTCCCACCAGGTCGACGTCCTCGCACCCACCGGCGGTGCAGGCCAGCACCTGCGTCCCGGCGGTCTGGTCGGACGTCTCATAAAAGACAAGGTCGGCCCAGCGCACCTTAGGGAAGTTGGCCACCATCCGCTGATAGGTCACCTCGTCGATCTCCTGATACGGCGCCTGGGCGTAGACGTGCTCGTCGTAGGGCAGGAAAGTCACGCCGACGAGGCTGTCAAGGTGGTCCCAGGCCCACTGGCGGACCTTGTCCCACTCGTCGGCGCGAACGTTGACCGTGACGGAGGCGTTGTGGTGGCACCAAAAAGAGTGGTACGCCATCCACAGCTTCAGGTGATCGACCGCGGACAGGTCATCGCGGGTGACGGCGTCCGGCGGCGCGGCGATCGGGAAGGAAAAGACCCAGGTGGTCTCCGGCGCGGTGACGTCGTCCTCGTACGGAACCCCGGCGTCGGCCATCAGCTGGGCGAGCGGGTCCTTCTTGTCGGCCCGGACAGTGCGGATGTAGTAGCGGGAGTGCCAGGGGTGGATGCCGGAGGAGACCCCGGCGAGCTGGGAGACCGTGCCGGACGGCTTGACGGTGCAGATGGCATGCGCCGGAGTGATGCCGATCCGGTAGGCCTCCTCCTTGTTGGCCTCCCGGGCCGCCAACTGCAGCGCCGTCAGCGTGGTGGGGACCTGCTCCAGGTCGTAGGTGAGCCGGTTGCCGAAGATCCCCGTCAGGGAAACGCCGAGCAGCCGCTCCTCCTCGGCGTTGCGCTTCCACTCCGGCCGCAGCAGCGGGAAGTCGGTCAGGGTCGCCTGCCAGGTACCGAGGATGGTCGCCAGCTCCACCTTGCGCTTGAGCGTCTGGAGCGTGTCGTCCGGCCGGACGATGGCCTCGGTGAGGTTGCAGAAGGAGTACGGCCGGAGGATGATCTCACCGCAGGGGTTGGTGCCGTACTCGACGAAGGTCCACGGCTTGCGCCCGTTGCGGAAGGCCTGAATCTGGGCGGCGGTACGGTTAAAGATGCCGCGCTCACCCGAGCCGCTGGCGATCAGGTCGTCGAAGAAGGCATCAAACTCCTCGCGGGTGACCTCGAGGTCCTCCTTGAAGACCGCGGAGATGTTGGCCAAGGAGCGGTGGGGGTGGGTCTCCCAGAAGCGGCCCTTCTTGGCCTCGGCCATCTCCTTGTCATCCAGGTCCGACAGGGCGATCATCGCCGAGCGGCGCACACCGCCGACCACAACGACCGAGGCGATCTTGCACATCAAGTCGTGCACCTCGATGGGACGCAGCTTGCGCCCGGCGGCGCCGCGCAGCAGGTCCGCGGCGAAGCTGAAAAGCTCGAGAATGGGGCCGGGGCCAGAAGCCCGGCCGCCGAAAGTCTTCAGCCGGGCACCGCGAGGACGGACGGCGCTGACATCCACGGAGGGAACCTTGCCATTCAGCCAGACCGACTCCAGGAAGCGATGGAAAGCGTGCGCCCAACCCTCCTTGCTGTCGCCGACATACAGCACGGTGTGGGGGTCGTCGGCGATATCGGGGTGGACAGTCGGCAGCTGATCAACGTAGAGCCGCTCGACGCTATAGCCGACGCCGGTGCCGTTCAACAGGATGTAGAAGGCCTCCACAAAGGAGTACAGGTCGGTAATGGGAAGGTAAGAGCAGTTGTAGGCGGCGATGTGCGACCGCTCAAGAGCGGGCCCGGCGGTCATGATGGCCCGCATGGAGGGGACGACGTCCAGATTCTTGATCGCGGCACGGATCTCCTCTACCAGTGCCGGGTCCGGCCGGTAGCAGTGCTTGATGGCCAGATGCTCGACCATGAAGCCCATGTAGCGGTCGACCGTCTCAGCCCAGGTTTCACGCCTGTGCTCCGTATCCAGGTAGCGGGCATACCGGCTCAGGGCAATGTACTGGCTGTAGGGGTTGGCGAGGGTACCGTCAGGGTTCAGCACACGCACGGGGACTTCCTTCTAGACGAGCGAGCGAAGACGCCTACAGGCGGAAAATGATCCTCTTGGGGTCGTAGTATGAGCGGCCGTCGTGAATCTGCTTGGCCGGGGTGACGGGGCCGACCAGATGCGATGGCAGCGCACCGGGGCCTGATCCCGACTGGATCACCGGATAGCCGCAGTCGAAACACTGCTTGCGGACGTTCATGTTCGGTGGCGCCATGTAGTTGCCGGAACCGCAACCGGGGCAGGTTTCCGTCTCCCGGGAGGACTGGGCCTTACTCAGATGCCGGGCGATGACGTCCCGCGGCACCTCCGGCGCGGCCGGGGCTGCGGGCTCGGCCGGGACAGGTTGCGGTGCGGGCTGCGCAGGCGGCAAGGCGGGGTCCCACCAGGGACGGGCGGCCGAGGTCTGCGGTGCCGTATACGGCTTGCTCTGGGCACGGTCAGCACCAAGTTTGCGGGACCAAAATCCGCTCACTTGGCGCCCTCCTTGTAGGTGATGAGGTCGGCATTGCACAAAGCGGCAAGCACGACAAATGCGCTGGACCGCAGCAGGTTCCGGTAGGTCATGACGACATCTTCGATGTCCTGGCCAAGTTTCTCGGCCGTGCTCTCATCTACGATAGAGCGAACCATTGCCTCGGCAATGATGGAAGTTATCAAATTGACTTCAGGACCAAGATTGGTGATGACCGGGAGAAGCCGGGAGTGGCTTTCAGCACATGCCTGGCTGATTCCCTCTTCGCTCGGAGGAACCTTTCCCAGACGCCGCAGGATCTCACAGACCATATGGTGCGGGAAGGCGTCCCAGACGATTTCCTGGTAGAGGACCTCGAAATCCTTAATCAGGTCACGCGCCACGGCTGTCCTCTTTCCTACTTTGCCTCACTCCACCGATCCACAACGTTCATATCAATGGTGAGCGGAACGCGGACGAGTTTCTGAATCCCAGGCCCGACCATAGCGTCGCGCAATGCTTCCTTGGCCTGGTCGACCAGCTCGATGGGGGTGTGAATGACCAGCTCATCGTGCACGGTCATGATCATGTGGGCGCCTTCGGGGTGATTGCGCCACCAGCGGACCATGGCCAGCTTGATAAGGTCGGCCGCCGAGCCCTGAATCTTGGAGTTGAAGATCTTCCGCTCGGCCTCGGCGCGCTTGGCCTCATTTTTGCTGAGCAGTTCCGGCATGCGGCGGATACGGCCGAGCAGGGTAGTGGTGTGTGGGGGCCGCTTCTTTCTGGCCTGCTTGATGACGTGCTCCCTGTAGGCGTAGATCTCAGGGAACTCTTTCCGGTGCTTGCGCATGTACTCCTTGGCTTTCTTCACCGTCACCCCCGCCTGCTCGGCGACTGTGGCGGGACCGGCGGAGTACACGATGGCGAAATTCAGGCCCTTGGCGACACTGTAGAGATCAGCGTGCTTGGTCTTCACATCCTCCGGCGGGATTCCGAAGATCTTGGCGGCGGTCATCACATGCGGGTTGATACCGGCGAAGAAACCGTCATACAGGGCGCCGCGGCCGATGAAGTGAGCGAGCATGACCAGCTCGATCTGCCCGTAGTCGGCCACCAGGTACATGTGTCCGGGTTCGGCGCGGAAGGCGGAGCGGATCTTCTTGCCCTCGGCGGTGCGGGTCGGGATGTTCTGCAGGTTGGGGTTGCTGGAGGACCACCTGCCGGTGCGGGCACCCACGGGGTTGAAGCTGGCGTGGATGCGGCCGTTGATGATGAGACTGCCGTCTTCCTCGTCGTTGAGGATGCCCTCCACGTAGGTTCCCAGCAGCTTCACGTCCCGCTGGTAGTCCAGCAAGGCGGCCACCACCGGGTTGTCCTTGTACTTCTCCAGGACCTCGGCGGAAGTTGAGTAGTCGTGGACGGTGATCTCCTCACCGCGGCGTTCTTTGTCCTGGCCGCCCTTGGTGAGTGTGATGGGCTTGAGCCCGAGCCCACCCTTGGACTTGGGCAGGAAGAGGGCCTCTGCCTTCTGCTGGGGGCTGTCGAGGTTGATGGTCCGGCCAAGAGCCTTGAAGATGCGGGCCTGGTGGTCGACGATGCGGCTACGCAGCTCCTTGCCGAAGGCCTCCAAGGTGGCCTGATCAACCGGGGCGCCGTAAGCGGTCATGGAGATGACCACTTCCAGCAGCTCGCATTCAAGATCAAAAAGCTTCTGCAGGCCCGCCTTTCTGATGGCCGCCTGGTTGCGCCGGTAGAGCAACCAGGTCATCTTGGCGTCCATGTAGGAGTAGCGGGCAACGTCCCGGAAGCGGTGCTCCTCGACCCGCTTGCCGACGTCGCTCTTGTCGTAGTCGATGCCGTAGATCGACTTGACCAGGGACTTAAGGCCGTTAGAGCGGTTCTCGTCGAGTAAGACCGAGGAAACGTAGGTGTCGTGCCACGGGCGCGGGATGACCCGGCCGCCGTAGTACTTGGCGATCGATCCAGCGTCGAAGGCGAGGTTGTGGGCGACCTTGACCCGATCGCTGAAGAACAGTGGCTCCAGCGCCTCGAAGACCTGCGAGGGGCGAAGCTGGGGCGGGGCAGCCGACCAGATGGGAACCTTGCGGTTCTGGATCTTGCCGGTCTTGGTCTTGCGCGGCTCGGTCCGATACCCGATGATCCGGTCCCCCTTGGTGTGGCCCATAGGGATGGTCACAGCCATGCCGTAGGTGGCCAGGGAAAGCCAGGTGATGGTGTTGTGGGCCGGGATCCCACGGTAGGGACGGGTGGTCTCCACGTCCCAGCAGAATTCGCCGTAGCGCTTGAAGTGGGCGACGACGTGGGCGAGGTGGTCGGTGGTGGTGACGATGGTGCGGCTCAGCACGACATCTCCTGGACGATGCGGCCCGCCTCAGGTGGCGAAGCGGGCCGCGGGACCGAGCAAGGGGATTACTCGAAGATCTCCTCGACAAGCTCCTCCAGCTCCTCACGGCTGGGGAGCTTGATCACCGAGATGTCGTAGCGGGAGTCCATGAACTCCTCCAGCTCGCCCTCGTCCAACGGGGTGATGTCGCCCAGGTTGTCGGCGGTGACCGGGAGCAGGTTGTACTGGGTGTTGGTGCCGGTGCCGCTCTTGGTGACCGCCCAATACAGGTCGTCCCGGTTGATGGGGCTGGTGCGCCGGTTGCTGTTAAGGCCCTCGAGCTTCTGAGCCAGGCGGACGCCGGTGTACCAGACCTTCAGCGTCGGGTTGTCGGGGTCATCGAACGAGACGATGTTGAAGGCGACCATGGTGCGCGGGTCGTCGCCCACGTCGCACAGCGGGCAGTCCTCACCCAGGCAGACGAAGTTCTTCCGGCCCTTGGCCTGGGAGACCCAGTGCTGGGCGAAGACCGCGAACGGCTCCTCGTCGAGGAACTTGACGATGATCTCTTCGTCTTCCTCCTCGATCTTGAAGGTCTCGATACCGGAGCTGCGCTTCAGGGAGCGGAAGGCGTCCCACCCGGGGCGGGGGGCACTGGCGACGACGCGCCGCTTCTTGGAACGTTCCACGCGGCGGGCCGGGCCCGCAGAGCGGGCACGGCGGCGCAGACGAGGCGACTCATCCTCGTCGTCCTCATCGCCGTAGCCGTCCCGGACAGGGGGGCGACGGCGGCGAGGCATCTCCTCCTCGTCGTCCTCGTACTCGTCGATCTCCTCCTCATCCCACTCCTCCTCGGGCTCGACGTCCCGGGCACGGCTGCGAGCACGAATCGCACGAGGCAATGTGTCTCCTTCGTCGGTGTGTGGTGGTTATCCGGTGTGTGGTGGTGTGGTGTGTGGTGGTTATCTAGGCATGCCTGCGTCTGCGTTCACTCCGGAGGGACTTAAGGTAGTCCTTGACGTAGGTGTCAGGGTTTGCAGTAATGTTGAGGATGCGTTCCAGGACAACCTTCTGGTGCTCGATGATCTGCTGGCGGGCGGTCTCGAGCGCCTGGGGCACGGTGGTGCCTGGCGGGAGGTCATCTGCCGTCAGCTCCACCGTGTCCGACACCTCAATGAACTCGTAGTCCCCCAGGTTGACGTGGTGCGTAATGGTCTCGCGGACGATCACGCCGCCTGACTCCTCAGACGCATGATCTCCTCGCGCTCCTTGACGGCCAGGTCGGAGAAGAGCCTATGAGCCCGCTGCGGGAAATTGGTCTCCTGGATCGGGCGGGCATGCGGCTCGAGAACGCCTTCCTCATAGGCGATCTTGACCAGGCCGCGGATCTGGGCGGCGGTGTACAGGCGGCGCCGCCCGTGGCGAGCGGATGCCGAATCCCGCGGATCACGACCGGGGAACACGGCGGTAGGCTTCGGAATCCAGCCGAAGACCTCCCACTTACGGATGGTGCCAGGCTTGCGATTCAAGGCCTGGGCCAAAACACCGATCCCATAGAAGGAACGCGGGTGACCCGCGACCTTGTACACCTTGGGCTTGGCCCCTTCCAGCGGGTCCGCGGGCATGGACTTGGGGATGCGGACCGGCCTCCAGGGCAGCACCTCTTCGGGTTCATAGGGCTGAGTGCTCACGTGACTAGATGCCCTCCAGCGCATACGTAACCGTGGTGTCAACCAGGGAGTCCAGCTCTTCATCGGTGAGTTGTCCTTCCTGGTTCAGGCGATAAAGAGCGTCCTGATCGAGTTCCTCGATGACCTTCGGCTTGAAGATCTCGTCGACGAGGCCCTTCTCTTCCGCCAGCGCCCGCGTGCGCTCTTCGTTGATCCGCTGACTGACGCGCTTTCGGCGGACCCAGCCTCCGTAGACCCTGCCGCCGATGGTGATCGGGTCGATCTCTACCACCCTGTGGCCCTTGGCGTCCTCGACGCCGTAGGCCTCGGCATAGGCCAGCAGCTTGTTGCGGAGTTCATTGATCCGCTGCTTAATGCTCTCTTCCCGCTGGCGGAGAACTACCCACTGTCGATACAAGCCATGAATGCGTCTGCGTTCCAGGTCATTGTCCTGCTCAGACTGGGGGACGTTGAATTTGACTCGTCTCAAGACTCTCTCCGTGAGTTGAGATGTCCCCCTCGGGGGTATGTACTTTACCCCTGATTTACGGTCTTCCGCAACTTAGGATGTTTTGAAAAAGTATGGATGTCACTGACCAGTTTATATGTGCTCTGACCTGCTGACTCTCTGTAACCATGATCGCTTAGTATCCGATTAGTAAGGATGAATATTGGATCCTTTATAACGATGAAGCTGTAGCTGAAAGTACGCATGATCCGATGATCTAGGCCAATATTCGATAGACCGTCTAATAACAGGAAAGCCCCGCGTGGACGGTCCGCCACGCGGGGCTTTCTCGTCCTCGGCTATCGCGCTACCAGTATAGCGCCCTGATCAGCACGAATTCAAGACCGAGGCACTTGGGGATGTTTTCAGCTTGCAAAAAATGGATGGGGGTGAGTTTTTGCAGGTTGCAAAGACTCAGGGAGACAGCGTCGAGTCTGCCAGCGCTCCCGATGATGAGGCGTCCCCATGACCATGTGGCGACCAGTCAGGGATAGTGTAGGTGACGCCCGGCTGCTTGCTGGTCCTGTCTTGGGTGTTCAAGCGGTCCACGACGAGCGGCTTTGGTGAAGGACGCCGCCGTGGGGCGGGGGCGGGTGAGGTCCTCACCCGCCTATGATGCGCCAGCGGGGCTGGGGTGGGGGACTTTTCCTCAGGGGACTTTTCCTCCTGTGCCCGCGTGTAGTTCCCCACGGGCTCAGCCGAGGGGAGCAGGGCAGCCGGAGACGACGGCTGGGAGGAGGGCTCGAATATGGCAGGTGAGCGGAACGGATCACGCACCAAATCGACCGGCTCGACCACGCCGACGATATAGGAGCCTGCGGCCGAGATCCCAAGCAGGGCGGCGATCCCTGCCGCACCGAACCGGAACCCTTGAAGCTCCACCCACCGGCGCAGGGTCTCTGCTCGCTGGCGTGCGCGGCATCGCACGTCCATTGGGGCTCTTGGGTCACTTGCCCGGCGCTCTTCTTCCCTGCGTGCGCTCTCCAGCAGGCGGACGAAGGCGCTCTGGCGGAAGCGTTCCTGGTCGGCGAGAATCGGTTCCCACTTTCTCAACAGCCGGGTGACCTCCGAGGCGTTCAGGTTCTCATCAGGACGGCGCATCCGCCGCTGGATGGCCAGATGCTTCTCCCCCCGCCTTTTCAGCTCGGCGACCACGATCGCAATCGCCTGCTCGCAGATGTGGTCTTCCTCCTCGAGCAGGTGACGCTCGTGGGCCAGTGCCTGAACGATCCGGTACAGGTCGTCCGTCGACAGGCTCTGCAGGTGTCCCTCACTCAGCGCAGGGATAGCCTCGCCGAGCCTGACGATTATGTCGATGACCCGATAGCGGTGCACGAATCCCCCTTCAGACCCTGGTGAGCTATACGACACCCAGGTGGCATGAAGAAGGTCTGGAGCCTTCAGCTCCAGATCTGCCACCTGAAGCTAGATCATCGGTTAGAAGATCTAACAGACACAGACGTTTTGTTGAAAGGCCCGGCAACCAGGAAAAATTACAAGATCGTAATTAGGTGTAGCCATCACGGCCGAGCAGGCGGTCGCGGAAGTCCTCGACGATCTTCTTCTTGTGCCACACCCGCTTGCGGAACTCCTCCGGCAGCGATCGGTCTTTGATCGCCAAGTTGGCCCAACTGATGATGTCGTCGATCAGCTGCAGGGTGCCGACGCACTGCCTGCCCTCGCGGGCCAGCTGCAACAGGTTGGTGTATTGACCCTTCAGACGAGTGACCGCGGTGGGCCCACTGGCGGTCTCCAGGACGCGAGCAATGGTGGACCCCAGATACCGTCGCTCAACCATCCGGGCCACCCACAGTCCCCGGATCTCTAAGGCCAGCGACAGGTCCTCCTGGAGTGCCTCCACAATCTTCACCGCGCGCCGCAAGACTTCAAGGTCGTCAGCGGCCCCCCGCGGGTACTCGAGCAATGTGAGGAACCGTTGCGCCTGCTCAAACCCCGGATCGTAGATCATTCACTCATATCTCCCAAAGTTTGTGACACGGGATGATACAGACACCCCTGAGCAAAACACACTTTGGGGATGGAGTATCAGAAGGCGGGCGGTGCTGCCGATGGCCCGTAGGGCTCGATGACACCTCACCTGGCCGGAGGCGGAGGGCTATCAGCCGACCAACGCCTGCCGCCGCCAGCAGAACTACGCCCGCAAGCCCGTTGATTTTTCCATGTGATCGAGATACTATTTTCACATGGAAAATCGAGGCGTGCTTATCCCGCCCATCCTGCGCCGCATCGGCGCCACCCGGACCGGCACCTACATCACGTGCGGGTACGTCACCAAGAGCGGCCGGTACGTCACCGTGGAGGGCACCGTGGAGGCCCTGTGCGGCCGTGACGGAACAGTCACCGGTATCCGGCTCCGCATGCACGGCAAGCCCACCCTCCCACCAGAGTGGGAGCGCTACCGCGGAGCTGACGACCGCTACCACGTCCCTCTCGGGCTGGACGGGCTGGAGCGCGGCTGGGAACGCCGCCAGGAGGAGCTGTCCCAGCGCTCCCCGCTAGCCGCGCAGCGGGACCGCTACCAGCGCCCCGCCACCGCCCGGCAGCTCGCCTACCTGCGCGTCCTCGCCGAGCGCGCCAACGAGGACGTCGAGCTGGCCGACCTAACCCAGGGGGCGGCCAGCAAGCTGATCGACGCCCTCGAGGCGGAGCTGAGGGACCCCATCACCGGGAGGTGGCTCCGATGACGGCGCGCCCCGCGGGCCGCCCCCGCGTAGGTGTGCAAGTCACCACCACCGTGCCCCCGGCCGTGCTGGAGGCAGTAGACCGGATCGCCGCGCAGTGCGGCCAGCCCCGCGCCGCTGTGCTGCGTGACCTCATCACAGAGGGCGCGGCGCGGCGAATGGAGCTGGAGACCCCCGGAGAGGATCAGGTCATGCAGGTCACGCAAACGCTGCGCCCGCTCGCAGCCATGATCGCGCATTGGATCGGCGGCGCCGAGGGGCAGCAGCGGCGGGAGCGGTACATCCGCTACGCCCGCGCCGCCGGACATCCCGAGCGGCTGATCGAGGTGCTCCAGCGCATCGCCGCCGAGTTGATCATTGACGGGTCGCCCGCGGGCGCTTTGGATGTGCAGGTCCTCCATGGCCTGGCCGTCGCCGGGGATGCGGGACCGGTGGCCGGGTGGCGGGGGCGCGCCCACCTGTTTTTTGAAGTCATGGCTGAGCTTTCCCGCCGCAACATCACCCTCCCCCATGACGAGGGAGGCGACGGTGCTGATTAGGCGGCCGACAGCACGGCCTCACAGTGCGCGGTCAAAGTAATGACGTCGTCGTCGATCCGGCCGTGCTCGTCGGCGCCGACTCCGTCGATGACCGCCCGGCTAACCCGGCCCTGAAGGTCGAGACGGTCGTAGGCGCGCTCCTCGATGGTGCCGACGGTGACCATGTCAATCACCTCGACCTCGCCGTGCGTGCTGGAGGCGCGCACATGCCGGTGGTCGATCTGAGCACGCTGCCCGGCTGACCGAGCCGGATCCACGTTGATCAGGTGTGTGGCCACAGGCAGGTTGACCCCATAGGCGCCTGCGTGGCTCATGATGAACAGCCGGGCATCGGGGTCGGTGCGGAACTTGTGCACCGCGGCCTGCTTTTCCACCACGGACATCTGCCCGTGGTAGATGACGCTGATGGACGGCCACCGCTGAGCGAGGCGTTCCACCAGGCGCCGGAAGCGGCTGACGATGATGACCTTCGCCTCCGGGTCCTTCAGCAGGTCGGCAACAAGCCTGGCCAGAGCCCGGATCTTCGGGGATTCCGGAAGGCCGTCAAGGACGCCGGAAGCAGCCAGGTGCTGGGCGTAGGCGGACGGTGATTCGGCCAGCAGACCAGGGTCGTCGATGAGCTGCTGGGCGGCAGTGTAGACGGCCATCACCCGCCCGGCCGGGGTGTTCTCATCGATCCCCTGGTAGTAGTCGCCAATGTCGATCTGGGCGCGGGCAGGCAGGCTGGCCAGCTCGGCAGCCAGATCGGCGACGACCTTGCGGTAGGCCATAGCAGTAGCGGCGTCCATGGTGACGTTAAGGCGGCGCCGCTTGAGCTTGGGCATGTAGGGGGCGACCTCAGGATCGGTGACGCGCCGCCGGATCAGCACACCAGAGACCTTGCGATGCAGAACGTCGGTGTTCTTGTACCCGACGACGCGGCCCCAGTAGTTGCGGACGAGGAAGGACCGGTCAAATTTGATCGCGGCCTTCCGGTCGGAGGGGTCGCCAAGGACGGCAGGATCCACCCAGCCGAGCAGGTGGAACAGCTCCTCGAGCTTGCGCTCGACGGGGGTGCCGGTGAGCATGAGGCGCCATTTTGCGGTCAGGCGGCGGATGGCCTTGGTGACATCAGCCGCAGGGTTCTTGATCGCCGTACCCTCATCCAGCACGATGAACGTCGGCCACATGCGGCGGAACCAGCGAAGTTCCGCGGTGACGATCTGGTACCCGGCGATCACGTAATCGGGGCGGGTCTCAGCGATCTGCTGGTAGAGCTGCTTCCTTCTCTGGGGCCCGCCGTCGATGACGACGGCGTAGCGCTCCTCGGGCACGAGGAACGTCATGCCCTTGTGGGTGATCTCCCGGGTGGCGACGTCGGTGTGCAACGCGATCTCCGAGGCCCACTGCAGGCGCAGCCCGGAGGGGCAGATGATGAGGACGGGCCCGGCGTCTCCCCCGGCTTCTCCCCTGCCGATCAGCTCCTCGGCGGCGGCGATGGAGACCACCGTCTTGCCAAGGCCCATGTCGTAGGCGAGCAGCAGGTTACCGCGCCGGAGGAAACGCTCCAGGTCGCCATCCTGGTAGGGGTACAGGGTGGTGGTGAACATGGTTCAGGGGCGGTAGAGGGGTGCGGGGACAGCGAAGTCGACGAGGCGGTGCAGGGTGCGTGGGGACAGGTCACCGGGGTCGGTGCCGTCCCACAGGTCGGGGCGGCCGAGCACGCGGTAGTCGACGATCTGGTAGCGCAGTCGGCCGCGCCAGCGCTCCGCGGTCTCATAGGCGGCCTGGCGTCCGGGAGGGTCGTTGTCGGGGAAGTGGATCAGCCGGTTGACCCGCTCGAGGATGAGCTGCATCTGGGCGTCCGACACGCTGGCGCCGTAGCTGGCCACGGCCCATCCGAGCCCGCAGGAGGAGATCAGCAGCGCATCCAGGGGCGACTCGACCAGGATCAGCCGGTCCACGTGGCCGGGCAGGGCCGACAGCCCGAACAAGTTCCGGGACTTCTTGACGCGCGGCGGGTGGTTGCGGGTCTTGGTGTCCGATTTGGACTGCCAGCCCAGCAGCTTGCCCTCGGCGTCCCGGATAGGAAGGATCCAGGCCTCTTCCCTGGGATCCCACAGCACGCCGTACTGGCGGCACACCTTGCCGGTGAGTCCGCGCTCGATCAGCCGCTCCGGAGGCGGGAAGGGGCTGAAGACAGCCAGCGCGGCCTCGCTCACCTCCGGCTCCTCGTCGGCGTCCTCCTTGGCCAGGATCTGCTCGACGCGGCGGATGGTGCCCTGGGAGCGGATCCAGGCATCCGCCTCCTGCGGGCTGCAGCGGCGCATGTAGCGGACCAGGGTGCGGAAGCTGCCGCGGAACCCGCACGACCAGCACGAGTGCTTCCCGGTGGAGATGTTGACCGACCAGGAGGGGTTGCGGTCGGCACGGCCGAGCTTTTCCTCGTGGGCCGGGCAGCGTGCGACGGCCTCGCCCTTGTCGGTGACGCGGACGACCTCGATGCCGAGCTTTTCCAGGGCGGCGACCACGTCACCGGGGATGACGAGGTGTAACGCCTCGTACCCGGAGCGGACGACCGGCCGCGGCCCGCGGCGCCGGTCACGCGGCGGCATAGTCCTCCTCCCAGGTGGCAAACGGATTGCCCTCCAGCTCGACGAAGCCCACGGGGTCCCAGGTCCACCGGTAGTAGGCCTCCACGGGGGCGGCGTGCCGGGCGAGCAGGAGCTTGATGACGTTGATGTCGGGCTCCTCGGTCCTCTCCACGCCGAAGACGGCATCGGAGTCCTGCACGAAACTGGAGGAGTAGCCGATGGAGTAGGTGGTGACCTTCCGCCCGGCCATTTTCGACTCCAGGGCCTGGGTGGAGATCACCACCGGCAGGCGCAGGTTCATCGCCAGCCGCTTAAGCCCGCGGGTGATGTTGGTGATCGCCTGCGGTGACCCGGACGGCTCCCCCAGCTCGTCCTGCATCATGTAGACACCATCGATGAAGACGATGTCCGGCTGGACGGCCTCGATCTTGGCCTGCAGCCCGGTCAGCGTCATGACGCTGTGGGTGTCGGTCGTCAGGTGGAAGTCAGGCAGGTTCTCAGCCGCCTTGATGGCACGTTCCAGACGCCGCCACTCATCCGGGCGGAGCTTGCCATTGCGCAACCGGGTGTGGGAGATCCCGGCGCGCAGCGCGTCCAGTCGCTCCTCCTGCTCGGCATTGGTCATCTCAAAGCCGACCAGGAGCGGGACCTTGCCCCACTCGTGGGCGGCCTTGGCCATCAGCAGCATCGACCAGGACTTGCCCGTCTTGGGCGGGCCGACGAAGGTGATCAGCTGCCCCGGTTCGATCCCGCCGAGGGCGGCGTCGATGGCCGGGAATCCGGTGGGGATGCCGCGCAAGCGGCCGTTGAGGCTGGTCAGCTGCCGGTAGCGCTCCAGCCGCTGAGCCCCGGTCTCGCGCAGGTTGACGTCGTTGTCGCCGGGTGTGGTACGCGCCAGCTCCGACAGGACGGTGTGCAGGCGGGCGGTGACCTTTTCCACCTCGCCGCGGACGTGCAGGGCGGCGGCGTCCGTCAGCGCATGCTCCAACAGGTAAAGGTGCCGATGCCGCACCATGCGGTCCACCAGGAAGTCCAGGCTCTCCGGGGTGGACAGCAGCTTGTAGGTGGGGTAGTCGGCCTTGACCACACTGATGGACGGCACCCGGCCGTACTTAGCCTTGTGGTCGACGATCAGCCGCCACACCTGAGCCGCGGCGGGGTCGGTAAACCAGTCGGCGGTGACCACCCGGGCAGCCCTGCCCAGGTCGCCAGTTTCAATGACCTTGCTGATCAGAAGACGTTCGATGTCCACTCAAAACTGCCCCATCAGGGTGACGTTGTCTGCGGTAACCAGGCGCCCTCGCTGTCCGTAAATGGCGGCGCGCTCGGGACTGCCGGTGTAGATCGCGGCCACGTACGGCATCGCCGCCAGCCGCCGGGCGAGCTTGCGCGGCTCAGTGGCCCAGACCCGGTTGGCGGGGACCTGCTCCTCATCCAGCCGCTCGGCCAGCAACTCGGCGAACTCCTCCCCCTGCAGGGTGATCACGTCAATTTCGTGCCGGAAGTGGAAGACCATGCGCCACATGACCTTGACAACCAGGTCGTTGATCTCCCAGGCGTAGACCTCATCGCGCAGCCGCCGGGCCCTGGTGCCAAGGCGCCACTTGCGCGGCTCCTCTTCTGGCTTGTGGGCGATGAGGTCCTCGAATTCGATCAAGATCCGGGGAAAGATCTCATTTGAGATGTCCCCGCCCTGCATCAGGCGGCCTCCCGCTCCACCCAGACGCGGTTAGCGAGGATCATTCGGATGATGCTGGGCGAGACCCCGTATTCTTCGGCCAGGTCCTTGGGGGTGGCGTCCTGACGGGAGCGGATAGCGCGTACCTGGTCCCAGGTGAGCTTGGCCGCGCGGCGCGGCGGGTTGGTGCGCACCCGCTCGTACATCTTCCGCATCCTGGGGTTGGGCTCAGCCAGCTGCAGGTGGTCGGGGTTATAGCAGTGACGCACACCGCAGGTGTGCCGCACGATGCAGCCCTCAGGGATAGGGCCGCGGAAGACCCACCAGGCCCACCGGTGGACGCACATGTAGATGTAGTCCACCATCATCGTCGCGTAGCCACTGGCCAGGCGGCTACGCTGTGCCAGCCAGCACCCAGTCTCAGGATTGAGGACGTACTCGTTCAGCAGACGGTGGCGGGCCTTTTCCAGGGTCTGCTGGGACATTTCAGTCACCGGTATTGCCATCGACGCTGCTTCCTTCGTGCTCGGTGGTGGTGGTGTGCTTCTTGGTGCGGCGACCAGAGCTGAGCTTCAGGTGGTCGGGATTCCAGCACCGGGATGATCCGCAAGTCCGGCGAACCAGACGGCCGGGCGGGATGGGCCCGTAGTAGATCCGCCAGGACCACCGGTGGACGGTGTCGCTGTCGCCGTGGACCGTCAAATGCCCGTAGGGATCCGATGGGGTTCCCCCGTACAGCCAGCACCCAGTGTTCTCATCGATGGTGGTGCGAAACTGCAGCCGGTAAAGGGCTCGTCCAAGGTGATCAGGGTCGTTACGCTTCATTCGATCAGATTAACGATTAATCCGGTAACGCCTTGACCGAAGCGTCGGTCTCAACTCCCATTACTCCTCCTCGTCGTGCGGCGAAGGTCGGCGCCGCCCATGGGGACCTCCTGGAACGCCTCAAAGGCGAATGAGCTCATCGGAGGGGTGTAGAGCTTTCCCCAGCTCTCCAGGTCGTAGTTGGAGGCGGCGATCGTCGGCAGACCGCTCTGATAGCGGGACCGCAGCAGGTCCTCCACCTCGGTCTGGGCAAAGGTGGTACCGCCCTGGTGCTCGCGGCCGATCTCGTCCAGCACCAACAGCGGGGCACGGGAGATCTGGCGGCAGAACTTCTCGATCTGCCAGTACTGCTCAACAGCCTCCGGTACCCCGGCGTCCGCCTGCCTGGAGATGGAGATCTGCTTGCGCAGGTTGCGCAGGTAGGCCGTCGTGGTGGTGTAGAAGACCGGGACGCGGTACCGGTGGTGCACCTCGAGCGCGGTCAGGGCGGCGAGGGTGGTCTTCCCCACCCCGAAGGGGCCGATGAGCGCGAACCCGAGGCCGAGCCGGGAGACGTCCTGCGGGCCCTCCTTGCCCGGGTGCCGGTTGGGGAAGTCCTCGACGAACTGGGTCGCCACCTCCAGGGCGGCCCGGGTGATGGCGTTGTAGGGCTTCCAGTCGGCCAGCCGACTGCCGACGAGCTGGCGGGGGAACCCGGCGGAGACCAGCAGTCGGGCGGTGACCTCCGGCGGGATGGGGCGGATCTCGGTCACAGGCGCACCGCCTTCCGCCAGGCGTCCAGGTCGAAGTCCTCCGGGTCCTGCGGGGCCTGCTGGGCGGGCTGGGCCTGCGCCTGGTCATGGGTGAGCATGAGCGCCCGGCGCTCGGCGTCGCGGGCGAGCCGCTCACGCTTGCGCAGGAAGTCGAGCCAGGGCAGGACGGTGGGGTCGTGGTAGGCGGGGTTGTCGGCGTACAAGTCGATCATCACCCGGATGACCTGGGGCGGGGTGTGGTACTCGGCCATCCACCGGTTGAAGTGGCTGGCCAGCTTGGTCCGGTTGGCCACGTCCATGCCCGTCTTCCGGCGGGAGGCCCTGACCCGATCGGCGAAGTACTCGGCCAGGCCCATGCCGGAGTCGGGGTTGTAGGTGCGGCGGGAGCCGCCTGAGCGCTGGCGCCGGGGGCGGCGGTCGCCGACGAGGAGGTCATCCCCGGTATCGACCAGGTCGGCATCCGCCGGGGCGGTGGTCTCCTCGTCATCCAGGAGCTGGGCGGCGGACTTGATCTCGTCCCAGGGGCCGGTGGCCGCGTGGCGGGAACGCCGGGCGGCCTTCTGGGCCTTCCTGGCCTGCCGGGCCCTGTCGATCTCTTCGAGCTTCCTCTGCAGCTCGGCTGCAGAGGGTAGAGAGGAGTCCGAAGGACTTCTCTCTACGAGAGAAGTAATATTCGGGTTTGTTCCGGCTTCCGGACCAAAAGAAGAGGGGTCGTCGGCGCCGGTGTAGAGCGGGGCCGGGCACCCCTCCTCCCAGTAGTCGACGGTGGTGATCCGCCGGACCACCGACCGGCACCGCTTGGCCTCCTCCGGCCAGGCCTCGCGGGCCACTTCCTGCAGAATCCCCCGGTCCAGCAGCTTTGCCACCGCCTCATAGACGGCGCTCTTGCCGAGGGCGGTCTTGCGCATCAGCTCGTTGATGCCGAGCCAGACCATCCGGGTGTTCTGGTCGGCGGCGTCGGCCAGCGCCAGCAGCACCAGCCGCTCACCGCAGCGGACCTGCTCGGGGGCGTGGTGGAAAACTTCGTGGACGATCTCGATTGCCAAGACGCTTCTTCCCTATCGCTCCGTGATCACTGCCAGCGGTCGACGGTGGTGATCCGGCGTATCGGCCGGTTACGGAGCGGCGGGGGGACCTTATCGGCGGGGAGGTCTTCGAGGATTCCGCGCTGGTAGAGGTTGCGCAGTGCCCGGTCGACCTTCTCCTGGTCGGCGTTGATGGGCAGGTCGTAGGGGTTGGCCCAGGTGATGCGGTTGTCCCCGGCGGAGTTGGCCAGGGTGGTCAAGACGACAAGCTCGAGCGCGTCCAGGTCTCCGGGAGCATGCTTCGTCACGTCTACCAGCACGCTGACGGCCAACTGACCGATCCTCCTAGTAACTGATGAGTTGCTGTAGGTTATAACTGGTGAGCTACCGTTGAATGCGTTCGATAGGTGCTCCCAGCCCTGCATGTGAGTCGTGGTGTGGTGTCTGGCCCGGCCGGAATCCCCGGCCGGGCCTACTGCTGATCAGGCAGCCTCGTACTCGGCCCGGAGCTTCTCGTACTCGTCGCGGGTCATCTTCTGGCGCACCTCACCGCGGCGGGGACGGCCGGGACCCTCCTGCAGGCGGATGGTGCGCTTTTCGGGGTCGTGGAGCACGGTCACCTCATCGGAGGCGATGTCGCGCGGCTTGCCCCGGGTCTTGGTCTCTTCCGCCTTCCGCTCGGCCTCGGCCAGGCTCTCCATGACCGTCTGCTTGGCCTGCTCCAGCTGGCCCGAGGCGTTCATCAGCGCCCGCAGATGGTGACGGACGTTCAGGGTGAGCGGGCTCTGGGTGTAGGGCTCGCCGCGCATGGCCGAGGTGAACCGGTCCAGGGCGGTCAGCGCCTGGTAGACCTCACCGAGGGTGGTCACAAGGTCGGGGACCTGCTCCTGCGGTTCGGGGGCGGGGGTGGCCTGGGCATCATCCACGGGCTCATCCTCGGTCAGCTCGACCTCTTCCTCGGTCAGCTCACCGGTGATTGTCGGCTCCTCGGCGGCTGCGGCCTGCTCCTCCTGTTCGGCGGCGCCTTCCTCGACCTCTTCCTCGCCCTCGTCGTCGGCGTAGCTGAGGTCTTCCAGGCCCATGGACAGGTCCAGGACGGGGATGCCCGCCTTCAGGGCGGCGTCCAGCAGCTGAGCGGTGATCTCATCGGGGGCCTGCTCGGCGTCTTCGCCCCAGGCCAGGAGAAGGTAGGGCTCATCCCCCCAGTTCTGCGCATCGAGGAGCACCTCGGTGATCTTTGCGACGATGTCGCCGTCGCACTCGATGGTGTCCTCGGCGTTGTGGTTCACCATCCGACCGGCCCGGCCGGGCTGGCCGGAGTCGATCGAGGTGTAGGCGTAGCCGAGGTCGACAAGCCACTCAGCCACGCGCTGCACCGTGATTGAGGTGGCCTTGCGGTCGGCCGGGAGGTAGGCGCGGAATTCACGTTCCTCGTCGGTGTCGATCCCCAGCCAATCGGACAGGAGATCGTCAATCGCGTCCTCGGAAACCTCGCCGCCACCGGCGACAGCGAAGATAATCATCGAGTTATTTTCCGTGGACACCAGTCCTCTTTCTGGTTGCGGCAATCTGCACTACAAATTATCCACCACGTTCCAACTGTGGGCGCAAGTTCGGATCCCTACTGCGGGAAGAAATACCAAGTAGGAATTTCAGGGAAGATCAGGAATCCGTGGCGATTGGATACGGCCGCCTTTACGCTGCCATCCCCGGGGAAGGACGTCGACGTTTGGGGATTGCAGCCGGGTGACGATGAGCCGGGCGAGCGCCGCCACCGCGGCGGAATCCAATGCCATGATCACCTCCTGCGGGACGAGGGTCAGTCCATAGCAGGCGGCGATCACAAGGAGCGGTTGGATCTGTGAGGGGATGGGGAGGGCGGCGCGGACGGCCTCGTAGGCCATCCACGCCGCCACTCCGACCAGCACGAGCTGGATCATCACTCGGTGCGGTCCTTGACGAGCTTGCCCTGGGTCCAGTCGGTCATCCCGGCGGGCTTGTAGATACCAAAGTGGGTGGCCACGGCGATGATGAAGGTCTCAACGGTCTCCTTCAGCACGGCCTGGGCGTCGAAGGCCGTCCCGGTGGTGAGCGCCTCATGGTAGAGGGTCAGGTAGCTGGTGACCCCGGACAGGGCCAAAAGCAGCACCGCCTTGATGCCGCCGTGGGTCGACTTCTTGGTCACAAAGCCGACGATAAGCGGAAGCAGGGCGTTGATGGCCAGCTCGACAAGCTGAAGGTTGCTGAATTCGAGCATTGGTCTCCTCGCGAGGGAATACACGTCCTCGATGTCACAGGACCACTAAGGCGAAGGTACGTGAATCCCCCCACGGGTTTATAATCAGCAGTTACTCCAAGTGCGGGTGGATACCGAATTCCGGCTCCCCTACGGTGACGTCATTAGGCGCGAATTCTTCAAGCGCCTGCACAAGCAGCGGAATACGCTCATCGATACGCAGGTACCGGAACTGGCCCTTGGTGGGGTTGGTTTCCATATGCCAGTAGAAGTCCTCACGTGACCCCGGCCGAAGCTGCATGTACGGGGTTGGCTCGGTGCCCTGTTCCAGCTGTGCCGCGGCCAGCGAGATCTCTTCCGGGAAAGTGCGAGGTTCCACAGGAACCGGGGTGATCACTACGAATACCCGGGTGTCCGGTTGGGTATAGCTGACAGCCACCCGGCGCCACCCGGCAGAATCCGGTATGAACTCGGTGACCATCCGATAGGCGAGGGTGTTCCAGTCCGGGTCGCACACCTGGACCATGGCATCCCGTAGGCTGTCGCCGAGCCGGATGTAGACGCTGAAGACCGCGGGGCCTTCCGGCGGTGGCATGTCCACCCACCCGGCGATCATTGAGGTGCTGGGCGCGGTGGCGGTGAAGGTCTGAACCGGCCAAGTGTCCTCGGCCACCGGTGAGGGTGCCTCGTCGTCGGCTTGGGTGATGTTGCCGTCCGGAAACCATACGCCCATCCACCACTTGACCGGACCAACGTAGTTGATCTTGTCGGGGATAACGATCGGCCGGACCAACTGCGGGCGGATGTAGTCGCTCGGGCCCGGGTTGTCCGGGTCGGGGGTGATCTCCACCTGTACCTGGGCGATCTCCTGCCATGAACCGGGAGCGACTCCGTTGAAGCGGATGCCGATGGCGGCGTAGGCGGCGCGAGGAAAGATAACCTCACCGGCGGCGTTGGCCAGCTCGGCAGGCGCGTAAAACTCGCCCCACACCCGCGCCCAGGGCTGCCCAGCTGCCCCGGTGGTGATCCCAGCGTTGGTGGGCCCGCGGCCGAGCATCAGCGGGTCGGTGTCGGATGTGCTCACCCCGTAGATGGCGAAATCGGCGAACGCGCCGCGGGGGATGGCGTCCTGAAGATCGGCCACGCCACCGAAGGTGATCTGCCCGCTGGCCGACAGCTGCAATCCGATGCCGAGGCTGGCCGTACCATCGAAGATCATCTGACCTGATGCGCTGGCCTCGATGATGGGGACATGATGCAGCTCGGCGGTCCCATCGAAGCTGATGGAGCCGGTGGCAGTGGCCGGGTAGGCGATGACCAGCTCGGCGGTGGAGGTTGGTCCACCGAGGGTGATGCTGCCGCTTGCCTCCACGTCGATGATTGCGGCCAGCAACGCCTGCCCGCCGAAGGTGATGGCGCCGTCGGCGTGGGCGTTGCCGTTGCGCACGGCCCGCGCCGAGCCTGCGAAGGTCAGATGCCCGGAGCTTTTGAGGACACCGTAGATGTCCGGCTGGGCGGACCCGGAGAAGCTGATCGCGCCCGCGGCTTGCAGGGTGTTGGCGATCAGGGTCTGGCCGGTGCCGCCGAAGGTGATCCCGCCGGAGCCCTGCAGGTTCCGCACGCCGAGGACGGTGGTGGAGGCGTTCGGCTGGCCGGACCACATGTACCCGGGCGTGTCCCCGCCGATGTAGGTGGGATCGGATCGGACGTCAAGGCGGATGTTGTCGACGGTGAAGTTCAGCCACCTGGCGCTGCCTCTACCGGCGGCGCGCAAGACCAGCTCGATCCGGGCGGTGGTGGGTGTGACGGGGAAGGCGAAGGCCTGCCGGGTGATCGATCGGTTGATGCTGAAGCTGTTGGACAGCAGCCATTGGCCGGAGGCGTTGTACTGCTCAATGCCCAGCTCGAAGGTGTGGTAGTCGGCGGCCGTCCCGGCCGAGTAGGTGATGCCCGTGATATCCAGCGACAGTAGCGCGGTGGTGTTGGTTTGCAGCCCGGTGACGTCCAGGATCGGGCTTAGGATCGATCGGATGGTGTTCGCGGTGCCGCAGTACAGGCCACCGGTCACCGATTGGGTGTTGTTGGTGACGGTGGCGTTGGGGCTTGAGGCGTACCAGCCGGTGCCACTGGGGTGCGGGGAGCGCCAGAAGTTCCAGACGTTGATTGGGGAGGGCTGGTCAAGGCTGGCTTGGATGGTCAGCGATGCGTGCGGGGTGCCCGCCCAGGTGTGGCCTGCGGTGGTGCCGTTGACGTAGGTCTTGGTCGTTCCGGGTGCGAGCCGGAACTTGCCCATACGGCAGTTGAGTATTCCATAGCCACCAGGGTGATAGAGCTCAAATTCCAGGTCGACGCTGGTCGTGCCCGCCGACTGGGTGAAGGTGAAATACCACCGGTTGGTGGAGGAGTCGTAGTTGACCCTATCAATGATGGTGGGGTTGGAGGTGGATCCGTTGTGGTTGACCCATATCCAATGCGGTGGAATCTCAGGCCCGCTCGGGCTGGGCCCGGCGAAGCTGAACGTCCAGGTTCGGCTGGAGGAGGTCGGCGGCAGCTTGATCCCCGACAGCTTCACCAGGGTGGTGTTAGGGATGTTTTCGCCGACCACGGAGAAGTACCAGTACCTGGTGCCACCGGCGGTGTCCAGGGTTCCGCCGCTGAAGGTCTGCCCACCGGCGGTCCGCCAGTTGTCCCCCTGAAGTTCTGGGTTGGCGATGTAGTTGGTGATATCGACTGCCATTACGCCTCCACACCGATGCCAAATCGCGTCGCCGAGCTGTTGAAGCCGTCGCTGGCGGTGGCGACCAGCTGCCCGTTGATCATCACCTGGTAGTTGGTGCCGACCACCCGCACCGTGAGCCGGTCACCGTCGGTAACGGGCTTGGCGTAGGTGACCAGGGTTGTCACCAGCCCGCCTTCGACGCGCTGCAGCGCGCTCCTGGTGGCCCGCAGGTAGTTGAGGTTGTCCGAATACCGCAGGATCAGGCACTGCTCCTTGCCGTCAGCGCCGCTGACAAGCGTGGCGGCCACGGTGGCATTTGCCTGCCCGTAGTCGATGACGCTGATTGCGCGCTCGGCGCCATCGGCCAGACGGACCACACCCCCGCGGTGGGAGTCCCGGTGAAATCCGGGCACCGGGCTGACCCAAACCTTGCCCCCGGTGTCAGTGGAGCGCCCTTCCAGTGGGGCCAGCGGGTCGCCGGTGTAGGCGTTGAAGGTGTCCACCACCCTGGCAAGGTCGGCGCTGTTACGCGTGTCGCTGGTGCCGATCACGTGGCCCTTGTCATCGAACCAGGTCACATAAAGGTGCACCGGGACCGGCTGCTTGGTGGGGTCTGAGTGCGGCTGGTGGACGTAGGCAGACACCGTGATCGGGAGCCGCTCATCGGTGCTGATCGGCGTCCAGTAAGTGCTGCCGGAGATCGGCGCCCGGCCGGTCACGGTGCGCGTGGCCCTCCACAGCATGCCCCTCCACGACACGATGTCTCCCGCGTGGTAGACGCGGGTGCGGTCATAGGGGCGAATCAGCGGGAGGGGGATGCCGTATTGGATCGGGATCAGCGGGTCGCCGGTGGGGTTGGCCGGAAGCGACCAAGCGGAGATGTCCGCGGTCTGTGTGCCGTTATTGTGGATCGTCAGAGCGTTGATATTACGGATGCTGTCGACGGTGGGGTGCGGCAGGCCAATAGCGATCTTCGGAGTGACCTGGGTGCTGGGCACCGCGCCGGTATGGGAGACGCCGGACCACCCGTGCTGGGTGAGCAGCTCCGCATCCCAGGCAACGGTCCGGTCTTCAACGGCGGTGTAAACCTTCCACCAGGTGTTGTTGGACCCGTTACCGGGCGGCGCCTGGTCAATTCCATAGGCAGGTTGCACACATATGTACAGCCAGTCGTCGGTGGTGACGATCTGCCCGACCCGGTAGTGGATGCTGGCGTCCCACTCCGGGTAGGTGGGGTGGATGAACTCCGCCATGTCCGGCGACGGCATCAGGTTGTGCGATTCGCGCAGCTGCACATCCCACCCGCTGGCGGTGCGGGCGGCGGAGCGCATGGCCTGGAGCATGCCGCGGTTGGCCGATAGGTAGGCCGAGTCGATCGTCAGCGCTCGCGCCTGTGAGGGGCGTACCCCCTCGGGCACCCACGCGCCGATGCTGGCTGCAATGTGGGCCAGCTGGGTTATGTGGGTGGTGTACATGTCGGATGCGAGCAGGGACGCATTCAGCGACGTGCGCATCCGGTCCACGCCGTATCCGAGGGCGCGGATCAGCCGGATCATGTCCCGGTTCGTGTCGGCGTCGATCGTCAGGTAGTTGCCGTACAGGCGCCGGTAGAAATGCGGGATCAGCCGGTAGAGGAAGTCAAATCCTTTGAAGTTCTTGATGTGCAGCGTGGAGGCGGTTCCGGCCCGCACCCACACCCCGTCCAGGAGCAGGAAAATTGCGTAATAGACAAACTGGCCGGGGATGACATCGGTGTCGGTATAGCTGCCAGGTGAGGTGGCAGTATCAACGAGGATCTGACCATCCTCGGCGTCAATCGGATACCCGTAGGTGGACTTGACCAGGCGAAACCCGGTGTACTCCCCAAGCGGCGGGTCCCACGTGACGAACACCTTGTCATAGCCGAGCGAGTGCGCGGTGAAGGTGCTCTCCTTAAAGCCCGGCCGGGGATCTGGATTGGGCCCATAGAAAGTTCGGGCGTACTGGTCTACGCGATAAATAGCCATTTACGTCACCCAACCGGAATCACGTGCATCATGACCCCTGGATCACGCGGGGCCGCCCAATACGGGTAAATCCCGGTGACGATTCCACCCTCGGAAACGAAAATCGTGATCGTCATGTCCCCGCGCCAGACAAACGAGCAATCGTCGTAGTCCGGGTCACGGCGCGGCGGTGGTTGACGGTCCTGTGGGCTCGGCGGTGGCGGGTTGTACCTGGGCGCTGGCGCATCGACCAGTTCACCGCCGGGACTGAGGTGGTCCACGCACCTGATCAGGTGCGCTCTCAGGTAGGCGGTGACTGGCACTGGGGCGGTCAGACCCTCACCATCGACGCGGGCGCTAGCACTGATGGTCGTCCCTGCCGGGAGAACCTCCACCCAGTGGATGTAGTTGTGCAAAAAGTCACCGTTGTGCTGGTTTTCCCGCACCAGGTGGCGCAGGCCCACGTCCTGTCCGTTGATCTCCAGCCGGGCCCGCCGCCGGGCCCGGGCGGCCCGGGTCTCACTGGTGGGCACCCCGTCCACGCGCAGGGAGACCATCCATAGCCCGGTCTCGCATAGCACGAGCCCGTCCCCGCTCTTCATCATGAACGGGTCGGAGGTGGGGTGGATTGGCAGCCGCCACCACCGCCCGTCATCGGTGGTCTGCTCATCATGCACCAGGGGTAGGCCGAGGAAGTGGTCTTCGTCGATCCACTCCTCCCCCGCCCACCATTCCCACCGCGGGCCGCGTACCGGGTCTTCGGTGAGACTCCACCGCCCAGTGGTGATGCGCCGGTACCGGGCGGTGTGGTCGTCATCCAGCCCGGGGATGGGGGTGAGGATTCCGCCCACGCGGCGCAGGTAGTCCCGCACTGGGGTGTGCATGTGCGAGCGGGAGTGCACCGGTACCAGCCACTGCAGGCCGCGGTCGTTGCGAGCGCACCCTCCTCCGCCGTTTTGCGGCGGTTCAGGGTTGTTCGGCGGCGGGACCGCGGTGTTGCCGGGGGTCAACGGGTAGTTGACGATCGCTCCCTCGTAGTAGGGCAGCTGCTCCCCGCGGAGGTAGGCCTGGAGGCGGTCGCCGACGGTGCCGTAGTTGCGCGGCTCCCAGCCCGGGACGCGAAAGCCGGGATCGCGGGGGGCGATGTGGGGGTTGACGCCGAGGATTACCTGGGTCGCATACAGCTCCTCCTGCAGGTCGTTGACGTGGCTGGCGTAGATTACCTGGGTGAAGTTCCGCTTGGTGGTAAAGCGGCGATACTCCTTTGGGTAGTAGGCCATGGCATCACCTACAGGAAGGTCATAACCTCGGGGATCTCAAAGCCCGCCCATACCCCGGAGGGAACCGAGTGGACCGTCTGGCCGTCCGTGCTGTAGTAGACCACCCCATCACCGTGGACAATCATGGGTGTTCCGTTCGGCCACCAAGCGTTGATCTTCAGCCCGGGGTCGTAGCTGCTGTAGGTGACCGGTTTCCGCTTGTCCGGGGTGTGGATGGTGGTCCCGCGGATCGGCTGCTGGGTCGGCTTTTTGTCATCCATGCTCGGCGGTGGAGGCGGCGGCGGGAACGCGTAGTGGTCCCAGGCGCCTTCAGCGCACCGGACCAGGTAGGCGCGGATATAGACATTGGCCAGCATCGTGTAGTGGGCGGCCACGCCCTCGCACCGGATGGAGACAGTGATCAGTGATCCGGCGCGGACTTGGTCCGTCCACACGAAGGTGTTGAAGTGGTCCTTGACCGTGTCGGCGTCGTCGTCGAGGTAGTCGCGGATGGCGACGTCGGCACCGTCGACCTCGAGCCGGGTGGCGCGGGCGGCGCCGCTGGTGTCGTTGTCGGGGTCATAAGACCAGTCGGTTCGCACCAGGAATGTCCATAGTCCATCCTGGTTGACCCGGAAACCGGCACTCGAGGCCATCTTGAACGGGTCTTCATACGCGGTGAAGCTCACCCGGTGCCAGGTGGCCGCGGGAACCTCCACGTTGTAGGCGGTGCCGCGGAAATACGGCACATGCAGCATCCGCCCCTGGAACTGCAGCCTGGAGGCGACGGTCTCATGGTCGCGGGCACCGACCAAGGGCGGCCGATCCTGGGGCACCACATCCCGCCCTGGGTCGGTATTCAGCCATTTGGAGGCGTCATCCCGCGTAGGGGTGCGGCCGTCTCGCGCCTTGTCCCGCAACCGGTCTGCTACCCGGCGCAGGGTGTTGCGGTCGGCGGTGCAGATCCAGCGGGCGACCTGGGCGGGGTCACCGGAGAGGAACCCGCCGCCGAGGTTGGGGCGGGTCATGCTCTCACGCTCCAGTCCGGCCACCGCTTGCGTAGCTCGGCCAGGACGGCGTCGTAGTTGTACCGGTGCCGGGCAGACCCGCTGTCGGTGATGATGTCGGCGATGGTCTCAACGTCATCGACTGTGGGAGCCTCGCCGAGCCAGGAGACCACGCCCTGCAGCTCATAAGGGATGCTGCCGGGGTCGTTCCGCGCCACCTGGGGGGTGAGGCCTAAGGTGCGCTGGATGCCGTCGACGAGTTCTGCTTGCAGGGTGTTGATGTGCTCGGCGTAGACGACCGTGGTGTAGTCGTACTTGGTCGTCCATTCCGGGTAGTCGTTGGGGTATATGGCCATCAAACACCTACCAGGTCCGCAGGGTTGACGATCTTGCCTTGGGCGGGCACCTCGTCTACGCACCGCACCAGGTACAGCCTGAGGTCGACGTTGACCTTCAGCTCGTGGGAGGGGGCATCGTCGAGGTCCGTTCTTACCTGCACGGTGATGGTGGTGCCGCGGGGAAGGACCTCCTGCCAGGAGACCTGGTTGTGCAGGGTGAAGGAGTTGCGGGCGTCTTCCCCGGTGTAGTCCGAAAGCCCCACATCGGAGCCGTTGATGAGCACTCGCAGCATGCGCCGGGCTTGGTTCAGCAGCGTGTAGCCGGTTGCCTGCCACTCGGTGCGGGCGTGTATCACCCAAAGCCCATGGGCATTCAGGCGCACGCCCGAGCCGTCGGCCATGCGGAAGGGGTCGGCCAGTATCGCCTCGGCTGCGGTGATCGGCACCGGTGTCCACTCGCCGGGGTAGGTGACCAGCTCGATCGCCTGGGCGCGGAAGAACGGCAGGGCCTCCCCGCGGGCGTGTGCGGTCATCCGCGCCTCCACGGTGCCGTAGTCGCGGGTTAGCCCGCCGGGGTCAGCCCGGCTGATGTGTGGGGTAAGGCCAAGGGTGCGCTGGGTGGCGTCGACTTCTTCTTGCAGGTCGTTGACGTGGGCGGCCCACAGGATGTTCTTCCAATCCAGCCGGGTCGGCCAGGTGCGGATGCTTGAGGGGTAGGACGCGGTCACCAGGCCTCCTTACACGGGGGTGATGACGCCGCCCACCGTGGCGATGTGCACATCCCCCAGCACCGGCATCTCATACGGCTCCATCACCGCGTCGTCGGCGCCGACCTGGGGGGCGTCCTCCCGGGCCATCAGCGGGATGTTCACGTTGATCACCCCGGGTAGGGCCGACAGCCGGGTGTAGATCTGGGCGAGGGTGACCCGGGTGCCGAAGGTCACCTCATCAGCGCGGAAGATCTTGGCCAGCTCGGCCTCAACGGTGGCCTTGACGAGGATGTCACGCCACCCCGGCGCCACGTGCACCCGGAGCGGGTTCTGCTCGGTGCCGAAATTGACCTTGACGAAGGTCGGCCCGGAGACGCTGACCTTGGTCCCGGCCAGGGCGTGGGCTTGTAGGTGCTCTTGGGTGGTGGCGATCAGGTCTGCGTTGGGGGTGGAGCGGTCCGGCCCGGCGATGAAGACGGTGACCGAGCCGCTGCGGGCGGAAACGGCCTTGGCGGCGCTGACGCCGGGCACCTCGAGCGCGAGCCGGGCGAAGTCCTCCGTGCTGACACACCGGTATTGGGCGGCGAAGGCCTGCGGGGCGTTGCGGCGGATCTCATCGGAGTCCTCCGGGTCCGATCCGCCGGTGGCCGCGGTGGACATCGCCCGACCGGCCGCATCCCGGGCAATCCGCACTCCGGTCACGGTGTCGGAGGCGATGTATTGGATCGTTCCAGGGCCGACGTTGCCCGCGCGGCCGACTCCGACCCGGTAGGAGACATAGATCTTGGCACCCAGCTCGGGGATGCGCCCGGTGATCCCATCTCCGAACATGATCGCCGTGGACCCGTTGGGCAGCAGGCGGGTGATGAACACCCGGTCATCGGGTCCAGCATCGATCAGGCGCGGGATCCTGATCCACTCAATATTGGCGTGCGGGGCCTCCACCCACACCCGGACCGAGCCCTCGATGATGCCATAGTTGGGGAGTGTGAGCACCTGGTGCGCCTCCCCGGTGCCGACGGCGGCCTGGTAGGGGGCGATGGTCTGCCCCTCGGTGACGGTGACGGTGACGGGGTCACCGTTGCCGGGCACGACCACGTCTTCGTCCAGCTCGAAAGCGACCGGCCCATCGACGGCTTCCTGGTAGTTGGTGAGGAACTTGGTGCCGCGCGGTACGGTGATGTCGTTTCCGTTGGCGGACTCGACGACCAGTGTCACCTCAGCCTTGGCGGCGATGGCGCCGTGGGCGATGTAGCCGAGCTGCTCGGCCAGCGCGAGCACTGATGAGCGGGTGGTGGCGGTGGCCAGGGTCGACTCCCCTAGCACGCGGTCCACGTAGTAGTTGCTCAGGTCTACGGCCGCCGCCATGGTCTGCAGCAGCATGAGGACGAAGTCGCCCTCGCCCCGTGGCTCCCAGTTGGGAATGACCTGCTGGGCTTGGCGGACTAGTTCCTGGATGACCGCATCGAAATCCCGAGCGGTGTAGTCGAGTGAGATCTCAGCCACCACGTACCTCCGCGATCACGCCACCGGCACCGATGGCCGCCCGGTGGATGTAGCGGGACCCGGCCGTGCCAGCGCTGGGGGTGTCCCGGCGGACGTACTCCACATCCAGCAGGGCTTCCCCCTTGCGTGCGTTGGGGTACGGGATGATGCGCCGGACGTGCACACTCGGCTCGTACTGCGCGGCCTGGTCGGAAACCTTCACCGATAGCTCGGCGGTGACCTGGGCGGGGTCAGGCTCGAAGACCATCCTCGCCACGCCAACGCCGATCCTGGGTCGCATGACGCGTTCGCCGGGATTGGTGCCGATGATGCCGATCAGCCGCTGCCGGATCTGCCGGTTGACGTCGGTCGTGACAACGACCTGACCGGTGGTTGGGTCAATCCGGAACGGCAGATCGGGCGCTACAGGAGACGCGGCTTCCAAAAGCACCTCCTGTCATCTCGGCAAAAATTCACACGTCGTTTTCCAGTGTATTTGGAGCCGCGTCATTCTTTAGAATGGAGAGTTCATGCTCCAGATCCGCAACCCTTTTGGAAAGCTGTCTTACCGCTTCCCAGAGAATTCCGACCAGGCTTCCCTCGGAGACGTGCGATGCGCCGACGTGGGTGACCGCGGGTAGGTCTTCACGCAATGGCCCGATGCCTTCCCGGCCGTCGACCAGGCGCCGCCACCGGTAAGCGGGGGCGTTCTGGACGGCCTGCACCGGGTCGAAATCCAGGTTGCGGATGTCGGTCTTCAGCCGCTGGGAGGAGACCTTGATGAAATCGGCGGCGTGCACCTCCACATACCCGCCGCTGGATTTGCGGGCGTGGACGTTGGAATCCAACACGATCCCCGCAGCGCCGGGTCCGTCGACGGCCAGCTGGGAATTCCCGGGGATGATGCGGCCCTTTTTCGGGTCGTGGAAGCGGTGGTAGACCGGGTAGCGGAAATCCCCATTCGGGTATTGGATCCACACCGCCTCCCCCGGCTCGGGCGGGCCGTCGATGATGGTGGCCGGGAGCGCCCAATTGGAGACCGTCTCCCCCAGCACGTCCGGCACCTGGGCGGTGATCCTCATCTTGCCTTCAGGGTCGGCGTTGGAAACGACGATCCCGCGGTAGAGCCCGTTGTGTTCTCTCATCGGTACCTCCGAGGAGACCCCCGCCTTTAGGCGGGGGAGGAATCGGATCCCTTCGAAGCTGTGCTATCTTTATATCGCCCGCCAGGCTTGTTATCGCCTGGCGGGCCTACCGCCGGGCTGGCGGGATGTGATGCCTGTGGAGGCCACGTAAGGCCGGTCGCACACCTTCGGGTGTGCGACGGCAGTCGCCTGTGAAGCAGGAAACCCAACCCGTGAGGGTTGGAATCCCCTCCCTTCAGGGAGGGGAGGAAGTCAAAGCAGCACGTCCCTCCGATTGGCGGCCACCCACCGGCCGCCCATCAGGGTGCAGGCATCATCCACCCGCGGCAGGCTCCTGTCCCGCAAGATCAGCGCGTCGGAGCTGTTACGGGAGACGGTCGCGGTGGCGTAGTAGGTGGCCGCGGCACCGACTGCGCTGGGATCCTTCAAGTGCAGGTGGTGCCGGGCTTCGGTGACCATCCACACTCCGGTCAGCTCCGGTTTGACCGCTTCCCCTTGAAGGTCGAGCAGGTTCCCGGGGATCGCATCCGGCTCGCCGATCATGTCCACATCGGCCTTCAGCCACTGCTCGTTGGCAATCGCCAGCGCCTCGGCGTCAATGTACAGGTCGGTGACCGAGGCGATCTCACGGTTTCTGGCGACCCACTCCGGGGCGGGCTCGCTCGCCGGGGATTTGGCTTTCAGCAGCTGGTTACTGGCGTAGTCAATGCCAGTGAGCTGCCGGTTTGCCTGCTTGCCGGAAATCGGCACCAGCGACCCGTGCAGCGGGCGCACGTCCAGCACCCAGTCATCGTGCTCCTTGACCCGGTCCATCCGGACGGTCAGTGGATTGGACCGGGTGGCCATCGCCAGCGAGGCGGGATCGACGAAGTATAAGGTTCCGTTTTCGATGTGGAGCACGCGGGAGGACTTCTCAGCCCGCTGCTTCAGCCAGGAGAAGTCGGAGATGCCCGGCTGGTAGAGGTAATCGTGCACCTTCCTGGTGCGGTGGCCGACGAAGGAAAGCCCATACTCCTGGGCGATCTGCTTGGCGATACCAGAATCGGTGATCTGCCGCCAATCCCTCGTCCGCTCCATAATCAGCCCTTGCCCGGTGCCGACCATGACGTAGGTGGCGACCAGGCCCCCATACAGGGCCTGCGGCTCACCGGTGGTGGGCTGGGTGTGGTGGATGTACCCGTACCAGGTGCGGATCTTCGGGCGGCGCCCCCACACCAGGCGGACCGGGGTGCCGTGCTTCGGGTACTCCATCCGGCGGCGGATCTGGTCAGGCCCGGAGAAGAACAGCTTGGCCGTGACCACACTGATCTTGCCGATCCCCGGCTCGATCACCACATCGAACGGCTGGGGGTTGACCTTCGTTTCGTTGATGTACAGCTCGTAGACAAGCCTCGTCTTAGACATAGGGCATCCGGATCCGGGTTCCTGGCTCTAGATCTCCCCACCAGAAGATTTCGGGGTTGGCATCGGCCATCTCCCACCACCGGTAGGGGTCGCCGAGGTATTTGTCGGCAAGCAGGTCCCACCGGTCATCGTCGGTGACGGTCACGTCGGCGTATGCGAACGCCCACGTCCGCGGTGGGCGGAGCTGCAGCCCGCGGATCATGCGCCCGCGCCAGACCCGGGTTTCGGTGTCGAATCCCTCATATCTGCTGGTCATGGTCCATCACCTGGCATTTGGGTTGATCGGTCCGACGAGCGGCAACTGCGGTGCGCCGACCACCTGGGCATAAAGGTTGTAGTTCTGCCGCTGGAAAAGTGACATCGAGGAGTTCTGGGTGCGGGTGGCGGACCTGATGGCAGCGTTCTGCCGCAGCCACTCCTCCATCTGCTTACTTCTAGCCTGTGCCGCCGTGCCAGAAAGCCGAAGACCCGCACCGCCAGAACCAGAAGAACCAGAAGAACCAGAGGAGCTAGAGGAGCTACCGCTGTCAGCATCAATGGGCGGCGGGGTCCCACCCTCAAGATTGCGCGGCATGATCTGCACGTCCACCTGCATGCCGACCCGGATGGGGATCATCTCCCGGGAAAAGTGCGTCCAGGAGATTCCGACCCCGGTGATGATCCCGAAGACGGTCAGTGCGCGGTCGGTGGTGCCGAACTGGATGAAGCAGGGCGGGGGGACGAACGCCTTGGTCCAAAATTGGCTAGCGGTCATCTGGTAGGGGTCGGCGACGGTGTCGTCCAGGGCGTCAACGAGCGCCAGCATGGCCCGCACGTCCCGCCATGCACCTTCCATGGCCAGGTCTTCATGCATCCACTGCCCGGCCAGCGCGTAGCTGACCTCATAGGTGCGGTCGAAGAGCAGCTGGAAAGACAGGCTCTGCTGCAGCGGGCCGGTCGGCGGGCTCGCCTCGCCGCCGTCTCTGCGGGTGTAGTAGGTGGCGATGGCGACCTCGTTGTCGAACTCTGCACCGAAGGAGGTGGTGAAGGTGCTGGGGTTGTACAAAAAGTACAGCTTTCGCACCTCGGTCGGATCCGACTCCCCACGGTAGAAGTCGGGGTCGGAGCGGATGTGCCCCCGCTGCACCGTCGAATAGACGCCCGGGCTCCACTCCACCGGATTACCGTTCAGGTCATAGCCGCGAATCCACGGGTGGAACGGCAGGTTAGAGTTGGTGTCCGTGACTGGGGCAAGATCACCTAAAGGCTGGAAGACGTTCGGGTCGTAGGGGGTGGTGACCGGGGAAACCGGCTCGATCTGCCCAGGCAGGGTGACCGGTGCAGGCTCCTGCTCTGTGCCGCGCCGGTCAGGATAGGGCATCGTATCCTCCCTTCGCGATCGCCTCATACAGGTCCCGACGCTTAAGTTCACGGACAATGCCGTCGACGATCTCGCGTCCCGTCTGTTCGCCGATCCGGCCGCCACTGGCGTTAACAACGATCGCGCCGGACTCGATGGTCAGGTTGACGGTGCACCCGCCGGTCTTGCCGACCGCGGCGGCGCCGGTGAGATTACCGCCCTCCTTTAAGGTTTCGCTGACCAGGGCTTCGCGGATGGTCTGCGCCTGCCGGGCGGGAATGATCATCTCGCCCTTGTGGACTACGGCCAGGTGATCCCGCGGAATCTCCCAGGCACCCTTGTCGTACCAGCCGAAGTCCACGCTGTGCGCCCAGGCTGCCTCCGGGTCGTAGTAGCGCTGCTTGATGTACTTCAGGCCCCACTTGATCTGGGTCGCTGGGTTGGTGCGCCAGTCCTTGCCCTCGGAGGCCATCTTGCTGGCGGGCAGGGCCTGAGGGATGCCGTAGGCGCCGGAGGAGCGGTTGACGGCCAGGTGGTTCCAGCTGGACTCCTTCTGCCACAGCGCCAGCAGCGCCTGCCAGTCCCGGCCTTTGTCCCACCCGTAGGAGGCGGCCAACCTCTTGGCGATTTGCTTGTTGCGCTCTCCGCGCGGACCGGAGTACCCGGTCTTGGGGATCTTGACGCTGTCCGGGTCCGACTTCTCGCCCTTCCGCCGCCCATAGGGAGGATTTCGGTTCTCTTTGCCGTCATCTTGACCGAAGACCGCCTCATCCTCGGTGGTGCCATTGATGGAGCGGGTCTTGGCGGTGGCCGCATCTCCGGGGTTCTCCTGGTCAGGGTTGTCGGCCTGACCCCCGTCGGTACCGCTCTCCGTACCGCGGCCAAAGATCCCCCCACTGGCGGAAACCCCGCCGCCAGAAAAAAGCGCGGTAAGCGCCTCTAGCTCGCTGACGCTGAAGTTGGTGCCAGGAGCGCCAAGACCGAGGCCACCGCCGATGACGACCGGGCTGCTGGTGCTACCCCCACTGGTGGTGGACTGGCCGCCACCGAAATCGGCACCACCCCAGTTGTTGCTTGCGAAATCGACACCTGGTGCGAAATCGCCGTACTTTTCCTCAAGCCGGGCGGCCTTCTTGGAACGGCGGACGTTCTTAGCGCCGATGATTCTCCGGGCCCGGTCCCACCTACGGCCGCTCATCGGGCGCTCTTGGACCGCATGGTCGCCACGGCGGGAGTTGGCATCCACATACCGGCCGTTGCCGACGTAGATGCCGGTGTGCCCGGCGGCGCCCGCTTGGGTGCGTGACCCCGACAGCAGGACGTCACCCGGTTGCAAGTCGCTGAGGGGAACTTCAACACCCTGCCGGTTAAGCTCGACCGTCGTTGGCCCGACGACGTATCCGAACTTGGCGTAAACCCGGGTGACAAAACTCGAGCAGTCGGCATAGCCCGGCGACATCCGCTTAGGGGACATGGTGTAGCGGACCCTCATCCGGGTCCACCGCCGGGCCTCTTCAGCGATCTGCTCGCCGAGGCTCTTTTCGTCCTCCTTCTTGTTCTTCTGCGCAGACGAGCGTTCTGCGGCGGCATCCGCGGCGGCCAGCCCGGCCGCACCGGTGGCGGGAAGCCGCGGCGCGGCGGAGGCGGTCGACCCCCCTTCAGGGCCCTGGCTACTCAGCAGTCCGGCACCATTGATACCGAGGATCGTGCCGGAGTTGTCCAGGGCCGGTTTGAGCGTCAGGAGCAGGTTCTTGGCCCAGGCGACAACGTCCTTGATGATCGGGGCGCTGACGAAGCTGGAGACCGCGGCGCTGAACTGGTCAGTGGCCTTGGTCATCGTCTCGGCCGCATCCAGCCACGCCTCGTTGCTGGTGACCTGCTGTGCCTCGCGGGCAAGCTCAGACCTCTGCTTGATCAGCGAGGTGTCCATCAGCAGGTCGTTGCCGTACTTCTCCTTGAGCTGCTGCCGCGCCTTGTCGTAGTCGGTGCCGACCTTGGACGCCTCAAGGTTGAGCTTGCCGAAATCCTCGGTCGATTTGCCCTGCAACAGGGCGTTGTGGACCTGCCGAAGGATCCGGACGAACGGCTCCACATCATCACGGCCGAGGACCTGCTTAAGGTACAGGCGACCGGGACCGTACTCGGCGAAGTCTATCTCGAAAACCTCCGCCGAGGATGCGTGCCCCCGCTTGGGGTAGACGGCCTTGAGGATGCGCTTGGCCCATTCGGCCGGGTCCACGATCTTCCCATCGCGGCCGACCGGGTCCCCGGCGTACATCATCATCGACCGCAACCGGGCAGTCGGGGACATCATCGACCCGACCATGCCCATGACCTTGGCCGCGCCCACCCCAGGGGCGTTGTTGCCGAGCGCCGCGGCGAAGGTCTCGATGGACTGAGCGGTTGGGTTGAACGGGCCACCGGCCAGCGTGGCCTTGGCCATAGTGGCCTGCATGTTGTCCAGCGCCGACAGCCCATACCCGCGGGCCTGGCTGCGCTGAAGGATCTGCCAGCCTTGGGTCAGGCTCCGTGATTCGGATGACGATCCGATGGTGGTCTGCTGCAGCAGATCCCGGAAATCGGTCTCCGACATGCCCGGAGGCCGGTAGACGGACATGTAGCTCTTAAAGAGCCCGACCTGGTGCTGCAGAGGTTCCTGCCGCTCGGCAATCCGCTCCAAGGCGTTGGCGAACTGCCGAGCTGCCGCCCACCCGGTATCCCAGTTGGTGTATTTGGTTCCCCACGCGGGCGGGGTGGTGCCCGTCCATGCGGCCCATGCCCTTTGGAACTTGCCCGGCGCGATCGGGGAGATGTCGTTCTCAAACGACCATTTCGCTGGGGTTGGGCCACCGCCCCCGGCGCCAGCGTGCCCACCACCCGCACCGCCGCCGCGGGCTGCACCACCGGCGGCCTGTCCGGCCGCCTGTCCGATCGGTTGCCCGTTGATGGTGATCTGGTGCCCGGGTGCAGCGCCGTTGGTACCGCCTGGGGTCGCCGGGGTCCCGGCGCCAACCCGGGCACCAGCGCCCCCCACCCCCGCCTGGGTCAGCCGGTTGAGCGCGGCCACCAGCTGGTTCAGCCGCTGGTTAAGCGTCGTGTAGACGCCTGACATTCGGTTGACCGTGGCCGCGAACTGGCCCACAGCCTGGGTAAAGGTGTGGGTGTTGAGCAGCCTGGCCATCGGCCCGGCCGGAGGTGCCTGACCACCCGGCGGGGACGCCTGAACACCTGCCGGGGTTGCCGGAGTGGGGTTCGGCGTTTGGGCAGGCGGCGGGTTGGGTGGCGTGTTGTTCACTGCCGCAAGGCCTTTCGCTCAGCGCGCTCGGCCGCCCGGCTGGCAAAAAAGTGCCGCTCCCGTGGGGTCATGGCGCGCACGTCCTGCAACGTCCAACCGGGGTAGGCCAAGATCAACGCCTCATAGACGTCGTACAGGTCAGCGTGGTTAACCGCGAAACAAGGTCTGGATGAGGAGCGGGACCCCAACATCCTGGCCGCAGTTGGTGCAGCTGACCTTGGCTTCCTCGAAGCGGGGGCCGATTCTCCGCCGGTCCAGCTCGCGGACGATCTTGCGCCGGTCGGCCATCGACATCATCCGCACCGCGTGCTGGCTGCCGTCGATCTTCCTGGTGCCGTTCCGGCCGGTGATGGTCTGCACCGTCCGGGCCAGCATGATCGTGTCCTGCTCTGGCTGGGTCAGCTCCCGGGCCCGGGTGGCGGCCAGCACGGCCTTCTGGTCGCCGACGGTGACCATGCGCACGGTGGCGGTCTCTCCACCCTTGAGGGTGACCTGGAACTCGTGCGACTGCTGTTCCAGCCGGGAGTTAGGCACATCAGTCAAGTCATAGGAGACGACAAGTTCGGTACCGCACCCGGTGCACAGCAGGCGCTCGAAGTCCACCGTGGGTCCGTAGGTGACACGCCGGATGGCCAGGAGGAGCGCGTCCCGGTCGCCGATGAGCAGCCGATCCAGCATGGCGGGGGTGGCCACCTCATCGCCCAGGTGTGTCACCCCGGCATGGATGATGGAATCGATGATCCGCTCGGGGATGCCGGAGGCCTCTGCGCGGCCGATCTCCTCCTCGTCTGCGCCGTTCAGCTCGCGCACCCGGGCGGTGGTGACCCACTTGCCGTTGATTTCCAGCCCGCCGGGAAGCTCCACAAGGTCGGGCTCCGGCGGCTTCATCTCCGTATGCGGGATCGACTGCTCCAGCACCTTCTGGGAGAGCGCGAGCACGCTCGGGTCGGTGGTGGGGTCGCGGAATTCACCGGTGGGACCAGTCGGAATGGTCATCGGGGTATTCAGATCCATCGCATTCTCCTATTCGTCAATCAATACAACCGGCCCGAGCGGGCCGCGCTTTCCGTGATTAGAAGTTGATGCCGTTCCCGCTGACGTCGTCCGCCAGAATGAACTGCCAGCCTTCATGAGCCAGCGTCATCTGCGAAATCGCGATCGAGTTCGCACCGGCGTCCAGGTCCGAAAACGCCAGCGAGGTCGGCCAGGCGTTAAACAGACGCCATCCGGCGAGCTGCACTGGCTCCGGGCCCGGCCACGGGTGTGCCAGGAGATAGATGTCGACGTTCATCCGGAAATCGGTCCCGGTGGCGCTGGTGTTGCCCTGCAGAACGTCGAAAAGCTCCAGCATCCAGTTGTACATCGCCCGGTTACCGACGGTAAGACCGCGGCTGAAGGAGACCGGGGAGAAGTCCGACTGGCCGGGCATCTTCCGGGTGGTGGTGTTCATACCGCCTTCCCGGTAGGGGATGACTTCGGTGGTCATGCTCAGCCCGGTGACGGACATAAAGCCGATGGCGCCCTTTCCGGTGCCAAATCCATATTTGGTGTCGCCAAAGACGACCTTGAATCTAAATGAGCGAAGCGGGTCCTGCTTCGCGCGGTCCTCAACGGTAGTAGCCATGGGGGTAAATCCTCCGGGGAAATTACAGGGCCACTTCGCCGGTCTCGACGCCTCCGTCGTAGTGGGAAAGGCGGATGATCACGAATTCAGCGGGATAGAGCAGCCGGACGCCGACCTCGATATTGAGTCGGCCAGCGTTGATTTCCGACTGCGGGTTCTGATCAGGGCCGCAATTGACGAAGAAGGCTTCCTTATCGGTCTGACCGGCGAGAATTCCGGCCTGGCGGAGCTTGGACAGGTAGGTGGACAAGACGAGCCGCACCTTCTGCCAAAGGTCCGACGCGTTCGGCTCGAAGACCGCCCACCGGGTCTGATCCGCAAGGGTCTTGCGGAGCATGATCAGCGTCCGCCGGACCGGGACGTAAAGGTCGGGCAGAGACCGCTTGAGCGTGCGGGCGCCCCAAATGCAGTGACCGTACCCGGGGATCAGCCGGATGACGTTGATGTGGTTGTAGGCCAGCTCATCCAGCTGCTCTTCGGTGAACTTAGCCTCCGTGGACAGCACGTTGACGATGGCGTTCTCGACACCCGCGGGGGCCTTGGCCACATTACGGACCATGTCCGTCTTGGCCATCTGCCCCATGACCGCGCCGCCGGGCGGCAGCAGGCGCCGGGCGCCCCACCGGTTGCTGGCGGGGTCCACCACCATCAGCCACGGGCCGTAGATGGCGGCGTGGCTGGAGGCCAGCAGGGCACCGCTCTGGGAGCCGACCATGCTGATGTACCCGGCCATGACCTGGTCGGAGGTGGCACCCTCGGCGGCCCGGGGACCGTCGACGATGACGAAGACATTGCCCCGCTTTTCGGCCCAGTCGATGATCGGGTTGAGGACGGCCGTGTCGTTGACTGCAGGCAGGTTGAGGTCGAAATTGGTGTTGGGGATGTCATCCAGCTTCTTGGCCGCCGAGACATAGTCGTACGGCTGCACACCATCGCTGCCGCCGGTCAGGTTGACCGTCTGAGCTGGGATGACGTCGTCCTCGAGGTCGTAGACGTACCCATCGGCGATCTTGGGGTTGGTCAGCTTGATGTACAGCGAGCCATCGGCCGGGGAGTTGACGACGCTGACCACGTAGCGGGAGTCGTCCGGGTTGCTGGAGAGGTCCGCAAACCGCTCTACGATCTGACCCTTGAAGAGGACGAGCAAGTCGAACCGGCCGCCCTCGGCGCCGGTCGGCCGGATGTCCACGCTCAGGTTGTTGGAGTAGGAACCGGCCGCAAGCGCGGTGACCTGAAGGGCGGTCTTGGGGCCGCCGTCACCGGCCGGGGTGGAGTCCGTCAGTGCAGCGGTGGCGTAGGTCGCGTCCGCCCGGGTGGCGCGGACGATGTAGCACTGCGAACCACCGTTTGCAAAGAATTGGTAAACAGCGTACGGCAGATAATTTCGCGGGCCGTCGAAGCCCCCGAAGAGGGTGACGTACTGGGACCACGTCCGGACCAGGGTGGGCACGCTCGGTCCGGTTGGCGCGATGCCGACGAAAGCGCCTACCGCGCGGGATGCACTGCCATCACCGGCCGCCCCCGCCGACAGATTCTCTTCAACGTAGACGCCGGGGGTCAGGTAAGTCGCCACAGAATCTCCTAGGTCTTACGAGCGATCGTCAAATTCGGTGAGGCGCTGCTTTCCCGTCTTGAAGTCGACCACCGTGCCGTGAATGCTCCGAACGTGCTCGTAACGCTGAATCTCGAACGGCGTGAAGAAGGTCTGCACGCGCACCAGGTAGTGCATCGCGAAAAGCCGTTTGCCGTTCGTGTCGAGCATCGTGTCGTGATCCGGCCCGCCGATGAGTTCCAGGGCGGTGATCCCATTAAGTCTCGGAATCTTGATGAACCCATACCGCGGTGGGATCCGGTTCCACCGCGACAGAATTCCGTGCAGCTGCGATTGCTGGCTACGGGTCCGGCACAGGGTTGAGACCTGGTAGTCCACGTTGTACGGAAGGGGGAACTCCGCGTAGTAATCCCAGGTGGCGCCCTCCTCCGGTGCAGGCTTTCCCTCCACCTGGTACGGGTAGTGCCCCCACCCGCTTTGCGCCCGGTCATAAGCTGGGGAGATGTCCACCCGATCGATAATGATGATCGGGTAGGTCATATCCCCGATCTCAGGGTCAGGGTTGTGAAAACGAACCGGTACTTCAACGGTGCCACCACCGACATCAATCGTGATGCCGGACAGCTTTTGCTTGATGGCGCCGTCCTCATCGAAGATAACCGGCACGTCCTCTCTCCCTGAATGACGACCATCCACCATTCAGGGTAGAGAAACGTGCCGGAAAACTGGTAAAGTGCGGTATTTACCTTGTTGACTTCCTCCCCACGCCTGAAGGCGGGGGATTCCCGTGGCTGAGGCGCGTTCACGCTGCCTCTACCTTGGGTGGTTGGCGCTTCACAGACCGCCCAACGGCGAGGTCTCCACGCCCTGTCACCGCCAGCCCGGCGGCGAGGATGTTCTTCGCGGCGTTCACGTCGGCATTGTCCTGGTGGCCGCAGGCGCGGCACCGGAACTCCGCTTGGCTCTCACGGTTGTCCGGCGCGCAGTGCCCGCAGGCATGGCAGGTCTGCGATGTAAACGCAGGTGGCACCCGCAGAATACGGGAACCGTTGTAACGAGCCTTGTGCTCCAAGGCGGTCAGTAGTCCGCCCCATCCTTTGGCCAGGATCGCCCGGTTCAGCCCAGCCTTGGCGGCGACGTTCCTCCCCGGCTCGGCAAGCGTGCCTTTGGCAGAGGCGGTCATGTTTCGGATGTTGAGGTCCTCCACAACAACCAGTCCGTGGTCACGGGTGAGGCGGTTGGCGGTCCACGCCAGGAAGTCGGTACGCCGGGCGCGGATGCGGGCGTTCAGCTTGGTCAGCTTCGCCCGGGTAGCCGCGCGCCGGTTGGAGCCCTTCCGTTGCCGGGCGAGCTGCTGCTGAAGACGCTTGAGCCGTACCGCCTCCCCTGGGGTGACGAACTCGCGGTCACGCATCCACCCGGACGAGGTGGCGACTGCGACAGTGACACCACGATCCACCCCCACCGGGGGTTTGCCATTCGGTGCGGACTCCATCAGCCCGTCTTCGACGCAGAAGGAGATGTACCAGCGCCCACCATCCTTGAGCACGGTGGCATTGCGAAGTTGCCCGCCGAGCGGGCGTGTCCACCGGAAGCGGGTCCAGCCCAGCTTGGGCAGCTTGACCCGGCCCCAGCGACGGGAGATTCGCTCCACGGTGATCTGCTTGGGATCGGGGAAGCGGAACGTCGGCGCGTTTTTCCGCTTGGAGCGCCAGCGGACCTTGAACGTGCCGTGCGTCTTGCATGCCCGCTCAAGGTCGCGGAGCGTTTGCTGAAGCGTGTGCGACGGGGCCTCGGCCAGCCACGGGAAGTCCTTCTTGGCCTCGGCCATCTGCCGCGCCTGCTCTACGTAACCGATGAACGCGCCGCGCCGCCGATACTGTCGGCGCTGCTCCAGCGCGGTGTTCCACACAACCCGGCAGGCGTCACCGATCTTCTCGGCGAACTCCTCCTGCTCGGGGGTGAAGGCCAGCAGGTAGCGGCGTCCGGTCAGCATTCAGCGTCCCTTCTGCTGCTCGACGTACCGCTTCACCACCGCCAGTGGCGCGCCTACCTAGAGATGATCAAGGCGGGCGTATACAAGCCGAAGACGACAGACAACGGCAAGATCATCATCGATTGGGATCAGCCGTCTAGGCGCATCGAGACAACCCCCGAGAATTGGGCAACATTCGTCAAGGGGGTCAAGCGCGGCCTGTTCGACCACCTAGGGCACCCCTGATAACCCCCAGAAACGACGAAAACCCCCCGACGCTGGATACGTCGGGGGGTTCGTCTTAGAGCCTCAGCGAGGCTTACAGGGCTTCGTCGTTGTAGGAAACCTGCTCAGCCGGGCGAACCTTGCGGTAGACGTACGTCACCACAGCAGTACCCGCGGCCTGAGCACAAGCCTGCACCACGTCACCCCAATCAATAGGGCCATCCCCAAGCGTGGACAGCACGCCACCAACGGCCACGAGGGCGGCCACGAAAGCGCCCTGACCGAGAGTCGCCCACGCCCTCCTGAGGGCGTCCGAGACAGCACCAGAATCCCCAGCGTGAACCATAATCCTCCCTTAGCATCTACGAGTAGACGGGGATTCCCCACCCAATAAGCGGAGCGGCAACGGGGGGAATCCCGAAATACATGTCATCGAACCAGCATGTTTGCCCGGCTGCTGTGGCAATGAACCAGGGCAGGTAAAGGGCCGCCATAGCGGCGCCAGCGGGCGCCGTAAACGTTGCGATGACCTGCTCCCACCGGTTAGGTGTGAGCACCACACCGGGTGATTGAGCGCTTGAGATATACGCGGTGCCGGAATCCAGCCAGTCGAATCCGAGCCGAGCAGTGATACCGCTGTGCGTCGTATACACCCAGGTGTAAACGGTGTACACCGCACCCGGAGATATCGGGGCAGCATACCCGGTGCTGTAGCACCAGGTATCGCCACTGCTAACGCTCGTGATGCGCAGGGACGCGATACCAGAGCGAGCACGCGTTGTATCGCGCGCGAATTCTCCCGACCCTGTTTCCCAGCCGGTTGTGTCGGCCTCGAGCCCCTCTTGGTTCTCCGTTAGGAGATTCCCCGGTAGTGTCACGTCAGCCCACCACCACCAGGACAGTCAGCGCCGAGCCGGGCACGGACGAACCCACCTGGTCGACGTCCACGGTGATATACGCACCGTCCGGCCAATCAGTCACATTCATGCTCGCAACCCTCCCGCTGCTGGTACCACCAGCGGGGATCGTCGGCCGGTTCCCCTGGTTGGTGAAAATCGTCGCGCCATTGATATTGACATCAATGATTATTGGCGAGCCCTGTGGGGCCGTGCCAACGCTCGCGTGAACCGCCAGAATTTTCAGCGTCTCGCCATACACGTTATATAGGCGGTGTGCGCCCGGCTGCGCGGTAACGCTCCCCGCGACAAAAAACGGGTAAACGTCGCGTACCTTAATTGACCCGTCTGGTTTCAGCGTGCGGCTATACGAGCGCATCAGCCGACCACCGTAATCTGAATCGCGCCCGCCTGAACCGCGACGTCGGCCCGAACCGCCACCGTGTTAGCGTCGATGACCCTTGAGTCCATTGAAACGAATTCGCCCGTGGTGATATCCCTAAACGACGGCTCCAGCGGGTTAGGATTGCCTAGATTGTGGACGATATTGGTCCATACCCCCGGGCTAAGCGCCGGGAGCGGCGCGGTGTATAGGCCGGTAGCACCGAGGTTGGCTCGCGCTCCGCTCGCCGTAGTCGCCCCCGTGCCACCCTGAGCGATGCCAACGAGGCCAACCTTGACGCCGGATTCGTCAACAACGATCGTCGAGTTGCCCGGTTTTACGGAGAAAACCGTCCCGGCGAGATTCAGCCCATTACCGGCACTGTACGTCTGGCCACCCATGGAAAATCGGGTCCACGTTTGCACCCATGTTCCCGGTGCTCCCGTGGGGGTTGCGGTTTGAATCCACTGCTCCCCCGCATGCGTACCATCCGCGACCGCAACCAGGGTGCCGTCAATCACTTCACCGGCGGCATCAGCGTCCGGCGCCCGCGTTGCGGGCGTGGAGGGACCCTGGAACACATAGAGGCCGTTTTCCGTGCCCGTGGTTTGCCCGGCAGCAAGGAACCGGTCCCCGATGTTCATGGTGACGCCGTCGAGCATCCCGCCCGGCGCCGACAAGTTGATGTTGCCTGTCACCACCACTCGAACCGGGTCCTTGACCGAGATCCCTGCACGGGCGTCATCGACGTACTTTTTCGTCGCCAGGTCGGTGTCAGCTTGCGGATGGGCCGCATTGGTCGCCCGCTGATTACCAAGGTCAAGCGGATTCGCCGGGGAAGCGAACTGGTCTAACCTGAAGGCTCGGATATACGCGTCCAGCCCGGTAATCGTGGATGGTGGCTGGGTGCCGTGGTGGTTGGCCCGGTCGGTTGGGTCGATGGCGAGCTTGTTCAACGCGATCGTCCCATTGACGATCTTGGAGTTGGTGACCGATCCGTCCGGCAGGTCACCGCCGTCCATCCGGACCCACGCGATTCCGTTCCAGTACTTGACAACGGGCGGGCTCGTTGAGGTGTCCGTCCACTGCTGCCCGACAGCCGGGTTCGACGGCGGCGCGGCACCGCCTTCCGCAACAAACCCCTTGATCGGGATCTTGTTGAGATTAACTTGCGAGTAATAGTTGATCACATAAGCCTCCTAATGCAGATACATTACACCCGCAACGGGGACCGCCCATGACACGCGAACCACATTCGGCGGGACATAGGACTCCTCGCCGACGATCCGCTCACCGTCCAACGTCGTCGTTGTGATCTTGGGCAGGCGTGGCATGTTATAGCTCGCCTCCCACACCGTGGATGGGATGGCGAACGTGATCACCACTTCCCGTAGCGCCTCATTCACGGCCGCCGCAACGGTGTCAGAAGTCAGATATTCACTGTGCGTGTGCCCCTTCGGGGCGGCGGCAGTATTTGTGTACGCCTTGGCCTCCGCCAGAGTGTTAGCGATCGCGGCATCGGTTTCCGATTTGGTGTAGGCGCCCACATCGGATGCCTGATGAACATGATCCACCGGGGCGTACAGCGAATCATGCTGATGGGTGACGGCCGCGTATTCAGGATGCGAGTGAGGAACCGACCCGCCCCCGTAATTCGGGGCAGGGACATACGGCTCCCCCTGGGTGGGCTGGTAGGCGGCATCATCGCTCCACCAGGCGGAAAACTGCGGGTCGTTGAGGATGTCCTCTCTCTTCAGCTGGACACCCTCAATGGAGACGATCACGTCCCTGTACCGGACCTGCCCCATGATCCGGATCGCGGTGACGCGGAAGAGCCGCTGGTCGTAGACGAACCGGTCCTTCAGATACCGGCCGTGCTGGATGTCCAGCTCGGTCAGCCCGGCGTTGATCAGCTGCCGGAAGGCGGCGATCACCCGGATGGTGTCGGTCCAATACAGCCCGCCCTGCTCCTGGGTGGCCGGGCCCTCCTCGCGGATGACCTGCAGCACCGGGATTTTGACCGGCGCGAAGTAGACCCGGCCCGCACCGGCGCCCTCGTCGTAGATGTCATGAGACTGCGTCAGCTCGTGGCTGAAGCGGAAATAGTTGATCTCCTGCCCATAGACGCTTTGGTGGTCACCCAGCGCGGCGTCGATCTCATACGACTCGAAAACAGGACTGAAACGGCCCTGCTTGCGATCCAGGCGGCTCACGGGCCCCACCCGCCCCAAATCGGGCTCGGCAGACCGCTCGGGTCCTCATCCGGCGCGTCAACGGGCGGCAGCAGGCGCCGCGGCCCGGTCGGCGAGTACTCGTCGTACTCCCGCGGGGCGAAGACCGGCACGAGACGGCCGGTGGTAAGCGACACCCGACGCAAGGTGGTGACCTGGATCCGGTTCAGGCCAATGTTGAGCGCCTGGCAGAACTCGTCATAGCGTTGCTTGAGGACCGTGATCAGGTTCAGCAGCTGGTTGTACCGCTGGCTGCGGAAAAGGTGGGTTCCCTCGGCGGTGACCACGTCGACGTCGCTGGCCGCATCGGTGAGCATCGCGTACAACACTTCGATGGTGGACAGCACGACGAGTGGCTCTATTTCGATCTCTGGGAGGTTCTCCAGGGTGATCGGTTCCCGGACGACTTTGATGAAGCCGTTTTCGGTCCGGACTCGCTGGGAGGTCTCCCGATCGTGGGTGTGACGGCGGACGGCGTCCTCGATGTACCAGGTCAGCTCCTCATCGTCGAAAAGCGCGTACGCCGTTGCAGTCACCAGCAGCGTCGCCGTCGGCGGCAGGGGCTCAGTCAGCGTCACTGTCCCCTTCATCGCGTCCAGGGTGTAGTCGACCCCCTCCACCAGGTCGGTGATCGTGGAGTCCTCGACCTTGGACACGACGACGTCGGTGATCCGCGGGTAACCGGTTTCGTAGTAGTCCTTGCCCCCGGGAAGGGTGAGCCGGATCTTCTCGCCGAGGTCGCCGATCGCCGACCGAACACGCTTAAGGATCGTCTGCAGATCGGCCATAGTTAAATTGTCGGTGCCAGTGGGTAAAAAGTGGTAGGATACTCCTCCCACCAGGAACTGGAGGCCGCTACACCATGGACACTTGCACCAACCACTGCCACTGCCACTGCCACGGCGACCAGCTTTACGGCGCCTACACGGACCTCTACATGCGGGACCTGGAGCTTACGGCCCTGAACGCCATCATTGACAGGGCGATGAATGATGGGATCATCCCGGGGCCTGTGCTCCGTCCGGCCAAGCCGCCGAGCAGGATGTCGCGGATCCTCCCGATCGCGTGGAACGTCTTCCTGTGGGCGGTTGGGCTCTACATCGTGGGGGTATTCCTGTGGGCTGCCTTGAGCCCTCGCTTCTCCTGATCAGCTCCAGCATGGACGGAGCCCTGGACCGGGTCGACGCCGCACAGTCCAGGGCTCCGTTTTTTATACCTACAACCATCCGGCGGTAGCGAGCCGGTGGGCCTACTGGGTGGTGAAGGTCAGCTTGCCAATGCCGAACTGCAGGGCCTGACCGGCCAGTGCCTGCTGCCCGCTGTCAAGCTGCCAGACAAGCCTGACCTCTCCATCCGTGCCGACCGCGGCCGTTACCAGCGCCGCATAGGTCGCCTCGGCCTCCATGTCACTGGTCATTGGGCCGAAGGTGATCACGGTGGTGTTGGAGGTGCTGCTCGGCGTGGTCGCCGTCGCCGGGGACCAGGTGGCGGGCTGGCGGGCATACCCCGGGGTAGTTACCTCTGACAGCTGGGCGATGGTGGCGTTGCTCGGCGGCGGGGAGGTGAGGAGCGCCACGTACGTCTGGAACGGCGCAGTGTGCCGGACCGCGCGGCCAGTGGCGTAGTCCAGCACATCCTGGGCGCAAGAAGCCGTGGGGTAACCGGCCATTACGACACCTCACGAACGAGTGATTTGAACTGGGTGACGCCGAGGGCGATGACCTGGTCCGCGTTGTGGTTGTTGCGGTAGGTGGCCAGCACGATCTCCTCGTCGATCGCGCCGATTCCAGGAGTGCCGGGCGGGTAGACGCCTGTCACGGTCACCTCGGCGCCCGCAGGGACCATTCCGGGGCCGACACCGAAATCGTCGATCAGCTGAAACTTCTTGCCAGCGGAAATGTCCATAGTGACCACCTCGCACGATTAGTGGTAGACGTAGCCGAGTCGCTCGAGGTGGTCGGCAACGTGCTTCGGGACTTTGTACCAGCGATCCCGGTAGAAGTTGTAGGTGTTGCCATAGCCGATAGTCACCTGCTCCAGATCCGTGTTGACACGGATCCGGACCATCGGCTCATTGGCCTCTACCTTGTAAGAAAAGACGATGTCGTCGTCCTCGGAGGCATTATCCGGGGCGACCGGAGTCGGAGCGACCGTGGTGATCTTGCCCTTTCGGGCGTCCAGCTCGTCCTTGCGATCTTCGGCAAGCTTCTCAGCCTGCCGCCCGGTGTAGTCAGCGGGGCTCTTGCGTGCCACTTAAATCTCCAAAGCTCCGTCGAGTTTGTTTCCAGCAGGCCGGAGCGACGCAATCCTGATGCAATTCATCACGTCGCTCCGGCCCTTTCTGTGGTACGGTCTATGGGGTTCGGAAATCAGTTCGTCTCAAGGGTGCAAATCGAGGCGTCAGTGATAATCCCGAGACCCCAAATGGCGTACCAGGCGATCGAATGTTCTCTTCCGTGGTCGAGCACTCCGCCATCGCGAAGCTCGACCGGAAGAGAAATCGCGTGGCCGAAAGCGTTGTCGCCGATGATGTTTGCCTGATAGACCGGGGCCTGCTGCTCGGGCGGCAAATTCGGATCGTTTACAGTGACGTTTACCTGGGTGGTCTCGATGAAGACAACGTCGTCGATCCTGCCGATTTCCCCGAGAGCGAAGTTCCCCGGAGAGGCGTACTTGGTCATTTCAATCCAGGCGGGGTCATCCCGCAGCCGCCTAGACTGATGCGGGTGGACGAAGCAGACGTAGGTCTCACCCAGCCGCGGCACGTTCTTGGACGCGAGCGTCTCAACAGCATCCTTTACGAGGGCGGTGGTGAAGTGGTATTCACCCGTCAGCTGAGCGCGCGTCTGAGCAGGCTGACCACGGTCATACGGCGAAAGTGCCGTACGGTCGGTGAGCGAATACTTGTTGTACCCGTAAAGGACGCTCGAGGCCTGCAGGAGGGTGTTTCTCGCCGACTTATCCAGGTAGAGCGCCATGTTCCGGCCCAGCAGCCGGGACGCCGACGCGAGAACGTCATCAAAGCTCGCGTTGAGGAGAAGCTCCGAAACGGCAACCGCCATTCCGTGCTCGGCCACAGTAATCGAGAACTGCGAGGCCGACAGGGCGTAGGTCGTCATTCGGACACCTTCCGTCAGCTGAGAAGCGTCCGGAAGGTTGTTGTATCGCATGAAATTGATAGTGAGACCCGGCTGGACGCCCAGCTCCGTCTTCTTCACGGCGAATTGCTCGTACCGGAGAATCGGCATCGCCTGGAAGAGGATCTCCTTGCTCCAGATGGTCTGGATCGCAGGAGAAAGGGAGCTGCCGTAGGCGTACAGCGAGCCAGGAACATCAGTAGTCAGATTGGGGGTACCAGTGATTGCACTGGTCTGCGGAAGGCCAATAGCCATTGCTCAACCTCAGCCAAAGAGACCGCGATTTCTGGGCTGAGCGTCGAGTCCGAGAAGAGGCCGAATCTTTGCGTACTCAGCCATGGACATGTTCTTGATTGCTTCCGGCGTGAGCTGCTGCTGCGCCGAGTCATCCATGGGCCCGGTTGCGGTGTAACCGGCCGGGCTTACACCGCGCGGGGGCGCAGGCGGGGTCTGATTGGCCATAGCCGCCTGCACGTTCTGGGTGATGGACTCGGTCGCCTGCCGGAGCCGCTGAATGCACTCCTCGACCTCGTCCTCGGAATTACCAGTGATGAGGGGAATCAGCTCAGGCGCGACGGTCTCGTTCAGCTGCTCCTCACGGGCCCGCCGCTGGATGTAAGCCTGGAGAGCGGCAAACCGCCGCTCCTTCTCCAAAGCAGCCCGCTCGGCCTCACGCTCCTGCTCCAGCTTGCGGAAACGCTCCTCCCACTCACGCTGCCGAGCCTCGATCAGCTCTTTGGCACTCATCTCCTTCTCGGCAGCGCGCCGAGCAGCCTCCTCAGCCTCGCGCCTCGCCTTCTCCCTCTCTTCCTCCCACGCGGCAAGCTTCTTGCTCAGCTCACTGACTTCTGACTTGTACCGTTCCAGCTCCCGGTAATACTTGTCGCGCTCCTGACGGCGGAAGCGCTCGACGTCCTCCTCGGTGAAGAGGCGTCCAGTGGTGGGCTGGGGAGCCGGAGACGCCATGGGTGGCATGTCAGCCGGAGCCTGCACCGGGATCTGGGCGGCCGGGGCAGTCACCTGGTTCTGCCAGCCCTCGGGAAGCGCGTCCGCCGATCCACCGCCGATCAGCCGGATCGGACGGCCGCTGCGCAGGTAACCGATTACGTCACCAGGCTTGAAATCACGGGTCTTCACAGGGTCACATCTCCTGTTAAAGGTCGGCGTCCGGATTTCGGCGCTGTGGCAACTTCGTGCCAAACGCCTGTGTCACCAAATCTGCTGCGATTTGGTCTGCTTCCGCGCCGAGCATCTGCGTCAGCTCGTTCTTGATGGGATTAGCACGCGGTTTAGTGCTCCGGTCGCTCGACGCTTCTTGACCCGCGGGATTCGAGTTAGTGCTACTGTCTTGCGGGCGTGCTGCGTTGGGTTGATCCGGGGGTGAACCGTCCGGGTTCATCCCTGTCAACTGCATTATGGCAGCAGAGATGTACGCATTGATAATGTCAAGCGCACCCTGCTCCTTTGCGTCCTTAACGAGTTCGCGGAAGATCTCCTCCATCTTCTCGTCCGGGAATTCAACACCGAGTTCCCGGAGAGCGCCTCGCTTGGATTCGAGGCCGAGGGCCATCTTCGCCTGAATCTCGTTAAGCTTGACCAGCGCATCCGTCGGAAGGGCATCCGGCCAGACGCACTCGGTGCGGTACACAAGAGGATCCCTGGGGTCGATTTCCAGGGGCTGGCCCTCTTCGATGATCCCGTCGGTATCGGGGTTGTACCGCAAAGCCTCGGGCTCATAGAGAAACAGCGTCCGCAGGGCAAGCTCATTCACCCGCTGCAGCAGAGCGGACATGTTAATGAGCTTCGCCGCGCGCTTGTTCGTGGCAGGCAGCCACTCGATGGAAAGGGCCACGCCGGAGGTGTTGGAAATCGGCTGAACCTGCCCCAGCGCCGTTTCCGGCACACCGGCAAGCTCGTGCATGGCCCGCTTGAGCAGCTGGAGGAAGGCCAGGGGCCCGGTCAGATCGACGCCGTTTTCGAGATTGTAGACCTGGGCGTCCTTCGGCAAGCCTCCCCAGACCTTCCGGGGGCCCTTTTCCAGGTTGGACGCCTTGGCGCCGGTGATGATGGTGACCGGGGCGGCATGGTAGTTGATAATGTCCGCGATCTCGGTAGCAGTCTCGTTGTACTGCCTATTGAGCGGAATCAGGTCGTGAATGTCGGCCAGGCCCCACGGGGAACCGGATACGGAGATGTTCGGCGCGTGAGCGATGGGAATGGTGCCCAACGGGTTGGGGCGCCGGTCGATCAGGTCGTCGTTGAGGTACTCCTCGATGGTGTCATCGGTGAGGATCTCGGTATAGGTAAATACCGAGCGAGTACCCTCGAGGGTGGTCGACCAGAATTTGTACTTGATCTTACAGCGGATCATCCTCTCCCGGTCGTGTGGATGCCACTCCGGGAAGACATATGCGCTGTTCAGAGGCAGGATTCGCACCCGTCCGGGGTGGTAGTTGCCAGCTGGATCGGTCCAGGCGGGATCGTAGGCGACTTTCACGAACATGTCGCCGGACACACCGCCCTGCTGAGCGATTTCGCGGATGATCTGCTGCTTGTTGTTATCCATCTCCCACACCCGGTTCAAAAGGGCCGGGACGATATGGGAGTATTCTTTAGCCGATTGGAAAGTGACACCGCGCCCATAGCAGAAATTGATGAGGAAGTCGACCAGAGCACGGCAGTAATTGAAGGTCAGCTGCGGCTCGCCCGGCTCTCGCCGATAGGCGTAGTGGTGGCCTAAATAGAAGGCCCAGTTGACCGCATACCGGTTGAGCCGTGGCCCGTGGACTTCAAACTCTTCAGGAGGTGATGAGGCGTAATTCATCCGCCAGCTCAACGAGGCCTAGCGGGCTGATCGTAACTGCGAGATCGGCCCCGGCGTATCGCTGAGCGGGCGGATAGAACGCGATGCTCATCCTCTATCACCTCCCCTCAATGCCAACGTCAGCGGACGCATCCGGCATTACACATTTCAGGGTAGATGTGTGGAGCTGTGGAATGATAATGCCAGACCCTCAGAGTTGGGCTGTCCATGAAAGAAGGCCCCGGCACTTGGCCGGGGCCTTCTGAACGACTCAGCTCATCCGAGCTTTGCAGTATAGCACATCAGTCGTCGATGTAGGCCGGGTTCATGCGGGTGTAGTACCCTCCGGACCGGACCACAGTCTCATAAACCGGCATACCGCGGTTACCGCTCTGGGCGCCATAGGCGAACTCGCCAAGGAAAGTCGGCGCCATGACCCAGGAGGAAGAGCCGGGGTGAGCACGCTCTTGAAGAGTCTCCTCTGGGCGCTTAATCCACACCGCGGCATTCCGGTTGGTGCGGCCGGGCGCGGTCATGTAGCCCTGCATGATGCCGGTGGTGAACTCGCGCGGCACATCGCTGTCAGTACCCAGACCCTCCTGGAAACGCAGCGGGCCTCTACCACCAGGAGCGTTCGGCGCGATTTTCGCCTCGTACACCGGCGAAATGCGCTCCGGGTACTGCGGCGCCGGGGCGAGCGGGGAGGAATTCGTGGGAGAGTAGGCCATCCTTCACACTCCTGAACGGGGGTCAATTCCAGGATAAGCCAAACGGCCTTCAGGAATAGAATGGAGAGATGCTCTGCTCGACCTCCTTCATGTGATAGTCCTCGGAGGTCAAGATACAGGCCATCGACAAGCTGTCCGGGAAGTCGTCGTGAGCGTGGGCCTCATTGGGCGCCTTGGCCAGCATGTAGGGCCCGACGTATTCCAGCTCCAAGTCGCTCATTTGCTGGATGAACCGTTCGTAGACCTTGGTGGAGCGGGTCTTGGCGTGCGCTGGCCAGATGATCTTTCCGCGGTCGATGAGCTGATACAGGTGCTTCCACCGCTTGGACTGGTCCGGCCGCTGGCTGCCCAGCTCGACGATCTCGGTGTTGGGCATCAGGACCTTGAGCCGGTCGGCGACCGCGTCCCCCACGCCGCCGGTGTCGATGCCGATGGCGTGGATGTAGTAGTTGCTGAGGAACTCGACGATGCGGTGGTACTGGGTCTCCCAGGACATGCCGCCGCCCAGCTCCAGCCAGTTCAAGATGCGGTGCTCGTAGAGCCCGAATTCGTCGGGGTGGTCCCAGTCGACCCACACCACGGTGACCACGGTGGAATCCTGCTTGCGGGCCGGGTCGATGCCGACCACGACGGGCGAACGGTACCAGGCCTTCACCGTCTGCATGCTCTTGTCGCCGAGCGCGTTCAGACGCTCGCTGGTGGTGAACATTCCCTGCTCGAGCAGCCACATCAGGCGGTAGCTCAGCTTGAACTCGTCACTGTCCTCGCCGAGCACCTCCTTCTGCTTCTCACAGTGCAGCCGGTAGAGCGGGTTGGCCTTGGACGCCTCCCGGTAGTCGGCCTCAAAGTGCAGCTGCCGCTTGCCGCGCCGGACCTGATTGCGCTTGTTCTTCTGGATCTGCCGGTAGAAGATGTTCTTGGTGTAGGTCGGCGTTCCGGTGAAGACGTAGGTGGCGTTGGTCGCCGCGCCCATCGGGATGATGGACTTGGTAACCATCCGGTCGTCGGCGCCCTGGCACTCGTCGATGAGTATCAGGTGATAGGTCCGGCCCTCGATGATCGCCCGGGGGTGACAGGTCTGGCGCCGTACAAGGGACCCAGAATGAAGCGTGAGCGTCCTTCCGCGGGCCCTTACCCCATCCTGGATATCAGGATCCTGCATAAGCTCTAGAGCCCGCTCAGAGGTCAATCTGGAGACGATACGGCCATACAGGTTATCGGCCTGATCATCCACGGGGGCGAAGGCGCCGACCCAGAGCCCTTCCTTGTACTTGCCGAGCAGGTAGGGGAAGACCTTGGCCAGGGCAGGCAGCATAATCATGCAGGCGGCCACGGTGTTGGCCACTGTCTCGGACTTACCCGCCTGACGGCTGAATAGTGCCGTCAGCGTCGCGCCGTCACCAAGAACCAGGGACTCGATGATCCGGCGCGCAAATGGCCTCTGGTAGGGATAAAGCGGGTGGCCGGAAAGCTCGTCGACGACGATTAATAGCTTGTCGACGATCATGTCGACCGTCTTCTTGGTGACCTCGTCGAGCCGGATTTCCAGCTCGTCGATAGCAGAATCTCCGTCGATGGCCTCAGCTGTCAGTTGGGTGTTCTCGTCGTAATCGATGTTCTCGTCCGTCATCCGTACCCCCGAATCCACCAATTCGAGGGTATGAAAAAAGACCCGCTACTTTATAATGCGGGCCTTCTATTGCTGGCGCTCACTGCAGGGCGGCGATCACCCGCCGGTTGTAGTTCTGCCGGACCGCGTTTGCCTGATGGCGCGTCAGACCGAAGTCGTTGGCGAACTCAGTAAGACTCACCTTGAGAACCTCGAGCGCGAACACGATCCATTCGTTATCGCGATCGTTCGGATAGAACCGTTCCGCGGTGACCGCGCACCACGGGTCGTCCAACGACGGGCAGAAAGCGCGGACGCGACCCGGTTCATCGTGGACATCGAAGAGATAGGTCCCACAGGACGAGCAGTGGATCGGGTACACCGTCGTGGGCTTCTTCTTCGGCACACGCGGCTTGGACATCAGTTCTCCACCCCCCCACTCGTCAGGCCGTGGTCCTTCTCGAACGCCTCCAATGCCTTCCTGATCTCAGGTACCAACTCTGCGGGAATGAACATCCCATGGCTATAGCGCCAGCCAGGGTTGCCGTCGTCGTCAACTGCCCACACCTTGGTGCGGATCTCGAGAGCCGTGTGGCCCCGGTACCCGATCTCGTTGACGACAAGCCTCTTCGGGTTGCGTCCCTCAACGATCTGGCACTCGAAGTACGTCTTCCGCTGCACCTGCTCGATCAAGGCCATCTTGACTTCTCCTTACCACGTGTCTTGCTGCCACCTACACGGTACTGAATATGCGTACGACTTGCAAGTCGAACACAAGCCTGTTGCCGTGGCAGCAAGCAACGTTGCTGCCGCACTGCTGCCACTGTCCCGACGCTTCCGCTGCCCCCCGTGCTGCCGTCGACACCGATAGGTGAGCGTGTTGCCACCGCTGCCGCTAGATACTGCCGGGCAATGAAGAAGGGGCGGCAGCGACGCTTTGCTACCGCCCCGCTTTGCCGCTATCTACTACACGACTGCTGCCGCACCGTCCTGCTGCCGCTCCTCGGCGCTGCCACTGTCCTCGGCGGCAGCCCGCTGCCGCTCATCCTCAAGACGCTGCCGGGCAACCTGCAGCGCCGCCCGGACCGTGCGGATGCTCGCCTCAGAGAAGAGGTGCTCCACATCCGTGGCCCGCACGGCGTAGATGTCGCCGTTGTCCTTCTGTACCTCCCTCAGGTACGGCAGCACCTTCTGCACGTGCTCCTCGGCCACGCGCGGCAGGCTCGATCTCTGCTGCCGATGCCTCCGGCGCGCTGCCGGATCCTGCACGAACGGCAACACGGCCGCACCGTCCTGCTGCCGCTCCTCGGCGCTGCCACTGTCCGCGGCCGAGGATACTGCCGGGGTGCTGCTGCCACTGTCCGCTACCACCGAAACGCTGCCGCCGTCTGCTGCCGAGATGATGCTGCCACTGTCCGCTGCCGTCTGCGGCGCCGCCGGGATGCTGCCGTTGCCTGCTGCTGCCGGTTTCTCCGCTGCCGCCAGCGAGACCGCTGCCGCTTTCGGCAGCGTTTCCGGGGTGCTGCCACTGTCCGCCGCTTCCGGTGCTGCCGCCGGGATGCTGTCAGCCTCCGCTGCCGCGAGCGAGACCGCTGCTGCGGCAGCGTGCTGCCACTCCTTGGCAGCACGGACGGCGCGCACCACGAGCGCGAGCATGTGGAGGAAGAGCGCGGCGATCGCGGACGGCACCGGCACGAGGAGGATCTTGTACGTCAGGGTGATGAAGATCGCCCGATCCTCCAGTGCCTGCGACAGGGCGCCAAGCGCGTTGGTGGCCACCCAACCGAGGACGGCACCGATGAGCGCGGAGCGGCGGATGTCGCGGAACTCCGGCGGGCTCATGAAGTAGACAAGCGAGGAGACCATCTCATAGGTCACGACGGCAACAGGCATGGTCCACGCCAGCCATTCGTATCCGATCTCCTCGCCAAGGTGGTACAGGTGCCGGATGTTGACCGACACCGAGATGAGGAGCGTCGCCGGGGCGATCACGCCCACGGTGGCCACCACGAGCGTAGGTAAGCGAGGACGCAACACTGAGCCTCCTGTTCTTGGTGGACGGGCTCAGCCTACCGGCTCGGCGATCTCTAAGGCCAGCTCTTCCGGCGAAACCTACGGTTCCGTAGGTCCTCATTCGGGGCCTCGCTACCCCTTAAAGGGTCCTCAAACCTGCGAACACGGGGGGTGTTCACCGCCCAACTTGACGATCGCGGAGAGTGAGGTGTTTAGTTGGGATGACCTGGGCAAACTTAGGATTTGATCATGGTCTGAAGATCAAGCCCTAACTACCGCTTGACAACTTCCAGTTGTGAGGCTAAGCTCGCGTTTGCCCAGGTCAGAAGGGCAATGATGAGGAGTCACCCCTCAAAAAAGTATTAAAAGGAGCTTCAATGGGCGCGAGCAGGTCCTCAAAGTCGAACGGGGCCTCAAAGTGGTTCAACCTCGGCCGCGGGCTCGGATCGTGGCGCCGAGTCAGCAGCTGCACGCACAAGGATCAGCGACGCTGCGACTGCAAGATCGAGGCCCGCTTCTACGATGCCATCACAGGCAAGCAGCGCCACAAGGTGTTCCTGACCAAGCAGGACATGGAAAGGTTCCTGGCTGCCAACTACCAGGAGCGCCTGAAGCGCCAGGGCATGCCTGTGGTGTCACCTGAGGGCGACATGCCGACCTTCGAGCAATACGCCAATCAGTGGCTAGACGGTAAGGAGGAGCTTCGGCCCAACAGCCGGAGGCAGTACATGTCGGCCCTCCGGACGTACGCCTTCCCCGCATTCGGTGACAAGCCGATCAACAAGATCACCAAGATCGACATCGAGCGGCTGAAGACCGAGATGTACGAGAAGGGCGTTTATGAGGGTACGGTCAAGACCCTCATCAAGTTCGTCCTGGGCCCGATCTTCCGTCAGGCCGTAGAAGACGGCTGGCGGGCAGACAACCCGGCCGATCGCCAGAAGACGCGCAAGGTTCCGACCGCGGATCGCTACATCCCCTCCGTGGAAGAGATTCACAAGATCGCGGACTGCATCAATCCCTTCTTCCGCGTCGCCATCTACCTGATGGCCGGGGCCGGGCTGCGCGAGGGTGAGATGCTCGGCTTCAGCCGGGATTGCATCCTGGAAGACAGCTTGTGGATCTACCGCCAGTGGACCCACAGTGGGTCCTGGGGACCGCTGAAGTACTTTGAGGAAGGAGAGGGACGTCACGTTCCGCTCAGCAACCTCTTACGAGAGGAGCTTGAGCGCCACATCGAGACCTACAACATTCCCCCAAATGGGGTCCTCTTCCCCTCGGATGTGATTCCGGACCTGCCGGTCAACAACAGCAGCTTCGACCGTGAGCTGAAGAAGGCGGTTATCCGAGCCGGTTTGGAAGACAAGGCCATCACCGCTCACAATTTCCGGCACGCCTTCGCCACCTACATGGTCCAGAAGGTGGACGTGGCCACTGTGTCGAAGATGCTGGGCCACAAGTCGGTGCAGACCACCTACAAGACCTACATCAAGTCCATCCCGCCCGCCTGGGCCCGCGCCGCCGCCGTCGCCCAGGACTACCTCACCTACGGCACGTCGGCACAGGCCACCAAGGACCGCGAATCCCGGATCCAGGACCTGCTGGCAGAGCTGACCGCCCTCGGCGTCCAGGTGACCATCAACGAAGCCGTCTAGACGGCAAAGAAGAAGGGCCCCTCGAAAGGGGCCCTTTTGCTATGCCCTGCTACTGGCGGGCTTTACGATCAGGCCGTCGCCGTCATAGGTCGGGCACAGCTGATCACGTCGTGGTCCGGGTCATCGCCGGTGCCGTTACACGTGGGGCAGCCGCGCTTCTTCTGCCCATGCGGCTCCTCGGGGCATCCCCGCACCTGGCCATAGCCGTCGTACGCGCTGCAGCTCTCGCCGTCGACCGCGCCGAGGCCGTTGCACTGCGTGCACCGCGTGCAGCAGGGGCAGTCGATGAACTCATCGATCGTGGCGTCGAAGCCGCCGTCGTAGATGTCGTTAGGCGCGGCCCGGTGGACGAAGCCGTTGATGAAGTCACGAGTCAGGCGAGGAAGGTCACCGGGCTGGAGCGGCCGGTAGTCGACCCCCTTGGGGGTGTGAACGAGGGCACGCACCTCCCACGCGTACTTCACCCGACCGTGGTCGCCCTCGTTGTGATAGTCGACGAGGATCTCGACGATCAGCCCCGTCTCCTCAGGAGAGACCTTGAACCTGATCCGCTCATTCTCGTCCAGAAGGAACGAGACCCGGGTCTGGGGGATGACGACTCTCATACTCTGATCCTTTCTCTGGGGCTCTTCTGGTGCTCCTCAGCGGCCCTCCTGGGCCCGTTTCGCGTTCAAGGCCTGCTCCACCACCCACAGGGGGACCACGGCCGCCACATGCCTGCCGTTGCGTGTGAGGAAGGTGATTCGCCCGGCATGCTCGGCCTGGGCGACCATGGTACCGATCTTGTGCCGCGCCTCAGTCAGTCCGACTTCCCGCTGATCATCACTCATGCGCACAGTATACAGAATGCTCATTTTGACCTGGCCTTCCAGTGAGCCGGGCGGACCGGGCCCGCCCAGCCGGACAAGAAGGTCAGGCAACCTCGGCCGCGGGAAGCTGCCTCTTAAGGCTGTCGTTCTCCGCCTCAAGCGCGTGGATCATGCCGCGCAGCCTCGCGATCGTGGTCACGAGACGCTCACGCTCCCGCTCCAGCTGCGCAACCTTTTCCCGCTCGGCCTCGAGCTTATCCTTGATCGGCGCGCGCAGCGCGTCCCCGAGCCTCACAGGCCGGGTCTCCCACAGCCAGTCCTTGATGTGCGCCCTGACGTCGCCAGGGAGCTCGTGCGGCTGGAAGGTCTGCACCTTGCGGCCGTCCGATGACTCGGCAGTCACGGTGAACGTAGGGTCTCCCGGGCTCAGAACGTCGTGGTCGTGCCAGACGGTGGTGTACTCGGCGGCAACGCCCTTAAGGACCCACAGCTCGTCCGCGGCGCGGAACATGATCCAGAGAAGCGGGTTCTCCACGCGCAGATTGCGCGTGATGACCTCCTTGTACTTGATACCGATTTCCGTCAGAACGTCTTCCAGCTTCACGGCCCGATTCCTTTCTGGCTGATCCTCCAGTGGGCCGGGGGACCGTCCGGCCGGAATGGTCGTGTGGCCGGTAACGCCGAGCTTCTCCAGCTTCTGTGCAAGCTGCTCAAGCCGGATGGCCAGCGCCTTCTCGTACCCCTCAGCGCTTGTCACATACCAGAGTGTACAACATGAGCAAGATGTACACAATGCACATCTTGTGCAGAGCGTGCAGGATCGTGCCGGACGCGCTGCGGATCATGTTCGCGATCCGCAGGTCCTCGTCCGGTCGGTCATCCTCCCGCTGCCAGGGGCCTGTACGCCGATAGCCGAGGCGGTCGAGCACCTCATCCAAGCTGACATCGGGCAGTGGAACCTCTGGATGATCCCGGACCTCACCGTCGTTGATGATCAAAACGTTGGCCCGGGTATCCCAGACCTCGACCATCTCGGACCATGCGATCTCATCAGGAGCGGGATAAACGAGAGCGGTGTACAACGGGTATTCCTCCGTTGAATCAGGCGGCATTCCGGCCGCTCCTCGCGCGGGGTCTATTGACGTGCTCCCCGGCCTGAAGGCCGGGGCTTGCGCCGCCAAACTACCGGTCAATAACGTTTGGGACAACTAGTTCTCTTCAACTGTTGGAACGAGCTATGCTGGTTCCAGCAAAGGGTAGAGGAGGCAGATGTGGCGCACCATGCGTCGCCCCCAATGGGGTACCCTTCGCCAAGCCACAGGTCTGAGAAGCCCAAGAAGGGGCTTGGGAAGAAGCTCGCCATCATCGGAGCGTTCATAATCAGCAACGTGGCCTCATGCACGGCTGGCGGACTTTTCTTCGCTGCTGGTGATGCTCTTAACGAAGCGTCCGAGCAGCAGCAGCGCACCACGATAACGTTTACCGCCGACCCTCCGAAGGCTCCGCAGAGCGAGAAGCCGAAAAGTGAGGCTAAGACCGCTGATTCGGAACAGGTTACCGAGATTGGCCCCGGCACCTATGTTGTCGGTGTCGAGATCAAACCCGGCTACTACAAGACGAAGGGGCCTGATGAGGATGGAATCTGCTACTGGGCACGGTTGAAAGACCTGAGTGGCGGGCTGAACTCCATCAACAACAACGGCATTGCCGAGGGTCCCACAACGATCCAAATCCTCCGCACGGATAAGGCGTTCGAGACTCGCGGCTGCCAGCCCTGGGTGCCCGTCAAGATCTCCTGACTCACACTTCGCGTCCCCCGCTTGCGGGGGACGCGACACCTTTATCGGATCCCTCAGAGGAGACCCCCGCCTTTAGACGGGGGAGGAAGTCAACCGGTTCCGCAGGCTGTCGATGGCACCGAGCGCCTGCTGCAGCCCGCGTTCCGCCTCGTCGAGAAGGAACGAATCCGGCTTCTTAGCGTAATCCTCCATGGCCTTCCACGCCCCGGCCATGGAGGCGTCGACGAAGTTCATCACCTCGCCCGCGGGCAGCCGGTCAAGCCGCTTGGCCGCCTTGAGCCGGATACTTTCCCGCCCATCATCACGCCGCCGGAAGAATCCCACTAGTCGTCCTCCAGCAGGCCCAGTGCGTCCACGATCTTCCATTCCTCATCCAGGCTGGTGACGGATCGGGCGACGTCTTTTCGCATCTGCTGGCGCTCGAACCGATCCAGCAGGCGCCCCTCGTCGTCGAAAAGCTGATCCGGCCTCGCCTTGATGGCGAGCGCCATAGCAAGGTCCTCATCTTCGGCGGCGCCGACCCAGATCCCAGCGACGAAACCGATTCCACCGATGCGGAGCACTAACGCCTTCCCCATCCGGTAGGGGTAGAGGACTTCCTGGGTATCGGCGATGTGGATCAGGTCGGTTCCCCGCTTAAGACGCAGGATCTGGAAGTAGAACGGCCCGACCGTCAGAACCTTTGCCATACCCCGCACCGTAGGCAGCAGCGCGGTAAGACTGGTAACGCTTAGTTAGTGCATGCCCGTCGGAATATCCAGCTCGGGCTCGTGCGCGTAGGAGTAGCGGTTGAGAACGCGGTTTATAAACCGTCCCGGGCTGGCTGCCTGCTGGAAGTCTTCCCACACCCGCGGCGGGACGTTGTAATACCCGTAGACCTTACCGTTCCTAAAGCGGATGCGAAGGGTGCGGGTGGAGAAATCGTAACCGGCGGCGAGCGTCCGCGGCCGGGGCGGGTTAATCGACGGGGTCGGCTGGTAGGGCAGCAGGTAGACGTCGTTGCCCTCCTTGGCCATTTCCAGCGCCCACCACGCCATGGGATCCATCTCGATCCCCTGCGGGCGGTCGGAGCGCTGGCGGATGCTCCGGGTGAGCCCGGACTGCAGCATCCGGTCTCGTGCGGCCCGCTCCTCGTCCGTGGGCGCGAGAATGTCAGCCCATCGGTCCGCCGACCTGGTCGGCCGGGTCTGTCCCTCAAGGACGTCCTGTAGACGCTGCGCCATCCGCTGCGCGCTGCGCTCGGGCAGACCGCGCCGGATCGGTATGCGGCGTGTGGTGACGCGCGGCGTGGGCGGCTTGGGTGGCTGCGCCTGCTGCTGCTGTTGTTGCTGAGCAACCAGCCGGGCGGTCGTCTTGGCGCTCTTTTGGGCGTACTTTCGCGCTCGATGTGGGTTATGGCGTTTACGCATGACGTCTCCGGTGAACCGAGTGGCCCCGCCGCCAAATTTCTCGGCAGCGGGGCCGGGGAATCACATCAGCTGCCCGGGTACTCGGCCTTGTACGGCGTCATGCCATGGCCGTAAATCTCAGCGGAAGTCACCGGCGGCGGACACGCAGTAGGCTTCTGACACGTCCACCCGCGGTACCGCTCATACCAGTCACAGCCCCAGTAATTCGGAGTTGAAGTGTCCGCAGGAGATCTAAGCGCCATCCGGCGCCTCCTTTCCTCTATTCACAATCCAGTATGATTCGCCCCGGCTCAAATGTTGTACCGTCCACCCCGGAGGGTACTCCTCCGGGAATTGCTCGTGATAGCAGCCGGGCGGGCCATAGTGCTGGCCCTCGTGGAAATAGCAGGTCTCAACGTGCATGGTCCTCACCGCTCAGTTTTACAACCTGTTCGAAGCGCTCCCGGATGCGTTGGATTTGAAGGGCGCCCGCCCGCATCTGCTCCAGGTAACCGCGGATCTCTTCCTGAGAGGTACAAATGATCTCCATAACCTCGTCTAGTGGTTCGCGGTTCGCTTGGATGTCCCAGCTCATGTCGCCTCATTCCTCGTCCGACGCCGCCTTAGCCTCGGTCAGCAACTGCTGGACACTCTCAAGCGTCTTGACCAGATCAGTGAATGCGACCGCGTTGATCCGGGCGGCCTCGACCGCCCCTTTCGCGAGCGGGATGACCTCTTCAATGCGCCTAGTCAGGCGGCTATTCTCCGCAGCGAGCCGCTTATTCTCGTTGACCACACGGCGATAAGCCGGGCCCGGAACGATGCGCTCTGTAATAAAGAGATATAGGACGAGCCCCGCCAGCGGACCGAGCACTGGCAACTCGGAGGCGAGGTCAGCAGGCTCAAAAGACAACGGTACCGCCGATCCAGTCGGGGGAATTTCCTGAATCGATGGTACCGTTTGAGCGTTTTATACTGTTAGTACGAGTTAATGATGTCGCGGATTTCGTCCAGCGAGATCGGCTTATACCACTCGGGCTTTTCGACCTTGCCGTCGGCGCGCTTCTTAACCCGCCCGGTCTCCGGGTCGATCTTCGTCTTATTGTTGGCGTCGACCGCCTCGAAGACCTCATCGAGCGGGATGCCGAAGACGTCGGCGGTGCCGTAGACCACATATGCCAGGTCGGCCAGCTCCTTGGCCAGCCGGGCGATGTCGCCCTCCCCCTGGTACAGCGCCTTCAGCTCGGCGATGACCTCGGCGAACTCTTCCTCGATCAGCGTCGCCCGCAGCCGGATAAGGTTCTGCCGCTCGGCAGGGTTGTTCAGCTCGAAGATCCGCGGCTGGTTGACCGCCTCATGCCACTCGCGGATCAGCAGCATCGGGTTGATGATGTAGGTGAGATATTCCTGTGTCACTTGCGCTCCAGGGGAAAAAGCAGAACCTGCCGGGCGAGCTTCTGCCGCTCGCGCCATTTGTCCTCGCACACCCAGAAGGTGATGCGCTCACCGAGGATCTCGGTTTCCCACCGGCGGTAGGTCACGATGCGCCACCGCGGGCACTCCGGGTTCTCACACGCCGCCCCCAGCTGAGGATCCCATGCCGGAAGGGAGACGGTCTCGGCCCAGCTTTCAATGACGTCGCCCGGAAGAGGCCGCCCGTGCCGCGGCCCACCGAGGAAGACCTGGCAGTAGGCAGGTTCAGTCGGTGTGTCGGTGGTGGTGCACACGATGGTCTCCGTCCGCTATGTACAGCGTTTGACGGTAGACCCCTCAAGTTGAGATGCGTCAAGTTGGGAAAAAAAGGGCCGGTCCCCCGGAACCAAGTTCCACCAAGAACTGGGAGGCCTCGGGGGACCGGCTTGCGTCGATCTTACTGGCGAACCCCGCCGGATGCGAACACGTCGCTCGGATGGTGGCCGATGGTCGTCCACTGGAAGCCGGGACCGACGGCGCCGTAGAAGGCGTTGTAGAACACCTCCCCGACACTCTTGTCCCGGGGAACGGCCTCGACGTGAGCGATGATCCGCCACCGGTCGGAGCTGTCGCCGAGCTTACGCGCGATCGACTCGACTTTCCGCTCGCACCATGCTTTGGCCGCCTGCTCGTCGATGTAGTACGGAACAGACGGCCGAAGGTGCTTGCGAGTGTTACCGCTGGGGAAGCTGACGTAGGCGAACCAGACAACTGGAGGGACTAAGCCACCGGTGCTCTCCTCCGTCGGTGTGGTGGTGAAGAACACTAGTCACCTCACACAAGCAGGGCATCAACCTTTCCGGCCTTGGCGGCAGCGACCAACGCCGCAATCTCGCTCTTGGTGTAGACCAGGACCGGGCCGTCAGGATCCGTGGACTGACGGACACCGATCTGACCGTTGGGCAGCTTGGCCATCTCCACGCAGTTGCCCTGCGAGTTCGAGAAGCGGTGCCACTCCACGCCCTTCAGCTCGGACGCGAGCATGCCGTTATAGACCTTGATGTCCATGGAATCCACGGTAGCGAACCTGTGCATACCTGTCCATGCCCTCTCGTGGATATCTCTGCATGATCCCAAAACTCCCTGGTCAGACGCCCTTATCTAGCGTCGGGCCCATGGAATGGGACCCGACGCGCCCGAAGTGGCGGCAGATCGCCGAGCTGATCATGGAGCGGATCGATTCCGGCTACTACGGCCCGCACAGCCTCATCCAGGAGGTGCGCCTAGCACAGGAGCTGGAAGTCAACCGGCGCACGGTCCGTAAGGCCATCGCACACCTACGCAGCCTAGGAATCCTGACGACCGAACCAGGTATGGGCTCTTCTATCGCCAAGAGAAACGGCGATGAAACTGATCAATAGAGGGCCGGTTGATCACCTCACCGGCGTGAGTGTAGATCCAGAGGCCGGGCTCGGCGCGGTGCCGGGCCCGGCCTTTTCGTTGCGCTAGTGCACGGTGGCGGCATTCCGGACGGCGAGCGGGTGGCAGCGAGGGCAGCGAGCAAGACGGCCGTCGGGCAGTTCGACCATCCGCTGAGGTCCGCACTCTCCGCACTTGGGCGGCGTTTCCGGGCGGTCCTTGGGCTGCTGGGTGACGCGGTGGAAAGCGTCGATCAGCTGATCGTCGCTGAAACGCTCGATGTACCGGTGCCAGGCGCCGACCGGCCTCCCGCGCTCGGCAGCCTCCCGGCCCAGCAAGGCGACGATGGCGCGGGCCTGGTCGAGGGTGATGCCGATGCCGCGACCAACGATGTGCCGGGCGGCGATCTCGGTGGTGAACTCGACGATACGCCGGGTCTTCCTCGCCGGGATCTCCTCGTCGTCTTCACGGAGCCCACGCGGAGAAGAAGAAGAGATCTTCTTCTTAGATCTATGGGAGATAGGGCGGTTCAAATCGAACCGGCTACTGTGCCAAATCGAACCGCCTACACCGGTCGTAGGAGGTTCGATCTGGACCTCCTTCTCCTCCAGTTCGGATGCCAAGGAGGTCTGAATCGAACCGCCTTCCTGCCCAGTTTCCACAGACTTATCCACAGTGTTGTCCACAGAATCTGCGGAGATATCCACAGATTCATCCACAATGGGCGCGAGCGGGAGGAACCGGAAGACGGCGACAGCCCCGTTGTGGCCACTAGAGACCTGCTCGAGGATGCCGAGCTGGCGAAGCTTGGCGATGATCTTGCGCATGTCGCGGTCGTTCTTGACCATCGCCCGGCGAAGAATCTCGGGATCGTAGACGCTACCGGTGGTGACCCTCGTCTCGTCCGGCGTGACGTCGGCGATCACCAGCGCGACCAGCTTCTCGCGGTGCGTGACGCCGTCCGTGACATGAGCCATGACCTCGCGATAGAGCCGGTACCCCATCAGGCGATCACCCCTGACAGGGCCGAAACGAGGGCAGCACGACAACAGAGCGTGGTACAATAACCCATGATGATCTGATTCAAGGATCAAGGGCCTCGGCACCGCCGGGGCCCTAGCCGTTTGCGCCGATGTCTGGTGGTGTATGCGGTGACCCTACATCGCGTACCAACTTCGTTGTCAATCTGTTCCCAAGAATCTTATGATGCAGGACATGAAGAAACCACTCAGCCTGTCCGTTGAAGACGTCCTCATCGAGCGCCTGAAGGGAGCCGCCGAGCGCGCCGGGACCAACGTCTCGGTCATCGCCTCGAGGGCGATCGAGCAGTACCTCGTCCGTGATGCGATGCAGCAGCTCACCGGCGACGGCTACCGTGGCCTGCCCGGCGAGGACGTCGAAGCCGCCTGGGAGCTTGCCGAGCGCACCACCGAGGTACTCGCCCGGTGAGGCGCGGTGAGGTCTGGGTCATCAGCACACTGCGCGGCCGGGAGCGCCGGGTGCTCGTCGTCGGCGCCGACGCCGCATATGAGAACCTGCCGAACGTCCCAGTCGTCCCTGTCGAGGACGTCGGCTACGTCCGGGAGACGCTGGTGACCGTGCGCATCGACAGCCCGGTCGAAGGAATCGCCATCGCCCCTGGTATCGCCCCGGTCTCCAAGGCCGCCGCAGTGAAACGGCTCGGCACCGTCCCCACCCACACCATGGACCAGGTGGACATGGCACTGCGGGCGGTCCTCGAACTTTGACGCGCTCCCCGGCCCCAGGCGGCCGGGGTCTTTCATATTCGCGGGCAAACGAAAGCGCCCCGGGCCCGGACCCGGGGCGCTCCGCCTATCCCCGCATACGCGGGGAGCACCGTCCGGTACCTCTGTCCGTGGGGACATCCCCGCATACGCGGGGAGCAAGTACCCGGAGGTACCGGACCCCCACAAATGTGGGGAGGAATGAACACCCCACTAGTGTGGGGAAGCGAAACTTGACCCGTTTCGGGTCACCCCCACGTGCGTGGGGAACCTCCGCTGTCGCGAAGGATGGCTCCAGCATAACCGAAGCGCCACCACTCCGGAAGCGGTTTGGAAAATCTACTGTTTGCCCTGATCGTCACGTAAGCTACCGTCGGTGCCGTCCGCAGTGATCTCGCGCGGCATCACCGCTCACCCCCGGCCAGCATGGTGGCGAGCACCCGGCCGCGCCGTGCCCGCGTGTCAACGCCCCAATCCTGGTTGGCCACCTGCAGCAGGTGCATGACCGCCGCCGGGTACGCATCCGCCGACACGGTGCCGAGCCGGATCAGCTCCGGCAGCCCACAAGCCTCCAGCTTGAGCTCGGCGATGCGCCGCAGCCGCAGCGCGAGGTTGGGGATGCTGTCCGGGCATGCAGCCTGGTCCACCGCAGGCCACAGGGCGCTAATGTACTCCTCCAGCAGGGTGGACCACACACCCCCGCCATCAACGGCTGCGGTGGCGATGTCGCGGGCGACCAGGTGCGCCGCCAGCAGGGGGACCCCCACGTAGAGGGCGGCGTGCCCGGTTGCGCCGAGCGACCGCCCCAGGCGGGGTGCCGCGTCCGCGAAGACCCGGCGCGTCAGCTCCACGTCACCGGATCCATGCAGTGCCGCATCGGCGAGGATGGGGCCACCAAACCACCACACATGATCCCGCGTGGTGGCCCCGTAGGGGTGAGCCCACGCGGGGACGCGCTTGAGATGCTCACGCGCCCACTCGAGATCGTCTTTGATAGCGTCTACGACCGCATTTACAACGTCAAAGTAGTGCATGAATCCTCCTAGGGGTGTGGCCCCCGGATTCCCGGGGCCCTCCTCCGTGAGTCGGCTGGTGCTGTGTGCAATCTGAGTATGACATGCGTTGTGTGTCAATGCAAGTCCAGACACAACAATGGTCAGGGCCGCCGTCAAGTCGTTCGGATGGACGTACCTCGTCCCAAGATGCAGTCTGATCAGCAGCACAAGAAAACCCGAGCCGCGGAAGTAGCTGTGTATAGTCAGGTATCGTCAGGCATGCCCGGCCTTGTCCCCCACCGGGGCCGGGCGCTCTCGCCAAGGAGCCCCCATGGCCAAGAAGAAGGGCATCCCGGTCGTCTACATTCCGATCCTTCTGGTGGCCGGATGTCTCGCTTCAATGTGCGGCGACGGCGACACCTCATCGATCGTGGCGTCGTCTCCTTCCCCCACCCCGCAGGTGATCCCGAACGTCGTGGGTAAGACCGTCGCCCAGGCCGAATCCGCCCTCGCCAAGCAGGATTTCTGGGTTCTGACGGAAGCACTCGGTTCCTACTGCTACGAGAAGACAACGTGCCAGGTCATCAAGACCAGTCCGAAGCCGGGCTCGCCGGTCAAGTCGGAGCGTGAAACGGTCCGGCTCTACTACATGACCGACGAGGAGATCCGCTTCTACCGCAAGCACAGGACCATGCCCAACGTGCTTCGGTGGGATGCCGACAAGGCGGATCGCTTCTTCGACCCCATCGAGTATTTCGTCAGGACGAACCCTAAGCAAACAACTTCTGTTCCTGCCGGAAAGTGGCTGATCATCGCTCAGTCGCCCAAGCCTGGTGCTCGGATCAAGCTCGGCACGAAGATCACGCTCACGGTCGGCTACAACTACAGCACCACGACCGGACGCAGCAGCTACGACGTCGACAGCAACTGGAGTGTGTCCAAAGGACGCAGCAGTATCGGCGGAAAGATTCGTCGCAAGACGAGGTCCTACTTCCGTCGCCTGTGGTGACAAGGAGCTAAACCGTGGCCGTCGTACGTGAGGGCGTGTTAGCCACTTGCTGCCATTGCAAGCAGGCGATCGTCTCCGGATACACCCCATATGGGGTCATCTGGTTGGCGGTCAAGAAGGACCCTACAGGGAAGCTGAACCGGCGGGAGTGTCCGAAGCACCGGCTGCTACTCATCCGAGCCCTTGGCGACCACGAGCCCGAAGAAGAGGAAGCGGAAAGAGCCGCCTACCAGGAGTAGACCTGTAGGACCTGATAGCACACCAGGGAGTTGCCATGTCTCAGCGGACCGCCGCCTTCGCCGCGACGTTATGCGTGGCCGTGGTCGGCACCGCCGCCACCACGTGGTACCTCGTCCGCGGCTCTGCCGAGGACACCGCCGCCTCCGCCGACGGCCGCGCCAACCTGGTCGTCGCCCAGACCACCCCGGCCACGGCCAAGCTCAGTAAGCCGGTCCAGCCGCGCACCGAGGCCGCAGCGCGTCAGGCCGCCAAGACCGCCCTCGACTCCTACGCCGCCGGAAACTATGCGGCGTTCTGGAAGTCCTGGGACAAGGAATCGCAGCAGGTCGTCAGCCTCCGCGACTACGTCCGGCTGTTTCAGATGTGCAAGCCGATCGCCGAGGGGTTGCGGTTCGACATCAACCGGGTCGACGTGACCGGCACCACGGCTACCGTCGAGGTGACCCGGCTCAACATGGCGTTCACCTACACGCTGAGCTACGAGGACGGCCGGTGGCGGTTCGTCCTTCCCGACGAGAACAAGACCCAGTACAAGGGGCGTACCGTGGAGCAGATCGCCCAGGAGTGGAAGGCCTCTGGCCGGTGCGCCGAGTAAGGGAGGTATCCGGGTGAGCCTTCAGTTCCCCCACCAGCACGCCAGCGAAGTTGAGGCCTTGCTCAACCGCGCCAAGTACCGCGATCTCACGACCGAAGAGAAGCTGCTTTTCGCGACGATGGCGGTGGCGCAGTCGAATCTCGCCGTCGCGTCGGCGATTCAGCAGCTGGGATCGGAGTTGGGGACGATTATCAGCCTGCTCGAGAACATCAGTTTCCGGCTCGAGGGTATCCGTCAGACCATGTTGCACGGGTGACAAGAGAACCAGGTAATAGCCGCCGGGCGGCTCGGGGAATCACCTCTCTGCCGCAATCCCTACCAGAGTGGCCAGAGCGTAAAGAACGTGCAATAATAGGCGCAGTAACCGCTCAACGGGTGTGGAGGTTCCGTGCCTACGGAGGTTGTGCTCAAGGCGTACAAATTCGCCTTGGCTCCCACAAAGGCGCAGGAGGAGCTGCTGCGCCGGTACGCTGGCGCGGCCCGTTGGGCGTACAACCACGCCATTGCAGAAAAGATCAGGGCGCACCAGGAGTATCGCGCCCAGGTGGACGCGCTGGTCGCCTCCGGTATTCCGGAGGACGAAGCCCGCAAGCAAGTAAAGGTGCCGTTGCCCACCAAGCCGAGTATTCAAAAGGAGTGGGTTCGCACTCGCGGGGACTCCCGCAAGGGGATTGACGGCATCTGCCCGTGGTGGTGGGAGGTCAACAACTACTGCTTCCAGAGCGCGTTCACGGACGCTGACGCGGCCTGGAAAAACTGGCTTGACTCCCTGCATGGCAAGCGTGCTGGTCGGCGGATGGGTTACCCCCGATTCAAGAAAAAGGGGCGCTGCCGCGACTCGTTCCGGATTCACCACAATGCGAAAGCGCCATCTATTCGGTTGACCACCTATCGCCGGTTGAACATCCCCAAATTTGGCGAAATCCGCATTCACGGCTCCGGCAAGCGGCTGGCCAAGATGGTGGCTGCGGGCAAGGCGGTAATCCAATCCGTGACCGTATCCAGATCAGGTCACCGCTGGTTTGCCAGCGTGCTGTGCAAGATCACGGTCAACCTTCCCGACAGGCCAAGCCGTCGGCAGCGCACCAACGGCACGATAGGCGTCGACATTGGCGTGATCCACGCCATGGCGTTCTCCAAGCCGGTAGACCTGAAGGATGGTAAGGGTCCCCGGGATGTGGTGGACAACCCGCGCCACCTGAGCGCGGCCATGCGGCGGCTCAAGCGAGCCCAGCGCGCCCTGTCCAGAACCCAGCCTGGCAGCAGGCGGCGCGAGCGCGCCCAGCGAAGGGTAGCCCGTTTGCACGCCCTCGTTGCCCAACGGCGCGCCACCTGGCTGCACCACATTTCCAAGCGCTTGACCACGAGCTTCGCCACAATTGTTATCGAAGACCTGGATGTTGTTAACATGACCAGGTCGGCGCGCGGTACGCGTGAAAACCCTGGGCGGAACGTCCGCGCCAAGGCTGGGCTCAACCGGAGCATTTTGGATGTTGCCCCGGGAGAATTCGCGCGCCAGCTCGATTACAAGGCGTCCTGGTATGGGTCTAAGGTTCACCGCGTGGACCGCTGGTTCCCATCCAGTAAAACCTGCTCGGTGTGCGGCTGGCAAAACCCAAGCTTGACGCTCGCCGAGCGGCTTTTCAAATGCGACCATTGTGGTACGGTCATAGACCGGGATATTAATGCTGCCCGGAACATTGCCGCACAGGATTCCGTCGCCCCCGACGGGGGGGAGACGTTAAACGCCCGTGGAGTCCTGGTAAGACCTGCTGGCTCCGGCCAGTGGGCGCGGGACGGTGAAGCGGGAAGGCTCCTTCGGGAGTCACCCCAGCGGAGTGATCCGCTGGCCTTCCCCGCACTTCAGGAATTCGGCGGACGCGGCCCGTAAACCCGCAGCTCAGGAAGGGTCCGCCCCACGCGTGCGGGGAAGGGTCCCATTGGCGCCCGAATCGCTCAGCGCTGATGCCGTCCGCCCCACGCGTGCGGGGAAGGGTCCGAGGTTCGTCTCGCGGAGGTCATTCTCGACTTGTCCGCTCCACGCGTGCGGGGAAGGGTCGAGGTGCACCGCTGCCGAGCCCGAGGGCCGCCCTGGTCCGCTCCACGCGTGCGGGGAAGGGTCGGCTATGGAGGTGATCCGGGAAGGCGGTTCGCCGTCCGCCGCGTGCGGGGAAGGGTCCCAGCACGGATTCCGCTTCATCGCGCAGGGCCACTACGACCTGCGGCGCGCCTGCTCGGATCTCGGCGTCGAACTCATGTAGGCCCAAATGGTGAAGGCCTCCGCCTGCGGCGGAGGCCGACGCTTTTTCGGGGGAAATCACACAAGGCCGCGGTGGACGACGGCCACAAGGAAGTCGCTGGGGACGTACAGCACGGTGCGGCTACTGTCGAAGGGCTTCCACTGCCCGAACATGCCCTCCGAGGCCGGAGCGGCGACGAGGCGGATCACCGCCGACGAGGGGCGCTCGTGGGCGGTGATCCGCGCCTCCGACGGCTCCTCGATGAGCTGCTGGTAGCCGCCCGGGAGGTGGATCACTTCACCGGCGTCCACGTCCGTCACCGGACGGTAGATCCGGGTAGCCGAGTGGCGGCTGGTGGAGTACATCTCGCCGCGGGAGGTCCTCCTGAAACGGACGTGGATCCCGGCGCCGTAGCGGACGACGGGGACCCCATCCTCCAGGACCGCGGGGATCACGTCCACGTCCCAGGTGTCGGCCACGCCGGACGTCAGGTACTCCTCGCGCCCCGGCATGACGTAGCCGACCCAGACCCGCCGGTAGCCGTCGAAGCACTCCCACGGGCCGAGGGCGACGATGGCGGAGTCCAGCCCAGCAGTCTCGGCGAGATGGTCCCCGACGCGAATCTTGTGCGGGTAAACCAGCTCGCCGCCGCTGGCGGCCCTGCCGCTGGTGACCACGATCTTGTGCTCGTCGCAGTACCGGTACACGACACCCTGCTTAGTGATCTCGAAGGTGGGCTTCAGACCGCACTTGGAGCACGTCGGCGGAGGCGTAGTGGCACCGGGAAACTCGGGCTTCAGGCCGAGTCGTTTTGCTGCGAAGCGGACGGCCGCCGCGGCCAGCTCCTGAGGCCCCCGGGACTCGTAGTAAATGTACGGCTGCCCGTCGATGTGCAGGAACGGGGCCTGGTAGTCGCGGACCGCCTGCGCAACCCCCGGGTGGTCGGGGTACTTGGTCGCCTCCAGGTAGGCGGCGTTCAGCCGCCGCAAGTCATCCGTGAAGCGGTAGGCGGTCGCGACGCAGTCGTAATAGGCCTCATCCAGTAACGGGTGGGTGGTCGCCTCGCCCATGGTTCTCCGATCAGTCGTTCTTCTTCCCGAGATGCGGTAGATGGTGCTACGGCTGAGCCCGTTGACCGGTAGTTTGGCGGCTTACCCCGGCCTGAAGACCTGGGCTTGCGCCGCCAAACTACCGGTCACCTGTGGTCGTCGCAGTACCGGTAGAGAATCCCCCGCTCCTTGATAGCAATCGTCGGCCGGGCGCCACACTCGAAACACGTCGGCGGCGTCATCATTGGACGACGCTCCAGCGGCTTCAGCCCGATCCCCTCAGCCACGGCGCAAACGGCCAGCCGTACCGCGTGCTGGCACCCGGTGACCGTGCGGTCCCAGCCGTTTCCGACATCCGTGTACAGGTACGGGTGCTGGCAGTTGAGAAGGACCTTGGCCAGCTCGATGTTGTCGGGATACCTCGCCGCCTCCAGATACGCTGCCTCCAGCATCCCGAACGCCCGCTCGTCGCCGAACAGCTCCTTGCTGCGGGTATAAAAGGCGTCATCCAGCAGCGGGTGCGAGACCACAGGCGGAATAGCCTCCGCCAGCAACTCCTGCTCCCGGTCGGCGGTGGTGGTGTCGTTCATCAGCTCACCTTCTGCTTTTCTTTAGCCTTGATCTCATCCATTACCTGACGCAGCTCGCCCCACGTCGTGACGGCCCCGACCATGCTCTCCTGGCCGTCGGGGACGTAGACGACAGGGTATCCGCGCGACCAGTTGACCGGGTGCTGCAGTCCAGCGTCACCGAGCACAGACTTGAGAGCTTCAAGTCTGTGGTGGAAGCAGGTCTCGGGCGACATTTTCTCCGTCACGGCCCCAATTTTACCAATACTCCCCCGTCAGTGCAGCCCCTCGTCGCCGATTTTTCCCCGCAATTTTCGCCTCGCGAGTTCTGACATGGCGGGTTAAGTTGGGAAGCGAATTTTAGGAATTAATTTCTAGCTGTGCACGGCCTCTGACCTGCTCTGCAAACACCCCTCCCCGCGTTAGCAGGCGTCTGCAAACACCCTGCAAACACCCGTCCGGCCACTGTTTTGTAAATAGGGCTGTGAGCCACGTGAGAAATCAGGCCCCCTACCCTGAGTAATCGGCATTTAACGGTGGGTAGGGGTCGCGTTTTGTCAAGCACAAGTTGGTAACGATTGAAAATTTGTCGCCGACCTACAACATCACGCTACGCGAGTACCTGACGACGCCCCGCTATTCGGACATACCCGGGCATTCCAGGCTTCCCCATAAATGAGGAGTGGATGAGTGGCTGTAGGCCTATGACCTGCAGAAACACGCTAAGCTGTACAACTATAAGTTATAACGACTCTTTTCGTACCTATTTTGACCTGCAGTTTTGCAGGCCCGCCGAACGGGGGCCGTCGACGCCCGCGGCCGTTGCGCAGAGTGACTGAGTCAAACACTTTTTGTGTTTTGTGCACAACCACAGTTGACAAACCGGCCACTGTCGCACTCGTGATCATGGTAAAGCGGCCCTACACCCTGATTTACACCACTACTGACTGTAAAAATAGTTGGTCGATTCGTTAGCCTCTAGCTAACACCTAGCTAACGTTAGCTACTAGCAAACAGCCTGCAAACATCATAACTTTAAATTAATGACAATTCACGGACAGTTACCATACGCAGTGCCACGCGATAGCAACCGACAGTGACTAGCCACGGCGACTAGCCACGGCGACTAGACCCTCGACCGGGACCGGGTACACCAACCTCGACCGGTGCCTACATGGCTATAGAGGGGACAGTGTAGGGCATGACGTGGTAAGCCCCGAATTTGGCGCCCAATTTCAACACAGAGAAGCGCAACCGGTACGCCAGAATAGGGACACGCGGGTATGGGGAGCATGTCTCTATAGGGCATACAGGGGCGTGCAGGCGCGCCGATTGCCCCCGAATTTTTCGCGCCGAGTACGCGCGCGTGTCGGCACAACAAAAGAAGGCCCTGCCGAGTATGGCAGGGCCCTACGAAGGGCTACCGGACGCACCCCTCACGCGTGCGGTAGAGGACCGCCAACCCCCGTCGACGCCCTCTAGGCGGTGGTGGTGGCTTGTCATGCCCCCGCCTTTGGGCGGGGGCATGGTGCTTAGCGGAGAATGCCCCGCTTAGCGGTGATGACGCCCACGTCCCAGTGACGCGGTAGCGTGCAGGTCTTACCGGACTCCATGGTGAGCGTCACGGAATCGCCGCACACATTCACGCGCGCCACCACGTCGTACAGCTCAAGGCCGAAGGTGAGCGGCCCCACGTGCTCGACGGCCACGCTCACGTAGTCGCCGCTAGCGAGTCGATGCGCGTACACGAAGTCGTCCACGATTTCGCGGTCCTCAGTCTCCATGTCCGCAGACACGGACACTCGCGTCGAGGTGATGCATAGCGCATCACCACTAATCTGTGGGGCATCGTCCCGCGTGAGGAGTGACAGCATGTCGTACATACCACGAAGGAAGGTGGCGTTACGCTCAGTGAGCTTTCCTCGACGGTGCAGCTCACGCCAGATAGGCGTGAGCACCCACTCGGCAGACACGAAGTCGCGCGTACGGCTGATCAGCTCATAAAGCGCGCCCATGTAGTAGGTGGCGGCGCTGACATACGCAGTGCGGCCGGAAAACACCGCGAACGTAGCAAGATCTTCACAGACTCCCACGTGCACGGGAGCATCCTGAAGCTGACCCATGTAGCCGTACGTGAGCTTACGCACCTCCGCAGTAATCAGCTCGACAGTCTCGCGCGTGATCTTGATGGTGGTCATGTCGCCCCCTCTATCTCGCGTGCCTGAGTGTATGCGTCCCTAGTATGGCACACACTGTGTGCCGACCGCAAGCGCCGCATATGCACTGGTCATAAGCCGTGTCGGCCCCCGGCCGCACCGTAGGCATAAAAAAGAAGCCCTGCCATACTCGGCAGGGCCCAGTGGTAGGTAGGGCTCACGCCTCCACGATGCCGTGGCGCTCCCACTCGGAGGGAAGGAAGCCGCCGCGCGTGAGCCACGAATCGAGCGCCTCGACCAAGTCGCGTACGCGCTCAATATCTGGATCCTCCGCGCTAAGCTCCAACCGAAGCTCACGCAACGCCATGTTCGGGTCCATGCCCCACTCCCTTCTTGCTAGGTGGACTAAGTGTGTGGTGGTGATTGGCTAGGGCCCGAATTCTCGGGCCCTAGCTAGCTAGCTAGCTAGCACCGCTCACGCACGACGCCGCCGCGCGGACCAGTGCACAGTCGCCATGCAGGGTAGGCCTCAGGGTCATACGGGCGGTCAGCGGGCCAGAGAAGCATTGAGGCGTCCGACTCAGCGTAGGCACGCACGCCATACTCCGGCGCGGTGTTGACGTAGAGGAAGTCGACGTACTCGCCGCTCATCCGGGCGCGGAAAGCCTGCACCGCGGCGGTGATAGAGGGGAAGCGCTCGAGGTCACGGATAGGGTCAGTAGTGTACGCGCCGCCACCGTAGTACAGGGCCCAAACCTGCATTGTGTACCTCCAATCAAGTCGAGCCGGTGAGTGTATGCGCCCCTAGTATGGCACACACAGTGTGCCGACCGCAAGCGCCGCATATGCACTGGCCATAGGTCATGTCGGCCCCGGCCCCGGCCGCACTGGCCGGGATGTCGGCATCGGCCGGGATGTCGGCCCCGGCCCCGGCCGCACTGGCCGGGATGTCGGCATCGGCCGGGATGTCGGCCCCGGCCCCGGCCGCACTGGCCGGGATGTCGGCATCGGCCGGGATGTCGGCCCCGGCCCCGGCCGCAC